ACCACAGGAGTGGATATCCAAATTTCTTACCAGTATTCTTCTCGAGCCAATCACCAAATGTATATGGACTTTGTTCTGTACCAGACTCGTGGAAATCGTTCGCATGAACGTCCCAATTAATATTCTGAGAAAATCCCTTGTTTGCAATTTGATAATTCCAGCGCTCGAACCACTTTTGAACCATTTCGAAAGTGGCTTCAATTTCAAGGTGCGGAAATGGATCAGCCTGGAGGAAATAGATGTGTTTTGGGAGGTTGTCCCACTGATCAATTATATGAGTGAGATATGTATGAGCCTCGCGACCGACATTTTGAAGAGTCTTTATTTGCGACTCTGGGACGCCATCTACGCTAATGTGGTCTGGACCTTTATTATAGATCCAGACTGAGCGGCGCTGGTCAGGGGTCAGACAAGTATCTAACCAGTCGAGGGACTCATTGTAGCGAGAAATAACTATGTTCATATTAGAATGTAGAAAGACATTTCTGCCCACGGATCTTCGCGGGCTCTTGAGCGCTTCCCCCCTCTTGTGCCCACCGCCTTGCTCGGGTACTTGGTGGCAAACTCCTTCTTTGGTTCGTCGTACCAGACCCACTTGTCAATACCGCGATCGCTATAGTATTCGTCCGAATACAAGAGCACCTCTTCAACATCATCTGAAGAGAGGTTCTCACTCTTCAGAAAGCGGTACGTACGCTCAAGCATGAGCACCTCGCGCATGAGGTGCTTGAAGCGGTACTTGCGGTACAGATCTACCACCTCGAGCTTACTGAGGTCCTCCGCCTCATCCAGAAACTTCATATAGATTTCTGGTTCCATGTCAAGTTCCAAGAATTCGAGAGCAAGCCACGTGACACTTTCACTGTCCTCCTCGTTTTCCAACGCTTCACAATCTTCATCAATAAGCTCGGTCAGTTCAGTGACGCGCTGGCTAAGTGCATCGCTGTAAATATCAGCGCATCGCCCTTCCCAGGCATCCTCGTTCCACTTATTCTGCAATTTATGAAACCCTCGGAAATACATAGGGCGCCGGCACATAGGACACCCTGTCCCTGTTCCCTTGAGGTACCACGTCTTGATGCATCCAGCGCAAAATTCATGAGAGCAGCAAAGTTTCACAAAAGGTCCAGACTCGCCATAGCACACAGAGCATTCACGGTCGCAAGACATTTTGGAAGACTTGATTCTTACTAGAGGCTGAGAGTTTAGCCAAAGACATCACACGAAATTTTTTCACGCGGCACTTAAGAAACTAATTCTTAACTAAAATTAAGAATGAGTATTGTGCTCTCACCCCCCATCGTAAAACTCTCAACACTTCGGAGAGATAAAAAATACTTTACTATTCAGTCAAGTCCAAACCATGTTTTTACCCTGAATATTGAAAAAGAATCACGTAAATCTATCGTAGGATTTAAAAAAATGGACGACGCTTTACTCATTGGACAAATGATTGAGACTTATTACATTCAAGAAAATGAATGGCCGGATACAAGTATTGTCGGTCAACTAATTTTGCCTAAATCTCGTGTTGATATTCTTAGACATTTATACGTTGAAGAATGGAATTTCGAAGATTTGAAATATGAATGTACAAAAAATATTCTTGATCTTGTTTCTGTAGAACGACTTATTAACAAGAAAACTGGTTATACATTCAATGGAGATCAGTACAAGTTTAATACTTCAACTGATTTTTACATAAATAGATTTAATGAGCTTTACAAAACTGATTAGAATATTCCCATAGGGTCAAAACCCTCTGGAAGTTGAATATTCGAGTAATCAAAAGCAGGCTGTGGTGGAGGTGGTGGCTCAACAGGAGGAGGGGGAGGGGGATCGTACATCCTATCGTCTTTACCACGTCCTGGACCTCCTCCACCAATGTTACACGACGCTCCTGTACCCGTACATCCCTGCATTTGAGTCAGATCTTGTGGACAAGAAGCTCCGCCATATTGGGGTTGTTCTAATATGGATCTAGAACGCGTTTGAAACCCAGCTCCACACTCGACTGAACAAGAACCCCATTCACCCCAATTACTAATAGAACATCCAATGGGCGCCGGTGGGGCAGGTAGGGGAGGTGGGAGAGATGGTGGAAGTGCGGGAATAGCCACTGGAATCCTTGCGGGAATAGTTGCGGGGATAGCTGCGGGAATCACCACGGGAATAGCTGCGGGAATCACCGCGGGAATAGCTGCGGGAATCACCGCGGGAATCACCGCGGGAATAGCTGCGGGAATAGCTGCGGGAATCACCGCGGGAATAGCTGAGGGAATAGGAGCCATAGAAAGACCAGATGAGACTGGTGAAGGACCTGGTGAAGGACCTGGTGAAGGACCTGGTGAAGGTCCCGGTGAAGGACCTGGTGAAGGACCTGGTGAAGGACCTGGCGAAGGACCTGGTGAAAAACTTGGACCACTTATACACTTCGACCAATTGTTGAAAGACTTTAAAACCATCGCATTTGACATTAACATTGTAGGATTGCACACTGTGAATCCTCCTCTCGCGGGACCTGCTGAAGTAGTTCCTGATGGGCACGACCCTGAGCTAATAGATAAAGACCCATTCTGATCGGATAAGTACGCAAGGTTTGCTGTTAATGGGAGACAGCTTACATTTGAAACAGTATTCGAATAATAACTATATATATTTTGAGCGTTTGAATTAAAGGTTGCGACTACAATCTTAGCTTGAACATCTGGGTTTTTAGCGACGTAAAACCCACCTGCTAAAAACACTACAAGGGTTATAAACCCTCCCAAAACAGATAAGACTAATAAAACTGAAAGTCCTTTTTTCCAACCTTCCATCTACTGTATAAGTTGGAAAATAATCTGGTACCCGTGCCCTAGGATTTTCAATTTGTCTTTATTTTCTTCGTACAAATCGTCTATACACTTTTTGATAGAGCCGTCACCCCATAAATAATCATCAAACGCAAGAAAACCACCTAGTTCAAGTATCTTTAAACACTCGTTAAAATCAACCTTTACGTCATCTATCAGATGACTCCCATCTACATATATGAAATTGAACTTTTTAGTATTTTTGTTATAAAATTCAGAAGAATACATTCTATGAAACATAATCTTTTGAAAATTCTTACTTTTTGATATATTATTTATAAATAAATGCATCGTATCATTTCCTTCCATAGAAAATGGCGTAGTTGGGTCATTTGATTCGAAAGGATCTACGCACGTCAATTCTGCTTCTGGACTATCCAGCATATTATCTGAAAAATAAACTGCAGACGAACCCTCAAATGACCCAATTTCTAATATTTTCCATTTTGCAGATTTACTGGCATTTTCATCAAGTGATACCTTAATTTCAGATGTTCCGAAATAATCGTGTGTGAATACGTAACTCATCCTGTTTTAAAAGTTGAATTTTTTAGGCTGGGATAAACGCCTTTTTTCTCAGAACCGCCTTGGAATAGACTCCGCACAAACAAAAGTGAATATGCGCCCAGTCAAGAGCATCGCGTTGCTCTATCACAATCTTCATGGGGTTCATATTAATCTCATTCACGAGCTTAATATGAGCTGCCGGGTCGTTCAATGACTCAGCCAGGTCAATCATATGAGACAGCCATTCGACATGCTCCTTGTTCATAGAATCAAACGCCTGGATAAATTTACTGGTTATGGACATTTATTAATATATACCTTTAGTTTTTAAGTCAGGCAATAGACCCGCCGCACGCACCACAATAATCTGATTTTTTGCGGAAAAACATGAACCAAATGACTAAGAGGACAAGAATCCAAAGAGCGATGTTCTGTTGCATTTACTATTCATCAAGAGAATCTTCTGACTCTGACCCATCCTCATTCTCTTCATCATCACAATCGTCTTCAAAGTCATCCTCATCGGTTTCATCGTCTTCCTCATCCGACTCTTCGTCCTCTTCATCAGAGTCTGGGACGTAATCATCGTCCGACTCCATCTTTACAAAACCATCATCGACGAGTTTAAATCCTATATTTTCCTCATTATCAGTCTTGAGATATTCGGCAATAGACTCGGGGCAATCCTCCACCTCATACGTCTCATCCTCGTAACGCCAAATACCATCAATTTTGTTTTCTGAGAGGTATTTAATAATCAAAATAACTCCATCCTTTTCAACAATTTTAGCCAGAAGTGGGAGTGGTTTGCGAGCACCCACGTCTGTCCAAACACGGACAAGTGACCCTGCTGAAGTCATATGTCTTGGACAGTTCAAATGTTTTTAAGTATATTTACGCACCTAAGCAAGTGGGGACTTTGCCTTGCGGGGACCGCGCTTGCTGCCCTTGTTCTTGCGAACCTTGCGCAAGTAAGGGTTGGGAAGGAAGTTTGGTGAAGGGCGCACCTTGCGGGGACGACCAACACCGCGCTTGGCTGGGTATCCCTCGAACAGCTCAGTCAGATAGCCTGAGCGCTTAACGGGCAGCACGCGCACACCGCGAACGCGGGGAGCGTATGTACCGCGCTTCTTCATGATGTTTGAACGCTCCTTGCGGTCAAACTTGGGGCGGATAGCCAGGGGAATGTCCATGAGGTTCTTCAAGTACTTGGTAGAACGCTCAGTGCCACCTGGGCTCTTGTGGAACTTTGCCTTGGGGTTGTACACGGCACCGCCCTTGGAAGTCTTGGAAACAAACTTGCCCTGATTGGTCAACAGAATAACGCGACGCTTGGTGTTCAGGAATCCAGTGGGTACAGCAGCCTTCATTTTTATTATTTACCAACAATTTACTTCAGGGATGCAATCAGCTGAGCAAGTGGGGACTTTGCCTTGCGGGGACCGCGCTTACCGCCCTTGTTCTTGCGCACCTTGCGCAGGTAAGGGTTGGGAAGGAAGTTTGGTGAAGGGCTCGCCTTGCGGCGCTTGCCAGCGTCGGCGCGGCGCTTGCGGGCAGGCATGATCTTCATGGCAGCCAGACCGATGCTGCCACCTGGGGTGACCAGGCGACGCACCACCTTGGGGGCACGACCGCGACGCATCACGATCTTCATGCCAGCCAGACCCATCATAGAGCCTGGGCTCACCTTGCGGCTCTTGCCGGCATCGGAGCGGCGCTTGCGGGCAGGCATGATCTTCATGGCAGCCAGACCGATGCTGCCGCCTGGGGTGACCAGGCGACGCACCACCTTGGGGGCGCGACCACGGCGCATCATGATCTTCATGCCAGCCAGACCAATGGGGCTGGAGCGGGCACGGGGACCGCGCTTACCGCCCTTGTTCTTGCGAACCTTGCGGATCTTCTTCTCCAGCTCAGCCACCATGACTGGGGTAGAGGATGGCTTGAAGGTGCGGGTAACATACTTGCCACCCTTGGCGCGCAGCTTGTAGTGCATGACACCTGGCTCAACCATGTGGAGGGTCTTCACCTCGCTGGAGGTCAGTGCGTGACCGAGGACATTCTTCTGACCGACGTAACGGGAAAGGGACATTTGTAATATTGCTAAATATTTTTTTTTACAATTAGCATTTCCAGCGATTGTTGCATCCGAGGCAAGTGACGTATGTAGTCATGGGTTCGTCCGCGCTCCTTGTCTGCAGCTGATAGTAGGTCGTCTTGATCGACTTGCATTTACCGCACTTGAACATACCCACATAGTCCTCGTCCATCTGAGCCTTTGCAGCCTCCATCTGATTTTCTTTTTGTTTTAGTTTGAAAATTGCGTTCGAGTAAAGACCGTTTGGGTCAAGTACATCAGAGGTGTACCACGCCAACTTGCTGGACTCGAGTTCCTTAGACTTGAGGCGATCAACAAGCTGATTTCCTCGCTTGAACTCTGCAATCAGTTGCTGAGCCTTTTGCTTGTATACTTTCCTGAAAATCTTGTTGTCCCACGCCGCCTCCTCACTTACGAATTTTTTGCAAGTCCAGTTGAGAACTGACCGTTCACAATTGCGCGTGAGACCTCCCTCGCCCAAAAACTCGGAAAACTTGGTACGCAAGTAATCGCGGTACACGTGCTGCATTGTGGGAGGTTGTTAATTTGCAACAGGAGGCTCAACCTCAGTCCTTGACATGACACGAAATTCACTTTTTCGTAGACCAACTCCAAACTGGGCGAGTATTTTTAAGACTCAATGGAGTTTTTTCTACTTTCAAATAGTGGGAATTTTTATGAAGAATTGAATTAATCCAACACTTTTTAAATCCAGTTTTTTTCTTCAAATTTACGACACTTACAGGACCATATTTCTGAACAAATTCCTTTACAAGAGTCTCTACAAGATTAGGGTTCGCCATTCTATTTTATATAGACATCTTCGTCTTAAGTGCACTCACGCTTAAAAGGAACGAGTGTATAGATTGTAGACCAAATGTATCCGGTCGTGGTTTGCACCACGACCCGGTGTCCCGTATGGGCCCTACGTGAAAAGTGATTGCCATTGCTGCGCTGAGCGCAAACTTATTAAGGAATTATCATTCGAATGTTCGCGTCAGGGTGTTTCGCGTTCGAAATTTGCTCACTGGATTCATCGCAAATATGGAGACGTCATCGTTCAAAGAAATATACACGGCGGTGTGTTAGGTACTTCGTTTCCATGTGTTATATGTCGCAAAGCTCTCGATAAAATGTCTATTCAGTGGCGCGCTCATATAGGTGAAATATGGCATCGCAGTAATGATATTTCTCCACCAAAATCCAGGCCGACACAAAAACAAAGACATAAATTAAATTTTCGCGACTAACAGTAATGATGTGGCTATTGTCACTATTTATGGGGCTGATTATAGCCTGGATTATAGTCTTAAATGTAAATAAGATGAAGCGCGTTTCGTATTATCAGGCAGCCTTAATTCCTGGAGATTTGTCAAAAATTGACGACTCTCTCGTCGCTGTAGGACTTGCACAGTTTGCACAGGTACCGAGCATCATGGACTCTATCAACAAGCCTGTAGATTACACAGTCCCTCCCCCCGTTGTTATCGAAGGGTCGCTTCCAGATCCAAATTTCACACCACTTCCAGGTAGTATGACCCCAGGACCCGCTTCAGCCCGCCCAGTGTCAAGTCCCATGACAGGTGTTTCGAGCCCCGCAGGTTTTTCGTCTCCAGCACAAGTCCCTGGACCAGCTTCTGCAATGACGCAGATGCCACCATCTCCATCATCTACTACCACCTCAACAATGAGTAAATACGGCTCACAAGCTCCCCAGCCTATGACCATGCCACCTTCAACTACAGGACCTTCACCTGCACCTGGTACTCTTAGCTCGTCGGGGGGGTCTCCTTTCCTTTCCTCGTAATTCCCAAAATGTTTTCAAGTTTAGAGTCTGATCTTTGAAGAGGTTTATTACGTTTGATTTTTAGTGTACTCGTTTCAGTAGTGGAAGTTTCAATTGCTTGCATTTTCTTTTTAGAGCCTTCGTTGTTTGAAAAATTAAAACTTTGACCAGACGTTTCTACCGACCCGCCAATAAAAGGCACGTATAGTTTTTCGTTAGGCCAGTGTACGATAGGAGGTTCGACGAATCCCCCATATTTGCGGAATTCCTCAATACTCATTGTTCCACCAAAACACTTGAGCGCCCATCGCTTAGGAGCTGGCCAACATGGTACACTCTTACCATAAGCCTTTTTCCTCATCAGTGCCAGGTACATTTGCATCTCGCCAGAGCGGGATGTGTTCATGTCGAGCGCAAACGCCTTGGCGCACGGCCACGAGCAGAAGTTGCCCATGCACGTAAATCTATCGAGCTTATCGTCATATCTGATAGGAAGGTGAATACACGGTCTCTGTGGCAAACCGTGCATACACCACCAGCAGAGGAGATCCGTAGATTCTTCTACTTGTTCGCTCATTTACTTAAAAACCTAATAAATCTTTAATAATAGATGAGCCTGCTCTCAATTGACTGTGGAATTAAGAATTTAGCAATGTGTCTCATAGATCAAAAGACGAAACGGATCCAGCGGTGGGACGTATCTGGAGTGCCGCCCATGCACGCAGATGGTATTTTCGCATGCATGATTCGTCACTTGAACGAAAAACCATGGATCCTCGAGGCTCAAACAGTTCTGATCGAGAAGCAACCCGATCGCAACCGTGGGATGAAGGGAATTGAAAACCTTTTACACACCTATTTTTTAGTGAAAGAAAAGCAAGTTGTTATCTGGGATGCCAGACACAAGATTCCTGACGTGGCGGGCGCGGGAAAAGCAAAGTACGCTCAAAGAAAGAAGGCGAGTATAGAAAGGGCGCGCAAGTTTATTGAAGGTGAAATAAATGAAGATTGGATAAAGTTTTTTGATGCACACAAAAAGAAGGATGACTTGGCAGATACGGTCATGCAAGCGCTTTCGTATATTGACAAGCGCCCGGTGGAGCCTGAAGTTCCTGCAAAGCCTAAAAAGCAGATGCCACGAAAACCTACAGAAAATCAGACGCGAACAAAGTACAGCAAGGCAAATTTAGCATATTTGGTGAAGACGGGTGCAAAGCAGGATGCACGCTTTAAAAAGGATCTCGCTCGGTACTACCGCGACTTGGATGAACTCGTGACCGAGTTTGGGCTTTGAAAAGTCCTTTGGACTTTACAAAATCATTCGCTTCTGATTACCGATGCGAATTGATGTGTCGATGTAAATAGGCTCACCGACCATCTTGCAAAAATTCACCTCCTCACTGTCCATCTGAGTAGACCAGATGTAAGGGTAAGGAATCTTCTCGAAAACACCCTTGCGAACCAGCATCCAGTTCATTCCAGTATATTCAACTTGCAGGTACTGGGAGCCTCCAACGATGTCATCAGGTCGCAGGTACTTGCCCATAGGAAAATCTGGAGAAAATTTGAGAATCACATCAAAGTTCTGAAGCGTCTCAGTCATGTAGATACCTGCCGTTATGTTGTGCGGACTCTCCAGAATTTTGAAAAAATTATCACTATTGAAAATTACATCCTGACCAATCCACATAACGGCATCATAATCTTGACCGTGAAAAGGACCCTTCTCAGGTGCGCCTGCTACGCACATCCGACGATCCACGTTTTGAGCAACCATAATCTGGTGTTCCTTGGCACTCACTTGCATCATCAAATCAGTCCATGCCAGGAGAAAATCACGGGAATACGTATGACCGGGGAGGCAGAAGAGAATCTTCATTTGTACTGAAACCACGTTTAAAGTCTCTATTTAGCACACATAACCTCACCAATCTTGGTCCAGGATGAATCTGGGCAATTGTCACCCTGCTTGATGATCGTGGTCGCCTTCCACTGGGGTGCTGGGGCGCCAGCAGCTGGTGCTGGTGCTGGGGACTGACCTGGGGTAAAGTAACTTCTGCCCTTGTAAAGCATGAGGATAACGACGAGAGCAATGAGACCGTAAATGATGAGGTTGTTCATTTTATAATCTTACAAGATATAAATGGAGGACTTTATAATCGCGGCTCTCGTTCTCGTGCTATTTACCGTATTTCTTTTCAAGCGTCAGAGCTTTGCTGATGAGCTGTCCCCAGGATCTTGCACTCCCACCCCAGTACCAGAGGGGCGTACATGTTTTGTCCGCCCTAAAACAACTGTTGCAATGATGTTTCCAGATAATCTGACTTGTCAACAGACGGCTTCGAAGTACCCAAATGCCGTGAGTGCTGGTGCCGGGTGTGAAAAGCACTATTGTTGCCAGTAATTTTTTACTGTTTATATATTAATAATGTGCGACGTGTTGTGGCCATGCGACCAGAGTGCAGCAGCAACAACAAGTTTTAACACGACTTTTAATTCTTTAGTATCATCGACCTCGAACTTTATTACGAGAAATAGTACAAGCGCGAGTTCCTCGGTCCTAGCTTTCCAGTCAGCTGAGGTAGATATCGGCGGTGATATGAAACCTGGGTGTAGTATCAATCTCTCTCAAGTAATTGACATCTCTTCTCAGGTGGGTGTAAATCTTAGCAGATCTACAGTTTCTGATCTTCGCAGCCATATAACAAATGATCTCACAAATGCCGCAAATCAGTCTGCAACAGCAACTGCGACGACTATGGGTGGATCATCATCGACAGCTACAGACACGAGCGTGACCCAAAATATTCAGAATATTGTAAACCAGAACCTCACGGACGAGACTTACTCATCCATGACATCAGAGGTTATGGGTCAGCAGAATGGTCTTGTAAAGATTAAAGGAAGCTGTTACGGTCCTATCCGTATAGATCAGAATTTCTGCGCAAATGTACTTGCGACCAATATTGTTACTCAAATTGCCGAGCAACTTGGAGGTATGGATAGCGAAACAACAACCAGTACCACAGTCGATCAAGACGCTGAGTCCAAGAGTCTCAACCCTATTGCAAGCCTTACAGATATGTTTTCATCTTTCGGAGCCGTTGGAGCCGTCATTTGCTTGATTTGTGTACTCATGTGTTTTGGAGGTGCAGCTTTTCTCGCTTACATGATGTTCGGACCCAAATCAGCTTCCAGTTAAAGCCCGTAAGCAGTCAATGGGACGACGCGCGGAGCCGCCGGTTTGTTACCCCCTCCAAAAATCATTATTCCAATTATAAAACAAAATACGATAAATAAACAACTGCACAAAAGTCCCAAAAGACCACCGCCAGCAGCTAATACGTATCTCCTTTGCGTATCATCTATTGGCACAGACACAGACGCAGGTGTGGGCGCGGTCGCAGGCGCGGGTGAAGTGTAAGACACGGGTCCGCCAGATGACCCTATTCCCACAGGTGTGTTACTCGTAACAGTCTGCTGAAGACCTCCCCCAGGAGTTCCAGTAGTAGCTACTTGAGTACTCGACGCTCCGGGGGATGACACTACAGCAAGGGTCCCTCCTCCAGGTGCATTTGCGTTTGCCTGAACAGCCTGTGCATTCTGGAAACCTTGGTTTGTTGATGGAGCATTTGCTGACGGAACCGTTCCACCGATTCCGATGGTCGTTGAGCAATTTTGGTTAATAGTTGCGCCGGGTGCAACGCTTCCACCCACTTTGACGCTCTGAAGGCACAGAGATATGGATGAATCGCATCTAAGTTGAGTGAGTGGGCTTGGTGGAAGATATGTTGACGTAGCACTTGTCGCTGCGCTCACACACGCCCCGACCGCACAGTTAGGGGTGATGTATGATTTTAGTGTAGCAATTTGGGGTGCAAATAAGGGAGGTGCCACTGCAAAAGATTTAGCAAGGTTGTTAATATCTGTGCATGCACCCGTTGTGTTTCCTTGACACGCGGTGAATATATTTGTACCGAATTGTGTAGCATTATAGCAATCACAGTGGGAAGATGAAGATGTAGGGTTTGTTCTACAAAATTGACTAACAATTCCCGTAGCAAGCAATTGACAATCATTTCCTATGTTTGCCGCATTCTGGAGAGCCCAACTGTTTATAATAGCCCGGATCGTAGTATTGTCCGCCCACCCACTTGGATTTTGTGTCATACAGTAAGCCGCAATCATACCTTGAGCAGATTGTTTAGCCACATTTGTAGTTCCACCCGTAGCGACTTGTTGAACAATCGCCAGATATTGACTGTTATTTACCCAGCCTCCGGTTGGATTTTCACTTTGAATTCTAATAACTTGTTGAAGGTCATAATCTCCTCTGGATGTATAAAATCCTACACATGGACCGTTTGCCATATCTGCATAAGTCTTTGGGGAGCACCATGCATCTTTTATGGTTGCCAAATCAGATGCACCGGGTCCAGTGAATGCACTTGTAGCTTGTTGATCAAAAGGATTTGTGACGGTTGAATAAGTGCACTGGAGACGAACACCGCTCACATTGTCAATACCTTGAGCTGCTCCTCCGGTTGCAGACGTATATTTTCCACTTGCAACACGTCCGATATTTGTTGGACATTTACTTGCGGGGTTTGGCTCGGCACAAACCTTCCCGGCAGCGCTAATTCGGGGTTTGCTAATTGTTTGTTTTCGCTCATAGCATACTGAATTATATGTACCGACATCTTGGTACCCATCATCGCATGTACTCTTTTGATTGCACGTCTCTTTGACAGTAAATGAAACTCCAGGTCCCGATGCCATATATGTGGTTGTATAAGTCCCGGTTATGGTTCCTGCGGGTGGTTTGCATGTACCACCCTGATTTGTCAAGCCTTCGCAACACACTGGAGCTGCACAGCCGCTTGCCGGTGACGGTAAAGGCTGATTTTCACCGATGCACCCGTACGTAGGACATTCACAGTAAGACCCTATAATACCGCCTTCGATGGTCTGATCGTAACTATCTACATATGAGTCACCGTACTGATATACTGTAACTTTTCCATCATCCTCACAACTGCGTCCAGGTCGATCAACACACTCACCATAAGCTGCCCTAGTTTCCTCGTATCTTCCATCGTCATACATACCCTCAGCAGGGTAATACACGTAATTTTTTCCCTGAGCAGCACAAATGGCATCTGATGCGGCGGGCGGCGGCGCAACAGATGCTGCCTGCTGAGCTGCGAGGGCATTCGAAGCATCGATTTCTTCTTGTGTATAAACATCCTCGCATACCTGTACATCCTGCTCATAGTCGTAATTATATTCGTAGCGACATTGTTGAGTCGGCATTCTATAATATAAAAAGATTTTTAGTTTAATATAAAATGCAAACGAAAATCCAAAGAGCCATGTACGACTGGGAGGGGCGCAAATACATGGAACTTGAGGGACTCGGTCGAGTCAAGGTTCCATTTAGATACGGGCGAATCATGTGTAAAGTTCTTGGGGACAAGACGGTTCAAGAGATGGGGGTGGGGCTGAATGTCGAAGTTCACATAGATATTAAAACTTGGGAGGGTGTTCAACACCAAGTGCTTTTTTCCATAAAAGAAATTTAAGGTTGTTTTTTAAGTGCCATATACACTATAAATCCTATCAAACATACGAAACCTATGCTTGACATGCATGAAAGGCACCAGCAAATAAAACCTAAAATACCTCCTGATGAACTTTGTTGAGTGGTGGAACTTGTTTCGTTCACAGCTTCCTCGATAGGAATTGCTTGTGAACCCCCAGGAACAAGCTTAATAATTCCTTGAGGATCATTTTTAAATGCAAAACTGGAGTTTCCATTTGCATCAGTATACACAGTTGCACTTGCGTTCATATATGGAAAACTCCAATTTTGAATTGCAGGTACATTCGAAGTTACTGCAGTTATGGGACTATTTAATCTACCTCTGATCATTATACTCCCAACTGACTTAATATATCCAGACTTCTCAGCTTCACCCAGAACATTAGAATAATTTGGATCCAATGGACAGACAGTACCCTGACTCGAAGAAAGAATACACCCGTTTGAAGGGTTAAAGGTTGACATCTTATATTGAGTAAGAAAATGTTCAGTGCTATCACTCGTCAGGGATTTTCAATTTTAGTTCAAAATTCATCTGATATTAAAAAGGAACTCACTGTAAGACCTATAGAGAATGCATTGGGGATTCAATCCCCCTCCTTCAAAGTCTTTAGGGTCGGTAAAGATGGGTCAATTCTTGTCCCGAGGTATTATGGCTGCGAGCGGTTCGGGGTGCCCACCACAGATTCCAGAAAAGATCCTTCTGTTGCTCACGGCATCAATTTTGTTGGAAAATTACGAGAGGCGACACGTCAACCAGAAGCTCTCGATGCAGGAGTTCAAGCCTTTCGTGAAAAAGGCGGGGGTGTCCTCTCGCTACCGTGCGGCTATGGCAAGACTACAGTCGCCTTGGCTCTTTCGGCACAACTAAAAGTCAGAACCATGATTGTGGTTCACAAGGAGTTTTTGGCAAATCAGTGGGTCGATAAAATCAAGGAGTTTTGTCCAGCGGCTACCATCGGGCGAGTTCAGGGCGACACGTTCGATATTGAAAAGGATTTCGTCATTGCTTTGATTCAAACCATGTGCATGAGGGAATTTGAACCTAAAGTTTTTGATTCAGTCGGTCTTCTCATTGTAGATGAGGCGCACCATATCGGCGCTCCAGCTTTTTCTCAATTTATGTTTAAAATTTGTCCACGGTTTACGCTCGGTCTCACAGCCACACCAGAACGGAAGGATGGACTTACACGACTCCTGTACTGGTTCCTCGGTGCCGAGTTCTTCCGTGTTGAGCGGGTCAATCAGGGGACGACGAAGGTTCGGACACTGAAATATGCGTGTGATGCCTTCAAGGAGGCTCCACCCGTAACGCGCTTTGGGAAGATTAACATGGCTGGCATGACTACCCTCCTGACTGAACTCGATAATCGGAACGTTCTCATCGTCAACACGGTTCACGAAGCGCTGAACGAGAATAGGCGCGTACTTGTACTGTCTGATCGGCGTGAACATTGCTTTGATTTACTCAACAAAATTGGCTCTAAGGCTGGCTTGTACATCGGAGGCATGAAAGAGTCTGAATTGAATGAATCTGCTAAAAAGCAAGTGGTCATTGCAACGTTTCAGCTTGCTCACGAGGGACTGGACATTCCTGTGCTCGACACGGTCATCTTAGCAACCCCACGGTCTGATATTAAACAATCTATAGGACGAATTATGAGAGAAACCAAAGGAAAATTGAACGATCCTTTGATTTTTGATATTGCTGACCAATGGTCTGTATTTTTTAGCATGTACAACAAGCGACTCAAGATTTATAGGGAAGGTGGATTTGAAATAGTCGGTGAAGAAAAGCCAATTGTTAAAACTGGGAAATGCTTGTTCTTGTAGGTCCCCTCCTACTTGCGAATTGAATCAACAAAACCCATTAAAAATACCCCAGCTACGAAAAACATGACGATGTAATTACACTCCGTGTTATCCATAACTGGTTTTTGAATGGACGGGATTTCCCGTTTATAGACTGGTGGTCTGTGTGACAACTCATCATTAATTGGCGCGTAAGCCAATCCCATTACTTAATACAAATAATTTATTTAGATAGAAACCTCCTTCTTCTTCGCCTTGGGTCCACGCTTCCTCTTGTCTGTGCTGAGGTTAACCTCACGAGTATCGGGGTCGCCGCCTGCGTCGATAGACACAATGTCGGAGACGGACTCGTCGTCACCTCCGTGATTTCCTGGACGCGTCATCATAGCTGGGGGAGGACCCATCATGCTCATCAAAGAGCCGAAATCCATACCCGGTCCCTTCATGTCACGGCGCCCACCGTCATTCACAGGGGAACCAAAGCCGGACTGCTGCTGTGGCTGGCTACGCTGAACCGCATCAACCATGTTGCGCATCAGGTCTGGGTTTTGCCTCACAACTTGAGAAACGTTCGGCACAGCCGCCTTGAACATCGAGTTGGTCAGGTGGAACATCATTGCTGATCCTCCAACCATCAGCATGAGCTTCACCTCTGGTGCGACATTCACCTTGGTCTTGTATTTGTTGTAAAGGTCCTCGAATACTCCGTCATAATCATCAACATTCTCCATCATATTCTGAGACCAACCGTTCAGCTCCAGGTCGAATGGGTCAAATTTGTCATTCAGAAACTCCAGACCCGTCACGCAAGCCACCAGCATGCGACGCTGAAACTTGACCGAGCGATCAACCTCGATGCCGTACGTCATCCGCTTGTACTCTGTGCGAATCTCATCAATGTCTGAATAAATAGTCAGACGGGCACTGGTTGCAACCCCCTTCTTGGAAAGTCTGGAAATCTTGTTCAGCAGGTCAGCCTTCTCGTCCTCGATCGTCTTGTATCCCTCAGAAGGAACCTGTGGTCCATAACTGCCACCCCCCTCCTGCTGCTGATCATCCTCGTACTCCTCCTCGCCGCCATCATACTCCTCAACAATTGGAGCTGCAGGCGCCGTACGCTTACCAGGATTCATGAACATATCCAGCCCCTCGTCTTGGGAAATACCTTGATTTACTCCAGCTGCACGCTTTGCAAAAGGGCTTGGGCGTGAAGGTCTGGCTTTAAGAGGAATTCTCCTCTCAGCAGGCTGAATAGAAATTTCATCCAGCAGAGCAGTCTCCTCATCATTTAAATTCATAGTTTGTCCCCCGTTAGTTTCAAAAGATACATCAGCCATCCTAATACTTTTAGAGAAATGATGTCAGATGCCTTTAACGCGCCCGAAAATAATATTCATAAAATACAAATGAAGATCAAGTTTGGAAAAATGCTCATCCACGCCATCATCGTTGGTCTGCTCGTGGCTATCCTGGTTCTGGTTGTCCAGGGGAGCAAGAGCGGCTACGAGCCCTCCCCCCTGCTGGTGAATGCCGGTCCAGCCGCTCGCCAGACGAACGGTGACATCTTCTCCCTGAAGGATCGTGTAGACTGTGTGCCAGGTCCCTCGGAGTCTTCTGACTATTACACCGTGGGTCTGACCCCAGGTGGTCTGTGCGGCGGCTCCTCCATGGTCCGTGACCAGATGCGCGACTATACCATTGCCGGCGGCGTCGGCGGTTCCCTGCTGGAGAAGTAGACTCTAAAAAAATAGAAGATTAAAGTAATATGTGCGACACTGAGGTGTACACGATCCGTGTTGATTCAGTCGGTGCCAGCTCAAATGCGAGCTTCGTCGGCTACATGAACATCCCTTTGCGAAACGTCATCAAAGCTGAGATCCTGTCACTTTCATTCCATGGGAATGCCAACACTCCCGTGACTTCATCAGGCGGATATTATCTGAATATTGAGGAACTCAAGTCCAAGTTTAATGACAGAACAAATATTCAATACGGACTTCAGGTTGCAGGAAATATATCGACGGAAGGTGCAGCATCTCTGATCACAGCAAATAACGTGGGACAGCTCGCAACCTCCGTCTTGTTTATTCCAACCCAAGAAGGTTCCATAACGAGTCACCGAACGATATTTACGATAAATGACTTTTTCCCAGCCGAGACTCCGTTTATAGAGCCAATTCGTCAAATTGAGAAATTCACCGTCAACATCTACACGGCGATCGGGAACCTGAATGACTTTGTCGGTGGTCCGACCTACATGACTCTCCGGATTACCTGCTCCAAGCCCAACGTGTGCCTGTACCCTGATCGTGTGGGTTTACCAATCATGTAAATAAATACTAATCAAGTATTAAATGGACTACACAGTCTATGTCGATTCCGATAACAGGAATCAAACCCTTTTTCCAAATTCAAATTCATATACTCTGTACCTGACGACCCCCATCCAGAATATCATCAAGGTTGAGGTTCTTTCGGCAATGTTGCCGAACGTGTACAGTTCGCAGTATCTGACTTTGGATATAACAGAACTCAGGACCCCAAGAAATCTCATCGCCGATGCGCTCGTGAAAACCGTCCCGACTGCCAACGCTTTTTATGGCTCATTTGCCACAATTCCAGTGAAGACGTCTACCAATGCATTCGGAAACATTTACTCATCGTCAAATGTGGTGAATAATGGTGAATTTTACAACGCAAATTACCGAATCCTCCAAGATTTTCCTTCACGCATCGACAAACTGGACCGTCTGACAATCACATGGCGCCAGCCAAACAACGGGAACGTTTTTGTTGATAATAATTTCAGTCCACCTATTGATCTTGGGAGGAACATGTTCATCCTACGTTTCAAAACTGTCCATGTACCAGATGAGGACCCTAGTAGACCACTCAGTCTCCCCCAGCCAGTCCCGTGGGACTCAGGGAACGACCAAAAGATGCAAATAATTTTAATAGCCGGTGCTGCTCTTCTTGGTTTACTCATAATAATCTCGGTAAAAGCTAGATAACCATGGGTGGAGACAGCATCACGAATGGATGCAGTGGAGGTGGAGGAGGATCTACCGTAACTGTCGCTTCCCCAGTCACAGTTACTGTGTATACTGGAAATGTATCAGGAAGTAATGGTGGAGCTGTTTTTGGAAACATTCTCTATGTAAACACAGTAGAAGCTATTACTCTCTCAAGCAATTTACTTGCAAATTTCACTTATGCAAATGCTCTTTATTTTTCAGGAGATGGATCAAATATTTTCAATATTAATGCATCTAGTATAAACATAGGAACATTGAGTAATACAGTTCTTCCAATAACGGGAGTTGTTGCTGGTATATATGGTGGTGCGTCAAACGTTCCTCAACTTATAATTGATCAGTATGGAACTGTTACAAACGCCGTCAATGTTCAGACCCAGTGGATACCCACCAGTCTCTTTAACATTGCCACGGCGAACGGAGTCTCTATCGGAACCTTGAATGACCCCCCAACAGGCTCGAACCTTTTCGTGGTTGGGACGGCAAATGTCACAACCATGAATGTTAATAACCTCTTTGCCAACACAGTCACTATTTTTGGTCTAAATACCCTGAACGTCTATGGAACTTCAAATATGAACTCTGTTTATGCTTCAAATATTTTTGGAAACGCTTCCGGACTTTCCAATATCAGTGGATCAAGTCTTAGCGGAAACGTGGCAAACTCAACCGTTGCCCTGGTGGTTTCACAGGCTTCTCAGCCTAACATCACCAGCGTGGGAACTCTCACCGGTCTGAATATTCAGGGACGTTTGATAGTCTCCAACGGTTCAGGAATTTCAAACATTAACGGGTCGAACGTGACTGGAAACGTGGCAAACTCGACCGTTGCTCTGGTCGTCTCGGGAGCTTCCCAGCCCAACATCACCAGTGTGGGAACCCTCACAGGTCTCAATGTTCAGGGACTTCTGATAGTCTCCAACGGTTCAGGAATTTCAAACATTAACGGGTCGAACGTGTCTGGAAACGTAGCAAGGGCGAACGTTGCTCTGGTGGTTTCACAGGCTTCTCAATCCAACATCACCAGTGTGGGAACCCTCACAGGTCTCAATATTCAGGGACTTCTGATAGTCTCCAACGGTTCAGGAATTTCAAACATTAACGGGTCGAACGTGACTGGAAACGTGGCAAACTCGACCGTTGCACTGACAGTTTCAGGGAATACCCAGTCCAACATCACAAGTCTGGGAACTCTCGTCAAACTGGATGTTTCAGGAGAAATTTCGGGCGACGGGTACGCTATCACAAACCTAAACTCTCAAAACATAAATGGGACCGTGAGAACTGCGGCGTCAGTCACGGTTGCCGGTCAACCCAACATAACCTCCGTGGGGGTTCTCTCAAACCTCAACGTCCAGGGTCTGGCAACCATCTCAAATGGGTCTGGAATTTCAAACATAAATTCATCAAATATTTTTGGGACTGTTTATGCGGCTCAGGTGGTTACCCAGAACGCCCAGCCCAACATCACCAGTGTGGGAATCCTCTCTAACCTAAACGTCCAGGGTTTAGTCATAGTCTCCAACGGTTCAGGAATTTCAAACATAAATTCATCCAACCTGGTGGGTAACGTAGCACGGGCGAACGTGGCTCTTGTAGTCTCAGGAGATGCTCAGCCCAACATCACCAGCGTGGGAACGCTTACTGGTCTGAATGTCCAAGGACTTTTAATAACCTCTGACGGATCGGGAATTGCGAATCTTCGCGCTGCAAATGTGACGGGAACTGTCGCTACAGCTGGTGTGGTTACCAATCCTGCTCAGGTGAACATCACCAGTGTGGGAACCCTAACAAGCCTTTCAGTATCTGGGATACTCACCGCAGGGCTCTTTTCTGGAAATGCATCTGGTCTTTCCAATATCAATTCTTCCAGTATAGTCGGCGCTGTTCCTTTAGCAGATTCAGTTGTAAATGCAGCTCAACCCAATATCACAAGTGTAGGTCTCTTGAGTAATCTGGCGGTGAGTAACTCGGTAACAACGGGTAACGTCTCGGCAAACTCTTTAAGTGTAACAGCCCTGACCGGTAAAAATCCAGTAAATTTTGTGAGTGATTCAGGGTCTCTCCTGATGACCAATACCGGTCGGATAGGTCTCAACATGACAACTCCAACAAGTCAACTCGAGATTGGGGCAACCGGCGCAACTTCTGTCGCAATTAACCTTTCAGATACTTCGATAGGTGCTGGAAATGGCGTGAGTCTCACCAAGGATGCAAGTGAAAATATGATTCTTGCAAATCAAAGTCTTGCCAATTCTTTGATAGTGAATTATGGAACGACGCGTTTCCAAATGTATTCTACGTCGGGGCAGTCACTTCTGGCACCAGTCTACATGGGTCCAACAATTACAACAACTCCAAGCCTCACAACAACTTTATATGTTCTTGGAAATGCATATATCTCAAACACAGTTACAACCACTAATATTTACGCAGATCAGGCGTATTTTTCAGGAATTACTCTCGGTGGTTCGATGTCGGCAACTGGATTTAGCGGAGGCGCCTTCACGGGAGGGACTTTCCAGGGTTCCACACTAAGTGGGACAACAATCACCGCCTCCACGGGATTCACAGGAACCGCCTTTACGGGAGGGACTTTCCAGGGTTCCACACTAAGTGGTACAACCATCACCGCCTCCACGGGATTCACGGGAGCCGCCTTCACAGGAGGGACTTTCAGGGGAACGACCATCACAGCCTCCACGGGATTCACAGGAACCGCCTTTACGGGAGGAACCTTCCAGGGAACGACCATCACAGCCTCCACGGGATTCACGGGAGCTGCTTTCTCAGGAGGAACCTTTCAGGGGTTATCAGGCAATTTACAGACACTGAATACCGCCTCAGCTAATGTCACTTCAGGAAACGTGGGATCACTCAACGTATTCACGGGAGCGAACGTGACTCAAATCACAGTTTCGGGACTTTCTAACCTTTTCAGTGCCAACGCAGTAACCCTGAACACCGCCTCAGCGAATATCATTTCAGGAAACGTGGGATCACTCAACGTATTCACGGGAGCGAATGTCACTCAACTCACAGTTTCGGGACTTTCAAACCTTTTCAGTGCCAACGCAGTGACCCTGAATACCGCCTCAGCGAACATCACTTCAGGAAACGTGGAGTCACTCAACGTGTTTACGGGAGCGAACGTGACCCAACTCACAGTTTCGGGACTTTCGAACCTTTTCAGTGCCAACGCAGTGACCCTGAATACCGCCTCGGCAAACATCACATCAGGAAACGTGGGGTCACTCAATGTCTTCACAGGAGCGAACGTGACCCAACTCACAGTTTCGGGACTTTCAAACCTTTTCAGTGCCAACGCAGTGACCCTGAATACCGCCTCGGCAAATGTCACATCAGGAAACGTGGGGTCACTCAACGTGTTTACGGGAGCGAATGTCACTCAACTCACAGTTTCGGGACTTTCGAACCTTTTCAGCGCGAACGTAGTGACCCTGAACACCGAGTCGGCTAATGTCACTTCAGGAAACGTGGGATCACTCAACGTCTTCACGGGAGCGAACGTGACCCAACTCACAGTTTCGGGACTTTCGAACCTTTTCAGTGCCAACGCAGTGTCACTGAACACCGCCTCAGCGAACATCACATCAGGAAACGTGGGGTCACTCAACGTGTTCACGGGAGCGAACGTGACCCAACTCGCAGTTTCGGGACTTTCTAACCTTTTCAGCGCCAACGCAGTGTCCCTGAATACCGCCTCGGCAAATGTCACTTCAGGAAACGTGGGGTCACTCAATGTCTTCACGGGAGCGAACGTGACCCAACTCACAGTTTCGGGACTTTCGAACATTTTCAGTGCGAACGTAGTGACCCTGAACACCGCCTCAGCGAACATCACTTCAGGAAACGTGGGATCGCTCAACGTCTTTACCGGGGCGAACATTACCCAGCTTTCAGTCACCACACTCGCCAACATTCTGAGTGCGAACATCATTACAGCAAACGTGAGTTTCCTAAATGTCTCAACGACTGCCAACGTAACAAACCTATCGGTCTCATCGAATATAGTTCCTGCAAACTCGAGTGGAAACACCTACCTCACAGGCAACATCATCGTTTCCGGCAACGTATTCTCGAGCATAGGCGCGCCCCTCGGTGCAGGTGGTGGGTACTATTTCAGTTTGCCCGGTGACATTGCGACCCAGACCCCATACACGGGCGCAGTGTACGGCACAACTTACCCCTTGAGTGTCGGAGCCAGCAACGGCTTTACAATCAGCGGCACAAGCACACTCATCAGAGTCTCCACAAATGGCAACTTTCAATTCGTAGTTAATGGAGTTTATAAAATTGGAGCAGTCTTTGCAGGTTCGGACAATATAACTGGTCTCGCACTTGGCTCGAACGTAGCGGACATTCACGGAACGGACCAGGGGTACATGTACCGCTACACGACCCAGATTACCCAAAACCCCACGGAACTCATAGAAATTCCTTTTTATATTTCAGATGTATCAAAATACTATTATCTCGATTTATTTATGATTGCAAGCGGTACTATCAAAGCTACTACAACTTCAACTGGAGGTACATATTTAACAATCACGCCTTTTTAGACGCGTCTTTCTACTATTTTTTAATTTTAAACTAAAATTAGTATGAATTACCTTGAGACTATTGAAAATGAGTTGCACATTTTATGCAAAGAGGAAATTATACATGTTTTTGAGCGAGGAAGAGGGACTTTAGGTCCCGACGGGGAGGCGAAGCCTCCCCTCTCGAGAGCCGCCTACAAACACATGTGTGCTTGGGTCCAGACTAATTTTAGTTTAAAATTGAGTGCCGAAGAGCTATGGGTACAGGCTGAAAAATCATGGGACTCCCTGACTCAAGAACAACAGATGATCATATGGGCTGTGATTATTCAGGAGGAGCAAAATGCATATGATATTTCCCAGGGTCTCCTCGCGACCCTGAATGGGTACCAGTGTTTATCAGGTGTAAAGGCTGCGTTCAGTGATGGAATTAAACGCGTACGCGACCAGTTTATTTCTCAGTAATTAACAGATGGGGTACAGCAACGTCACTGCTGATCTCAATGTATATGGGACGACGTCCCTGAGTGACCTGAATGTTAGGGGAAGTTCTATTCATTATGGAACCCTTATAAATTATGGAAATACGTCACTTGCAAATCTTACAGTAGCAAATTTGTCAGTTACTGGAAATTTCACAGTATCGACAGTGAATCAATCTAACTCACTTTCAGCTAACGCACTTTCAGTGATTAATCATGGAACAGCGACAGCACTTTACGTGAGCCAGGATGCAGGTAATGTCGCTGAGTTCTTGCATAGTGGTAATATTGCTATGGTTATCGACGGAAACGGGAATGTGGCTATTCACACAACGAGCAGTCCGGGGTACGCGCTGACGGTTCTGCAAGGTTCTTTGTTCGATTCAGTGGTTGCTACATCTTTATCAGGAACCACGATCACAGCCACCTCTATCAGCGGGACCAACTTTACGGGGAGCACATTTCACGGAGCCACGTCAATTGCTTCGCTTGCCTTTACGGGAGCCGCCTTCACAGGAGGGACTTTCCAGGGAACAACCATCACCGGTACGACAATTGCGGCAAGTACGGGATTCACAGGAGCTGCCTTTACGGGAGGGACTTTCCAGGGTTCCACACTAAGTGGGACAACAATCACCGCCTCCACGGGATTCACGGGAGCTGCCTTTACGGGAGGGACTTTCCAGGGTTCCACACTAAGTGGGACAACCATCACCGCCTCCACGGGATTCACAGGAACCGCCTTTACGGGAGGGACTTTCCAGGGTTCCACACTAAGTGGGACAACAATCACCGCCTCCACGGGATTCACAGGAACCGCCTTTACAGGAGGGACTTTCCAGGGTTCCACACTAAGTGGGACAACAATCACCGCCTCCACGGGATTCACGGGAGCTGCCTTTACGGGAGGGACTTTCCAGGGTTCCACACTAAGTGGGACAACCATCACAGCCTCCACGGGATTCACAGGAACCGCCTTTACGGGAGGGACTTTCCAGGGTTCCACACTAAGTGGGACAACAATCACCGCCTCCACGGGATTCACGGGAGCTGCCTTTACGGGAGGGACTTTCCAGGGAACAACTCTGTCAGTCTCAGGAGTCTCAAATCTGAACACTATCAACGTGAGTTACCTGACACTAGGCGTCCTTCCTACCACTACTACTTTCACAGTTACTATCGCTAACATTTCTGGTGGAAATAGATATCAGATTGATGGAGTTGACCGTCCCACTCTAAATTTTGTTCGTAATGGAACTTATATATTTGACCAATCTAATGCCACTAACGGTAGCCACCCACTTAGATTTTCTATAACATCTAACGGTACTCATGGTGGAGGTGTTGAGTATACAAGTGGAGTAACATATACCGGAACACCAGGTTCACCTGGCGCATATACACAAATTGTTGTTGATGGTAACACACCAGCCACGTTGTATTACTACTGCTCTGTACATTCTGCAATGGGTCCATTGGGTCCAGGAGCAATTATTGCTGCCCAACCGACCATGAACGTGTTGGGCCTGGCGAATCTGATGACCGCCAATATCCTAACCCTGAACGCCACAACAGCATACCTCTCAACGGCTAACATCGCCTTTGGCAACCTCGTGAGCGCCAATATCATAACCCTGAACGCCACATCTATCACAGCTACAACCTTCACGGGAACTAATTTTAATGGAGGAACCCACAGAGGAGAATTCTCAGGATCCGCCTTTACGGGAGGAACTTTTTACGGAACAACAGCAAATGCGACAATCACTTCGAATATCGCAACTGCTAATATTCTCAATTTGAATGTCTTCACGGGAGCGAACGTGACCCAACTCACAGTTTCGGGACTTTCGAACATTTTCAGTGCGAACGTAGTGACCCTGAACACCGAGTCGGCTAATGTCACTTCAGGAAACGTGGGATCACTCAACGTCTTCACGGGAGCGAACGTGACCCAACTCACAGTTTCGGGACTTTCGAACCTTTTCAGTGCCAACGCAGTGACACTGAACACCGCCTCAGCTAATGTCACTTCAGTAAACGTGGGATCACTCAATGTCTTCACGGGAGCGAACGTCACCCAACTCACAGTTTCGGGACTTTCGAACCTTTTCAGCGCGAACGTAGTGACCCTGAATACCGAGTCGGCAAACGTCACTTCAGGAAACGTCGGATCGCTCAATGTCTTCACGGGAGCGAACGTCACTCAGCTCACAGTTTCGGGACTTTCTAACCTTTTCAGTGCCAACGCAGTGACCCTGAACACCGCCTCAGCGAACATCACTTCAGGAAACGTGGGAACACTCAATGTTTACACATCTGCTAATATTTTTACTGCTAATTTGGTGACTGCCAATATTGCCAACATTTTTACAACAAATATCGTTGGTTTTGTGGGTTCACAATGGACGAGCATCGGAGCGACCTCAATTTACTATGTTCCTCAGGTTGGGATAGGGTCATCCAGCGCACCAACAGCCAATCTTGTGGTGACGGGGAACTTGTATGTAACGAGTAACATAACGACGCCAGTGGCTAATTTGACAACTACAGCCAATATAGCAACTGCTAATATTCTCGATTTGAATGTTTACACAAGTGCTAATATTTTTACTGCTAATTTGGTGACTGCAAATATTGCCAACATTTTTACAACAAATATCGTTGGTTTTGTGGGTTCACAATGGACGAGCATCGGGGCGACCTCAATTTACTATGTTCCTCAGGTTGGGATAGGGTCATCGAGCGCACCGACTGCAAACCTTGACGTGACGGGGAATTTGTATGTAACGAGTAACATAACGACGCCAGTGGCTAATTTGACAACTACAGCCAATATCGCAACTGCTAATATTCTATTCGCAAACGTTGTTACAGGTATTTATTCAGCCGCATTTAGCGGAGGAACTTTCCAAGGATCAACCGTGAGCGGAACAACCATCACAGCCTCGACGGGATTCACGGGAGCTGCCTTCACTGGTGGGACTTTCCAGGGAACGACTATCACCGGTACGACAATTGCGGCAAGTACGGGATTCACAGGAGCTGCTTTCACGGGTGGAACTTTCCAGGGAACAACCATCACCGGTACGACAATTGCGGCAAGTACGGGATTCACGGGAGCTGCTTTCACGGGTGGGACATTCCAGGGAACAACCATCACCGGTACGACAATTGCGGCAAGTACGGGATTCACGGGAGCCGCCTTCACAGGAGGGACTTTTGCGGGAACCACATTTGCAGCCTCCACGGGATTCACAGGAGCTGCTTTCACCGGTGGAACTTTCCAAGGGTCGACTATCACCGGTACGACGATTGCAGCAAGTACGGGATTTACGGGAGCCGCCTTTAACGGCGGGACTTTTGCAGGAACCACCGTAAGTGGCACAACATTCACAGCAAGTACGGGATTCACAGGAGCCGCCTTCACAGGAGGGACTTTCAGGGGAACGACCATCACAGCCTCCACGGGATTCACGGGAGCTGCCTTTACGGGAGGGACTTTCCAGGGATCAACTATCACTGGTACGACAATTGCGGCAAGTACGGGATTTACAGGAGCCGCCTTTACGGGAGGGACTTTCCAGGGATCAACTATCACTGGTACGACAATTGCAGCAAGTACGGGATTCACGGGAGCCGCCTTTACGGGAGGGACTTTCCAGGGATCAACCGTGAGCGGAACAACCATCACAGCCTCGACGGGATTCACGGGAGCCGCCTTCACAGGAGGGACTTTCAGGGGAACGACCATCACCGCCTCCACGGGATTCACGGGAGCTGCCTTCACAGGAGGCACCTTTTATGGCTCATCCGTCACTTCAACTGGTGACGTGGTTGCTTATGCATCAGATGATCGTCTCAAGACCAGACTCGGAAACATCCCGAGCGCTATTGAGAAGGTCAAATCCCTGAACGGATTTATATTTACGTGGAATTATGTGGCGAATTCGTACGGGTACAGCGACCTCGAGCAACATGTGGGGCTCAGCGCTCAAGAAATTCAGGCGGTCCTGCCCCAAGTGATTCGCCCTGCGCCTTTCGACAACGGGACCACTGGAAACAATTACATGACTGTCCAGTACGAAAAGGTGGTTCCTTTGCTTGTGGAGGCGATCAAGGAGCAGGCAAAGCAGATTGAGGAACTCAAGGAACTGTGTGCCACTGTGCTATCCCGCCAATAGGCGAGCCAGCTACGTACTCGGCAAGGACTGAGGTTCCATCCTTTTTGTGGTGACTTCTTCCATTGAAATGAACAAACCAGGCTTGACACGTATCCAGGACTGACCAGCGAATACCCGTTCCAGTCTGGAACATAACTTGACCATTATCCAGACCAATTTTCAAATCTTTGCACCGCAGGAAAAAATCGTGAACATACCCTTGATCGTCGTGATTCAGGCGATACTGGTCCCATTCAAGCATCCTCTTGATTGCCCATGCGTATCCTGCAAATGTTCCCGAATTAGGGAATCGGTAGGGACACTCAGGAACTGCGGGAGGAAACTGGTAGGCGATCCAGGGGTTCGGCCAACAGTACACCTCAGCACTAAAAATTATATCAGCCGCAGTTTCTTTGAATTTTGTTTCAAAATTAGTAAGGTCTGTCCGTCTCTGTACAACGTCGTACCCATCCACGAATATCAAAACTTCTTGGGGGTCAGCTGTTTCCACATATTCCTTGAAAGCTTCAAACTTTGAAAAAAGATCAATGTACTTTTTTCCAAGTCCGATATTTACGTATTCGCTTTTTAGACCAATAATTTGAGAGGGGTCATCTCCAAATGTAATCAACTTCATTACTTTTGAAAACGTCCACTGTCTTCAAGCCATTTTATAAAGTGACCAACAAATGGTTTGGGACCTGTGTGGACGCAACACATCCTGGGATCGATCCACAATTCAAAACCTAATTTGGAAAGTTTATTGGACATGACGTAATCTTCTGAGAACAGAATTTGATTTTCAATTTGAAGATCAAAAACCATACGTTCGTTTTTAACCATACCGTTTGTATAGGGTTCAGAGGATGCCCAGAGTGACACGAATGCTTTACGTGACAGGCGTAGAAATCCCGTGGCAAGTCCCTCAACTTTCATGAGTCCAGTACGCGAGTCCCCCTGGATGGGTTCTACGAGTCTCACGGCATAAACCTCGGCATCGTCAATCTTTTTGCGATAGACACCGCCCACGACATCAACAGGGTAATCAAGCATCTTAAAAATCCATTCGGGATCCCACTCGATGTCATCGTCTATGAATATGAGATCGTCGCACCCGTTGTTAAGAGCACACGTCAACAGATAGTTGCGACTCTTTTGAACGAGGGCATCGCCTGCAGTGTAACACACCTGTAAATCAAATCCACGCAGCATAGCTTGGCGCATGGTATTCAAAAGGGCTATCGTGTATTTCATGTTTACATCCCCAGTATAAGTTGGTGTGGCTATAAGTACCTTTCTCATTGAATAATAATGTGAGTATTCTTTTAAGATGCCAACAGTCACCAATTTTGGTGATTTAGTTGTCACAGGAAATGTTTTCGTATCTGGAACAGGAATAAGTACCTTTGTGAGCGGTCTCACATTGAGTGGAACGGTCACGGCTCCAACATTTACCGGAACTGCATTCAACGGGTCTTCGTTTGTGGGAGGGACTTTCGCAGGATCTACTGTGAGTGGAACGACAATCACGGCAAGCACAGGGTTCACGGGAGCTTCCTTTACAGGGGGGACTTTTGCGGGAACCACATTTGCAGCCTCCACGGGATTCACAGGTGCCGCCTTTAACGGAGGGACATTTGCAGGATCTACTGTGAGTGGAACGACCATCACAGCCTCTACAGGATTCACGGGAGCTGCATTCACTGGCGGGACCTTCCAGGGATCAACTATCACAGCCTCCACGGGATTCACGGGAGCAGCCTTTACCGGTGGAACCTTCCTGGGAACAACTATAAGCGGCACAACAATCACAGCCTCCACGGGATTCACGGGAGCTGCCTTCACGGGTGGGACGTTCCAAGGGTCGACTATCACCGCTACGACAATTGCAGCAACTACTGGATTCACAGGAGCTGCCTTTACGGGAGGGACTTTCCTGGGAACAACTATTACAGGTACGACAATTGCAGCCTCTACGGGATTCACGGGAGCTGCTTTCACCGGTGGAACTTTCCAAGGGTCGACTATCACCGGTACGACGATTGCAGCAAGTACGGGATTCACGGGAGCTGCCTTTACGGGAGGAACCTTTGCAGGAACCACCGTAAGTGGCACAACATTCACAGCAAGTACGGGATTCACGGGAGCTGCCTTCACTGGTGGGACCTTCCTGGGAACAACTATCACCGGTACTACAATTGCGGCAAGCACTGGATTCACGGGAGCTGCCTTCACTGGAGGGACTTTCCTGGGAACAACTATTACAGGTACGACAATTGCAGCCTCTACGGGATTCACGGGAGCTGCCTTTACGGGAGGGACTTTCAAGGGATCAACTATCACTGGTACGACAATTGCAGCCTCCACGGGATTCACGGGAGCTGCCTTCACTGGTGGGACCTTCCTGGGAACAACTATTACAGGTACGACAATTGCAGCCTCCACGGGATTCACGGGAGCTGCTTTCACGGGTGGGACCTTTTCAGGTACTACGATAACTTCAAGTGGAACTATTTCAGGACTTTTTCTATCTGCTGGATCGAGTGGCGTAAGTTCCGTAGGGGACGTGGTTGCGTTTGCGTCTGATGATCGTCTCAAGACAAAACTTGGAAACATCCAAGGTGCTCTTGAGAAGGTCAAGGCGCTGAACGGGTTCCAGTACAAGTGGAACGATTTAGCACAAGGCATGGGTATGGACGATAATATACACGTAGGTCTGAGTGCTCAAGAGGTTCAGAAGATTCTACCGGAAGTTATCCGCCAAGCCCCTGTGAATAACGAATACCTTACAATTCAATATGACAAATTGGTCCCTCTATTAATTGAGGCTATCAAAGAGCTGAGTAACCTTGTTTAATTTCTAATATAAAATTAGATGGAATCAACTCGGCTGATCTTTGCAGATTCAAGAAGCAGAAATGCCATTTTGTATCCTTCCGGAAATTCATACACCTTACACTTAACAACTCCCATAAAGAATGTGACTCGGGTCGATCTTGTCAGTACACGAGTGCCAAATACCATGTACAATCTCACAAACGGTTCAAACGTACTAACAGTAGGATCGTCAAATATCTCTTTAAATCAAGGATTTTACTCAGCTGGCTGTCTCACGGCTGCTATAACTGCTGCTGTGAATAATGCATTTTCTATGAGTTATCTCTCGAGTGAAGGACATTTCTTACTTTCAAATACTAATATTTTCCAATTTAGAATCAATTCATCCGAACTATCTAATCTCATGGGAATTCCTCAGACTACATTATTTACTTCAAAACCGGCAACTTCACTGGATCCGTGCCTACTAGGTCAGTCCATATTCAAGTCGAATACTTTGATTCACATGAATTCAAATGAATACATCTTTCTCGACATTGATGAACTCAAGACACCTAGTCACATCGATGCAAAGGCTTTGACAGGAACGACGGGGACAGTCAGTGGTTCAAACATTAACAGAGCTTTTGCACCAATTATGATGGATGTTTCGTCTGGCGGTATGAAAATTTATCATGAAAATTCAGATTATACGGTATCTGTGGCGTATCCAGAACCCATTAACAGTCTCCAGCGCTTGACAGTCAACTGGTACGATACAAATGGAAAACTACTGAATTTCAGAGGGTCTGATAATCATGCATTTATTCTGAGGGCGCATGTTCTGGAAGATGACGTAAGACGCCTACCACCTCCCCCGCCCCTCCAGGATGTGGAAATTAAGAGAATCGTGGAGGCAATGACAATGGTGCCTCCACCACCCCCAGAGAAGAAAACAAAAATCCCCTGGTTGATTATAGTTTTAGTTTTAATTTCTGTATTCGCAGCCTGGAAAACGTTTAGCGGGCAGTCACTGCGTACACGGGCTGAGTTGGCTCCTGGATCTTCACGTTGAAAGCCAGGGTCTTGATTGCCATGTACACGACGATTGCCAGGAGGGTGGTGAACAGCGCACTGAGGACATAGTACTGACCGCCGTTCTTGCCGACCTGGACCACCTGGGAGATGATGAAGCGCACAACGTCCATCCATGCGATGGCGCTGGCGAACGAGAAACCGGCGACGATGGAGTTCAGGGACTGTGACTCCAGCTGAAGAGCGACACTTGAGAGAAGACCAGACATTTACTATGTGATACGAAAAAAAATATCGGAAGGATCCCAAGGCTGAACTTCATCCTTATCATTTTCCTCTTCTTCATAATCTTCTTCATAGACTATGAATGAGTATTTAACCTTTGGCTCGAGTTCTTCTTCATAAGAGTCTTCTGGTTCCATCTAATTTTCTCTCTGTTTGTCTACAGCGGATTTCAACGCACTCTCTGCTGGACTCTCGGGTTCCCATGCGTCCCATGTGTCTGCACACTCGTTCATCTTATTTGCCATGTCGTCTGACCCTTCATACTTGACCCACTCTGGGTCCTCCTCGTCCTCCTCGTCCTCCTCGTCCTCCTCGTCCTCCTCGTCCTCCTCGTCCTCCTCGTCCTCCTCGTCCTCTTCCTCGTCCCAAACTTCGGGGTAAATTGGACCAATCTGTTTACCAATTACATTGCGGGCTGAGTACATGAGTCCCATCCGCATATCCTCTGCAAGAATGACGTCACGCCCACACGCCTTGGCATAGTGGGCTGCAAGAACAGTTGCAGACTCGAGAACAGGTATCATAATATCTATGGCAGCCTTCTCCATTTTTAATTTTAAACCAAAATTAGTTTTAACTGAGGACTCTTGAATTAACCAAAATTAGTGGAAGTTTGAGAATACCACACGGGCTGAATAATCTTTCACTTCAAGAAAGTTGTAATTTATCATGTAAATTTTGATATATCTACTGGTTGGGCTGGGGGTCAGGGTAAACTGAAAAATTTGATTCTTAATCTGTGTCATGTTCACGGCTCCTGATGGTTCATCATAAAGTTCAGGGTCGATACTGAACGAATACATGTAAAAAATTCTACTGGGTATACGTGTATGATACTCGAGTGGCTGAATTACACGGAGGAAGACGGGGAGTCCCACGTCCTTGGAGATGCGTTCGGTCGTATTGAAATTGAGAATGAATTGTTCGAGTTGTTCGAAAGTTGTGCCGTTTGATGTGTAAGTCCCATTTGTTGTGTAATCGTACCCAAGGGCTGAATCATTTTGTAAAACGAAAAAAAATTCCTTCACTGGATTTAAAAACTCGCCTAGACACTGAACCTGATTAACACCTTGGGGTGCAAAAAATTCTTGTCGCTGGACCTGTTCTATAGGATATATCTGAGGTTTTGACTTGATGTGCGCTATTTCTGCATCAGATATATACGTATATTCCGTGTCTAAATATGCATAAAATGGAGCTACTATATTCACAGATGGAAAGGTAAAGAGTGTCGAGGGATTCCATACGATGCGAAACGTCACATCCTCTTTGAATGCGCAGAGTGGAAGACCGCGTCTGAATACGTAAAATGGCAGAGGAATTGTATAACTTGCGTTTACAGGAACGGGTTGAATGAGATATTTACCAATAAGATTCTGGAGTGCTCTCTGTTTTCCTGTTGAAACTGTTAAATCAAATTTTAGTTCAAGGTATTCTCCGTAAATTCTCTCGACGAGTTCAGATCCTATATACAACTCTACGTATTGAATCATAAGGGTTCCAACTGAATCAAGAACCTGCACTGCAGCACCCAGTGCGGGCGGGAAAACCTTGAGGTACATGTTTGTGATGAGATCACCGGCTCTTGGAAGCACGAGTTCCTTCTCAGAACCAAAAATAACTGTGTTATCGGCTGGAAATTGCACCCTGATTACTCGGGATGAAAAAAGGGACTGACCAACATATTTTTCGACAAAATATGTCACTTCCGGGTCTGCACTCAGATAAATATCTTCTTGTCCGAGGTAGGACAAACTGGCTCTTCCTGCCATTTCTAGTACATTCTGGGATTAAAAAACCAGTCGCACAGCGACTTCCATAGGAACTGACTAGAAATCGTTCGAGTTGAACATGAGTCCGGCGATGCCATCCTTTATTCTTAGAATATTGTAATTTATTCCTATAACTCTCAATTCTTTTTTAGTTGCGTATGACGCTGTATTAAGTTGAATAAAAATATCACGAATACGACTAAAGTTTACTTGACCATAAGGTCGAGGCGTATTTGTCTGATTTGTAAAGGAGTACATGTAAAAGTTTCTGGTTGGATAATTTGTGTAATGGTCGAACGGTTCAATAGAATTGAGGTACAGTGCATCCGTCACATCTGCAGTGAAAGCCTCGGATGCGTTAAAATTCATAGCCAAACTATTTAGATCTGAATAATCATAAGGTGTGGTTCCATCGAGTTGTAGAATAAAAAAGAGTTCACGGATTGGATTTATAAATTCCAGGTTGAAAATTGCCGATGTAAATTGAGGAGCCAACTGGAATTTTTGATACTGACACTGTTGAATTACATAATCAATTTGGGACTTTTTGAACCAATTAATTTCGGGATCGGCTAAATAAACATATTCTGTAATAATTGTTGCAATCAGGGGTTCAATTATGTTATATGTATTTACGGCTGTCAATTCTTGAAGATTTCTGAATGTAATGTGAACCTCGACGTCTTGTCTACCCAATGAAACGAGTGGCAAATAAAGACCGGGATTTTGATAAAAATAGAACGGAAGGTTTGTGAAATAGGTTCTTCCCGGGGGGTAAATCTGACTTGTTGTATCATATTTTCCAGTAAGCAGCTTGAGTCCAGGTTGATTTTCGTAAGGTACATACAGATCATTGTAAATTTCAATAAATTCTCCTGTGAGCGTCTGAACCGTCTGTCCACCAATGACTAAATCTGCGCGATCTATGAGCCATGTCCCGACCGAGTCGTAATAATTATAACTGACCGTGGGAATCACGTTTGAAGCGACGGGATAAACTGAAATGTAAGTATTCGAAAAAATATTTGTGGTTGAACCCACTTGATCAGTTGTTATAGTGATGGGAACATCCGTAGCAGTCTGAGTCACACGATGAGGCACGGTGACTGTAATTTGAGGAAAAAGACCGCCAATGCTAAAATTGTAAGTGGTGGTACCAAACGTGATACTTTTGACGTTATCAGATGACGAAAGTACAGCTGTTAACATGTACGTGGCAATGTTCGAAAACTGAAGATTTCCGGTCGTTGGATTAACTGATATAATTGCGGAGTTTGTTCCCGCTGGAAGACTGTAATTTGTTGTAAAATTCAGGGGGGTATTAGACCCTATGGATTGAACTTGAGCCGAAGGCTGAAGTAAGATGCCGTTGTTGGAAAGCACAGTCTCGTACCCCGTATATGTTTGAGCCCCTATTTGAGTCACTGTGTAATAGGATGTGTTCAAAATTGTTATAGACGATGTAGAATAAATATTTGTGAAATACTTTAGGGTCGTACTTGTTACCACTATGGGCATGCTGAACGCTATGGTAGGATCACGCCCCTGCAGACTCAAGGTTGTGTAAGCGTAATCTGGGATTTGCGAAGTCACGTTCCATACTGAAACATTTGCTACATAATTTTGAGGAGATTGTGCAAGATAAATAACACCAGAAAGCATCCATGTTCCAGGTGAACTAAATATCATCGAGTGATCAGAACCAAGTGTTACCGTTGTGTTTTGAGGCGTAACTATATTTCCAAAAAATGGAACTATATTACTTGAAACTGGTGTATTTGTATTAAACATGTACAAATCATCGACAGGGGTGACTGTCAAGTAAGTTCCAGGTGTAAATTGAGTTACAATAGACGTTGTATTTGCGTAAAAATAGTACGTATTTGATGTGCTTGCTACGACGAAGGGCATCAAAAGAGGCATAGAAGGGTCTGGCGAAACACGGAAATCACAGGAGTAAGCAAATTGAGGCACGATTGGAATTCCGTTTGGGTAGATACTTTCATTTGGATCGGAACCATAAGAAATATTGAGAACTGAACCTGTACCCAATGAAAATGCTGCGCGGACCATATAAAATCCCGCATTTGTAAACTTGAGTCGACCATTAAATGTTACGGAGTAGGTTGAGACCGTGTCCTGATTTGCCCAATTGGCAAAATTTATAAAACTCTGAGTAGCTCCTGGTATAGAATAACTCACGGGAAGATTCAAAAAAATACTGGTTCTTGTATTCACGAGGGGTAACCCTGTACTTTGAATCCAACCCGCCTGTTGAAGGGTAAAATCAGATTGACGAGTTGAAACTACGTTTGAAATGTAGTTTGCAGCCAGATTTGATGTTGAGATACTATTCGCAAACGCATTTGTTAATGAAGTTCCAGTTCCTACTGTATAAACTAAATTTGAAGAGTTTGTAGGAGAAACGGTACCCACCTTGGGGTCGAGTCCCCAAAATACTCCCCCCTGATCCACCTCGAGCGTCGCGCAATTTGAAAAAATAAATTGATTGAGGGCGTTTGAATAACTCACAAAACTTGCAAGAGTCGAAGAAATCCACGAAGTCTGATTGAATGTTGAATAGTATGTGATTCCCTGATATGGAAGACTAAAGTAGGTTCCATTGATGAGTATGTGAGGGTCATTATTTATCGATGCAATTATGTCCCACGCCCAAAAATTACCAGGGTCAAAGAGTGTCGGTAATTCAACTTTGAGTGTGAGCGCTCGTATAAGATCTCCTTTAGGAGGGATCCTACAAATGTTATTTTGACCATAGACAACTTGCTGATTTTGAAATGAAATATCATAGGCTTCAAGTACAAAGGGGGTATGACGCTTATAAACCCCTGAAAAATACGTCACTTGAGGCGAACCCGTGAGATATGCGTCCTGTTGCCCAATTGCAGCCAGCTGGATATAGCCAGCGGACATCTCTAATAAAGGAAAACATTAGTTTCCGCGCACGCACCCGCGTCTCAGCTCACTCTGAATTTTGATCACACAAATTAGAGGATGAGTCAGTTGCAACTCAGGCGATTTGACCCATCAAAAATAGGTGATGATAAGGTTTGTGTTTTTATAGGGAAACGTGGGACGGGTAAATCGACTCTTGTTACAGACATTCTCTGGCACAAAAAACATATACCAGCGGGAATTGCCATGTCAGGAACTGAAGATGGAAATGGACACTATAAACAATTTATTCCTGATCTGTTCGTTTATGGCGAATACAGAAAGGATGCTGTTGAAAAGCTACTCGAGAGACAGCACAGGCTCGTCAAGAGTCTGGGCAAGGACAAAGCCCCTTCCGTATTTCTGTTGATGGACGATTGCATGTACGATAAAGCCTTCATGAGAGACGACTGCATGCGCCGGCTTTTCATGAACGGTCGCCACTGGAACATCTTCTTCATGCTGACGACCCAGTACTGCATGGACATGCTTCCGTACGTTCGCACCAACGTGGACTATGTGTTTGCTCTCCGTGATAACGTCAGGCAGAACCGTGAAAACCTTTACAAAGCTTTTTTCGGAGTTTTCCCGACATTTGATCAGTTTTGTCAGGTTATGGATTCTTGCACTGAAAACTACGAGTGTATGGTTCTTGATAATACATCCAAGAGTAATAAGATTTCAGACTGTGTATTTTGGTACAAGTCGCCTGTTCGCAAAAACTTCAGGGTGGGTGGAGCATCCTTCTGGCAGTATCACCAGCGCTTCTACAGTCCACATGCTGCGAGTGGACCACAGGGATCTACGAGTGCACCGAAACGACGGGGTGAAACAGTCGTAGTGAAAAAGTCGCGGTAGCATGCTCCACTTAATTTCCATTTAAAATTCAATAATGGCTGGAGTCATGACATATGATCCGAGTGTAGACAGTATAATGTCAGCAATTCCTTCACAGGAAATCAATTTAAATGAAGAATTAGCTCGTGCAGCTTTGGAGCGTCAGCAGACGAGTCTCCCATCTGGACTTTCTCGCAACTCTAAAGAAGGTGAAAACAAGGCGGGACCTCCAACAGGTCTTTTGAGAATGCCTTTAAATGCGCCTGAAAAAGATATTGTTGAATCTCAAATGGCATCTTTCGCAACACCTATTGACGATATTATGCCAGGTCCAGGACAGATGATGCAGGATGAGATGATGGGGTCCCCCTATGTTCAGGCGCCCCCTCAGAACGGGAAGGCTTCGGGTGGTGATGATGCACCCAAGTCCCGTAGCAAGAACCCATTCGGTCTCCAGGATGATCAGTACCAGGCGCTACTGGCTGGCGTTGCCGCGGTCGTCGCATTCTCCAAGCCAGTTCAGGGCAAGCTTGGAGATATGGTTCCTAAATTTCACGGTCCATCCGGTGAGGTGTCTCTGACCGGTCTGGCTGTGACTGCACTCATCGCAGCCATCGTGTTTTACCTGGCAAAGAAGTACTTGGTGGATGGACAGTAAGACAAAGTCCGAAGGACTTTAGATCCCCTCGATCTAAACTAGGGACACTACGTGTCCCACTTTGTCTCTAGTCCTTCACAGTATCCCCGCAATAGGTGCGAGTCCCTGTGGGTGTATAAACTCCCGAATCTATCGCAATCTTTTTAAGTTTATCAAAATGTTTCCAAAATTTATCAGTATGATCATATTCCGGTACTGACATGTGTGCCAACTCATGAATCAAAACGTACATTGCCGAATTTACATCTCCTCCATCCAGACAGATGTAAATTTCGTACCCTTTATTCACATTAGAACCAATTGGACCGTTGTCCTTGTTCCAATCAATCATGCCCGTGATGATGGAGGGTTTGCAAACGGGGTGCCAAAGTGGGTCTCCTGTGCGACGCAGAATTTCAAGCAAAATCCAGTACTTGTATTTGAGTTCGCTGAGCATTGCAGGTTCTTTATTCACTGAGACTATGTAGACGAGGACGACAAATAACATTACGAAAATTGGAACATATTCCATCTACTATTACACACTTAGATTTTCTTCCGAAATACAAACTTGGAGTAAAGGTCCGAGATGAGCCCGTTCGGCTGGTCGAGCATGGGTCCCCAGTAAATGAGTTCAAAGTCGAGTTCCTCAAGGCGGTTCATCAGCATGTTGGCATCAAGGAGGGGTTCATCGCGTGCGCCATCCGCATAGAAAGGACCGTCAGTCAGCTTGACTGAAAGCCGCCGCCCACCCTGGTAGATGTCGAATATGTTTCCGAGTCGGTCGATGTAGTGACCTCGCTCGTCGGCTATTTTATTAGCTTGGTGATTGTCTGGGGTTATGCCGATGAGAAGCCCTCCGGGTTTTACCGCACACTGAATCGCCTTGATTGAATTCTCAAAATTTTCCATGATGTAGTGAATAGAAAAGTTGTAGCAGACCACGTCAAAGGGACCTGCAAAAGCCGCCTGAATAATAGTTCCATTCCCCAAAAAAAATACTCCAAAGTTCATTTCAATTGCTCTGTTCTCCGCCTCGGTAAGTGATTCGTCATCTGGGTCAATTGCGAAAACTTGCGCACCGACCGCCTTCCACTTGTGCCAGTCGCCTCCACGACCGCACCCACAGTCCAGAACGCTATCACCGCGGTTTACCCATTTCTGAATTAGTTCTCGCTTGCAGTTGTTATGAAGACGACGAAGAGCTTCCATGGTTGATTCTTCAACCAACCACAACCTTATAAGGTGACATGACACGAATTTTCAAATTTACTGCGTTTTGAACTTAAAAAAGAAATGTATAGATAGTTCAATATGGGTTCTCTTGAGCAGGATTATCTAACTGTTCCAGGGCAGTACTTTGCTTGCATTTCATTTGTCGGTCCAGAGCAGCCTCAGAAGAATGAGAAGCTGGGTATGAAGATTCGTGGGTGCTTTTCAACTCGTGATGAGGCTGCATCTCACGCCAAGCGTCTCCAGAAGGAGGATGCGCTCGTGGACATTTACGTGGTGGACATGTACAAGTGGCTTCTGATCCCACCCGACCGTGACCAGATTGAGGATGTTCACTATCAGAATGAAAAGCTGGAGGAGATTATGACCAAGTATCGTACTAACCAGAGTGCCGCGGCTTCTATGTTCGAGAAGCGCAAGCGCGACATGATGGCACAGCCTCAGCCAGGTCCATACCCATACATCGACCCCTCCGACGAGAATTCCAAGTTTTACACAAAGCCGGATGTGCCTCCCATCCCTCACCCAGCAGAGCTTATCGATGGTCTCAAGATTGAGTTCCCAGACCTGGATATGCCAGCCCTCGTAAAGATTGCTGATGAGCGCATCGCAAAGATTATGGAGGAGCGCAAGATGCCCGCCGTGTCAGTAATTGCTGAGGGTGACGAGTCAAAGGCTGAGGACGACGAAGTCCCCGAGTCTGTTTAATTTCGCTGCGAATATTAGAAAATGTTTTTTAAAGTTTTAGCTTTGGTGTTGATTGCGTTTCTCATGTATATAGCATACGTGAGGTTCCCACCGGCGCCAGCTAGAATATCTCAACCTGTTGCTGCGTACGACAATCAGTTTGAGGTATTTAGGGATATGGAACCAGCCGATCAGACTCGTGAGAATCCGTGGCTGGGATTTTTACAAGAAGATGTTAGAAAACAGAGAACGGGTCCTATTGGTAATTTTGTGGGCTACGACGATCCTTCGTCTAAAGCTCCTTTATATTCTGTGCAGTAGTCCCAGTTCCGAAGGAACTGTCCTCGCTCCGCGGTCTCAAGTCCTACGGACTTGGTCACTTTGCCTGAAAAACAACGGGACGCATATTTGCAAGCAAAAAACCAATCACCATTCCCAACAGAATAAGACCGATTTGATTCTCCTTAAAAGCTTCAAATGGATCCTTCTTCTGTTGTGGGCGTTCTACAAATGTATCAAACTGATGTGGAGAATCCATATGGGAAGGCCACTCATTTTCTGGGAGCGGTGGGGGTGCGCTTCTTGACTGAGACTCGGTGTTTTTTGTCAGGAACGGAAGATTGTCCATCCTCACTATCAGATTCATCACTCTCGCTTTTATCTGCTACAACAAATCCATCCAAATTTCCATCATCATCTGCATCAGATTCATCCTGCTCCTCGTCGCTCTCAGTCTCAATCTCCTCAGAAACATCATCTGGATCATTTGTGTCGTAATCATCAGCATCGTAGTCGTCCTCAACCTTCTCGACAGGCTCGTAACGCGTAGGGGGCTTGGTAGGGCGTCCGGAACGGGTGCGTGTTGCTGGTGCCGAGTCAGCCTCGGCTGCAACCTGTGCAAGAATTTGAAGGGGGGTCGCGTCTGCGGGAATCTCACTCGCTACGCGAGTGGTCTCAGTCTCGTGAATCTGCCGTGCAGATTCACTGCCCGTGAGTTTTGAGGTGCCCCGGGTCGCCCGCATTTTCTATATAATCATCGAATGTATTGTTTAAGTATCTTGGAAAGAAATAAAGTCCCTGGGAAATTGAATTTTGATTCAAAATGAATTCTCCTTCGAGCCCCAAATTTGTGGCTATGAGATTGAGTTCTTCCTGTTTCTGCCCATCGTCTGCACGGCGAATCCCGAGTGAAAGATCTCTGATATTTTCTACAGCTGCGTAAAGTGCAGAGGCTGCAGTGTCAAGCTGTTTTGAAGCCGACTGTTCGAACACGCGGAGATTGTCCAAAAAACGCTGCCAGCTGACTGGGTCCAGGCCCGAGTACGGATGGACCATGAGCTCGTACTTCTTGAACCGGGTTTTTGGTCCCATCGGGAAGGAAATCCATAAGAAAAGTAAGAGAAGGACTACCCACAACAGCAACATCATTGAGCTGCTCTACTATTGATGGAGGAAGAATATGTTCACGACCATGAAACTCATTACAGGTGTCCTTGTCAAAGCATCGTTGCGAAATCCGACCTGAATGTATCGAAAACCACGCATGGTTCGACTTGTGTTCGCGCCTGATATTCTCACAGTACTTGGAGTCCGTCTGAACATACCATCCGTCATGATCGTGTCTGTGAACGCGCTTGATGCGAGCCTTCTCCTGACCTGTGAGATATTTCTGTATATATTCCTCAATTCCTGAAATTTCAATGTCAGTCTGTTGAGAGACCGTATTATCGATATCTGTCCTGATTGAAAACAGTTCAACAATTTCAACACTTGGAATCTTTGAAAATTCCCGTGTACTGTTGAGCTGACGCCAGGGAATATATGGGTCGCCTGCAGGTTTCTTATGAGACCAAAGCATCCTAAGTCCTGAACCTCCATAGACAGAGGCATCTATGACAGTGTCCCAAGGTCCTTCACCCAGAGCTTGAATCAATTTTGATCTTAAATTAATTGCTTCGGTCCGACTGACAATGAGGCGCGGCCAGTGTATATGAACACCCGACTTGATGAGAGTGGATGCCTTGCCATCCTCGCCTGGAGGCGAGCCACTCCCGACTGGGCGAGGTCTTGCCTTGGCAACCAGGCACTCTGAAATGTTGTCACCCCCAAGACTTTCATGAATTATAGAACAAAATTGAAGAAGATCTTCATCACTTAATTTTTCTGGAGCCTTATAATCGAGATCTACGAAAAACTTGAATCGATCTGTCTTTTGCTCAACTACAAACAATTTTGATCCAAAATTAATTGCCTGAACATATGCCTGGTGAAATTCTTGGGTTTCCTCCTGAGGAACCATGAGAATTCCACCATCCATGAGAACATGGGTTCCAGACCCTCGCGGGACCTTCCATTTGTCCATTATGTTTAAGACGAGTTAAAACTCTAAGCTTCGCTACCAGAAGACTTTCATTCTTCGTCCGAATCCATAGTCAAAAATGCCCAAAATGATTTAGGTTTCTTTGTCTTTGGAGTTTCTTTGACAATTTTAATCTTTTCTTCGATTTCCTCGAGGTCAGCCTCCGCCTTTTCAATCTCGTAGTGAAGCTTACGGAGAGTCATTGCATTTGCAAGGTCCTCGGGTTTCATCGTGGTGTCGTTACACAGCTTGAGAAGGTGTGTAGCGAGATCAATTTTACTTCTCGTCATCTCTATTAAATCTAAAATATTTTAACCACGTAAATTGAACGGAGTCTTATTAGTTGCCGTTATTGCTTGAAGAAACTCGGGATTTCTGATAACGTGCTGACGAATCATGGGCCACAAGTTTTGATGTTTAGATATATTTTCTAAACTTTCGAATCTACAGTCGTCATTCTCGTCGTAATTTTTGCGAAAAGGAACCTGATTTCCTTCCATTTTCACCTTTTCTTCTGTGAATCGCTTCACGATGTGTTTGTGCTCTATTGAAGTCATGGGCATGTCAAAGACATATACATGATAATGGTTTATAACATCTACCCCGTCCTCAATGTCACGAGGTTCGGGTGTGTTTGTGATAAATTTAAAATAGGCATATGAGCCACGTTTTAAATTGATCATACCACGGGTTTCTTCTTCGAGTTCTCGAACCGCACATCGAAGTGGGTTATAAATTTCTCGACGGCGGCATCCGCCTGTTACGAAGGTCCATTCCTTGTAGCGCCTGTCATGGACTACAAGAAAGTGAGGTATGTCATTCACGTGAGATACTGGGATTGCTATCGCTTTGTGTCGTTCTCTGGTCATTGTCCTCTACTAATTCTTGTGGAGCAAAAAATTTCTCGAGACTTCCCGTACGTGGATTATAAGTTACCAAAAATACTATACAAATAATGAACGCCCACACGAGCCAATGCATTTTCTAATTTTAGAACAGAGTTTATCTGCGTTTAGTTGGCGTAGAGCAGCGAGCCGAGACCGTTCTGGATGCGGAACACGTTGTAGTTGACTGCGTACAGGTACTGCGTGGGGTAGTTGATGCTGGTGCTTGCCAGACCCTGGATGCCGTTGGGCAGGGTTGAAGGCACAACCAGGCGGAAATTGTCGAGGCGGGAGAAGTTGAGGGTGCCTGTGGGCTGGAGCTTGGAGGTGTCCAGGCAGTAAGAAATGATTGCCACGTTGGCAGTGGCGTTGTTGTGGATGTAGCCCCAAGGGGTGTTGTAGTACTGGGGAAGATCCACCCAGTGGTACATGTGGCGGGAGTCCCCGACATCCACGCCGTTCACCTGCGTCTTGAGCTGGTAGTTGGCAGCGGTCTCCGAGCCTGCACCGTTAGCGAAAATCTGGTTATAGTTCACACAGGGGAAGGCGATGAACTTGACTGGCTGAGCCAGTGCCAGCTCCTGGACGGGGTTGGTGCCCATGACGATGCGCTGCACCTGGGTGATCAGCAGATCCTGCTTCTCCTTGGCGAAAAAGTCACGCTCAGACTGATCCAGATACACGAAGTTGGACCATGCCTGGTACTGCACCTGGGAATAGGAAGTGTTGGTGTTTGAAGTACCTGTGAAGAAGGCGATGGTTGTGCCAGCCAGAACTGGTCCAGTTCGCTGGGAGGGGTAAGTCACGGTCACGTTGCTGTTTGCAATGTTGGATGTGCTTGACACGAACACTGGTCCAGCCCATGGCACACCTGCCACGTACTGACCAACTGCCAGGGAACCGGTGCCGTTGAAGCTTGAAATTTCGGTCAAAGTGATGTCCTTCGTGGTGGATAGTGCGGTACCGGCTGCAATTGCAACAGATAACTCAGCGGAAACCACTGGGGCATAGGCTCTCAGTGCGCCGCCGATAGATGTGCTGAAGATGGAAGTAGCGTTGATAATACCCGTGTTGGAACCGGCGATGATGATGTTTGAAAATGCAATATTAGAAGTGAGAGTGGGTGTTGTATTGGCAGAGAACCCCTGGATGACCACCACATTCGCCTGCAGGTTGGAAGTGGCTGATGTCAGAAGCATACCTGGGAACAGGGGACCAGTGGTCTGGGACACAACCAGGTTGGCTGTGTTGGAAAATGCCAAGGTTCCCTGGCTCACGCTGAAAACATTGATGGATCCGTTGGGGACAGACAGGACTGGGTAACTGGTAGGACCGATGGTGATGTTCTGGGTCAGGTAGGGAGACCAGGTGATGCGCAGCTCCACGTCGTGGAACTGGAGACCGATCAGGGGCAGAGCCACAGACCACTCCTTGCAGAAGAAGAACTTAAGGGGGAAGAAGGAGTTCTTCTGGTTGTTCAGAGTGGTGCTGGTCGAGTTCAGGTAACGCTCGGAATAGGTGCGAGCACCCACAATTGGCTCGATATCGGACATGTATTCAAAGTCATGGGTGTCCACAATCTGACCGCCGATGTAAAGCTCCACCTTGTCAATCACCTTGGACCAGTCCAGACCAACGATGCCTGCACCGTTGTTGTCACGGGCAGTCAGGTACACGTAGCTGAGCAGATCACCCTTCTTCTCGAAACGGATAGTGGAAATACCGTTGGCAATTGGTGCTCCCTGAATAACCTGGCGCTCCACAGAGCTTGAGTAATGAGTATAACGTTTGTAATTCGACCGGTAGAAAGATACCTCAGGCTTGCCTGTCAACCAAGCGTCCTGAGGTCCGACTGCTACGAGTTGAACGACACCTCCAGACATTTACTTTCTGTCTATATTTTTTTAATGGACTTCGCGACGGGATTTAACATTTCGCAGACACTTGAGGAGGAGGACGTGCCAATGAATAAGCCAATGGATTCTTTTCAAGCTGCTGAATAGCTATATCCAAAAAGCTCGAAGATGCACGTGGATTGGGGTTTGATTTTTGCTCGTTGAGTGGATCATCATATTGAGGTGGCTGAGTTCCACGACCCTGGTTTGAGCCAGTTGTACCCATGGATGGCACTGGGAGAATTTCAGCCTCTGGACGAAGCTGAGTTGCTGCGCCCACCTGGTTCACTGGATCGTTGCGAACGTTCATACGACCGCCGTTTCCTGCACGGTCTGGCTTGGAACGATCTCCACTTGTGCGAGTAAGTGTCTTGTCAGTATAAGAAGTTTTACCTCCGGCGTATGGCTGTTGCACGAAATAGCTTGGGGGACCCTCGGAAAGAGTGTCTGTGCGAAGCCCGGTCTCTTGACGCCGAGTCGTTTTACGGGTCTTGAGATTATCAGGGCGCCCTTCTGGGGCAACCATAGCACCCTGGGCGCCGCCACCTCCAAAAGCACCTGGTGCGCGGTACACCGTCTTTGACTGCGAAGCGTTGTGTGTAATCTCGCCCATCCCACCGGCACCACCACTTGGCACGACGGCGCTGGGTGGTCCTGGGCGACCCTCGATTGTTGTAAGTTTCTCCTCATTAATGTTGTTTGGAAGAGCGCGGAAGTAGTCGTGGAAACCACCAGCCGCTTTAACGTTAGGTCCAACACCCAGACCTGGTCCCACTGTATTGGGAGACTCAAGTGGGTTCACATTGTTCATTTTGTTCGTGACGTACTGGCGGTTGTACATGTCATAAACGGGCTGACCAAATGGAAACCGACCATTCGTTTGGGTCATATCCTGAAGATTTGGAACAGCCTCCTTGGGCTGAAGACGCCAGTCTCCGACACGGCGACCGACGTCGGGGGTCGTGTTCATAAAGTCGGTATAATCCTTGGAATGATTACGGCTATTCCCCATCAAATCTATATCCCGGCGAGTAAGAGGTTTCGTGGTTGCAGGGAGAGGTTTACGACCTGACTCTGGGCTTTCACTGCGCCCATCTGCAAGTCGCTTTCCGGCAAACACAAGACCGACCACAGCTGCAATTGCCAGTGGGTCCATTATTATTAATAAGATATCTTTTTTAGCGACTAAAAGTTTTCGTTTTTTTGCTGTTATAACGCTCATCGAATCGCTCATTCTGGATGTCGGCAAAAGTGGTAATTGGATTCCACATCAACACGCGCAGAGGCAAGTTTACGTATGTGTTGGGGAAGTCGTATGGCTTCTCTGACCAACCCTTGGTCCAGGCGGAGGTGCCCCGCGCACGAAGCATGCTCTCGACATCGGTCTTGTCTGCCAGGACAACCTGGGCGGGACCGATCCAAATGCCCTTCTGAAGAATATTTTTGCTATTGTCCAAAGTTGGCATTTTATTAATACTTGCTTACATTTTTATCTATCTACCGTTTCCTGCACGCATTTGAGGTCTTTCTGGGAAGGCAGAGTAGAACCGGTCTGGATCGCAAGCAGCGCCGCCCTGGTCGTGACACTTTGGTGCAAACGGTTTGCCGAATGCTCCATATGCGAAAGCTGTTTGGTCGTTGGGAATGGTACTTGAGGCTACAGTGTAGAAATTGCGCTCGGCATCACGCTGACGCTCAAATGGGTGAATCTGACTCCAGGCAGCCTGTACCTCTGTGCGCATGCTTGGGTACCATGCAGCGGCTGGTCGGTCGGGTGCATCTACATAATCGCTCAGAAGAACGTTGCCCATGGGATTGTCAAGTGTTGGGAGAGTCACAGAGCCGCGAAGAGGACCAGGAACGCGACCGTCGGCAGAGGATGGGCGCAATTTTCCATCAGAAATCATATTCATGGTCATGAGGTAGTACAGGATTGCAAGTGCGAGAATACAAAGGGCAAAAACACGTACATCACGGTTAATCAGGTAAATGAGGCAGGTGGCGTACAGGATGAAACGAGTCGTCGATGCGACGCGCTCGCGCGCCGTCTGGGAGGCGGTCGGCCAGAAATTTAAAAGCTCGCTAGTTTTGAAAATCTCCTTTGGATCCATGCTGTAATTTAGTAAGATTTGTTTTTAGTCCAGACGGGAACTGAAAGTTCCCTGTCCGTCGGAGCCTGGATCTGAGTCCAGGGAACTTTCAGTTCCGTCGACTCGTCTCTAGTCCAGTCCCATATAGTCCTTCTTAATCGCCTTGCGCTGGGGGGGCGCACCTGGAAGTCCTGGGAATCCCCCACCTGACATGAGCTTACTCATCATTCTCTGAGCTGCAGCCATGATGTTTGCCTCGTCGAGCTCACCACCAGACTCCTTGAGTCCCTTGGCGCAATTCTCCGCCTCTGACTCGATCAAATTCATAAACTGAGGTGGAATCATCTGGAGAGTCACTCCAAAACCGTACAGAGAACTCAGGTACTGCCAGATCGCCTGACGCGTCGCATCTGACACGTCATCCTTCTTCCAAATCTCGTGCATATTTAGGTTTGCGACAAACTCATTCTCTTCGCAAAAAAACTTGGAATCCTTCTCCATAATCTGCTGAGCCCATGGACTCAGCTTGTTCATCACCTTTTTGTACGTCTTCTCATCCTTTTGTTTCTTGAGCATCTTTGCAATTGCGGGCTCCTCGGGGAAGGTCTGAGCAAGCTCACCGAGAAACTGGGTGTACATTTCATTAAATGCTGAGTACGACGCCATTAATACTTAAAAGACGTATTATTTTTAAGTATACACTGATCATAATTACTGAAAATTGGTTTTTTAATACGGTTCCTTTGTTACCTGTCCGTTAGAACCCTGTCCCTGGCTCACGATGAAAAACACCAAAAGACCTACGAGAAAAGCCGGCTTGAAATATTCAGAATTCTTAATTTTCGCATCTCCATTCATCTTGGAACGAATGAAAATATAACCCATCGTAATTGCTGCTGCTATGATTGCGGCAGTTGAAGGTTCCTGGAAATACTGTTCCATTTTACTAATAGACTTAAATATTAGATTTGAGGGATTTTCTTCACATCCACATCATCTGGGGCATCGTCAAAGAGATTCTGTTCCTGGGTAGGAACTGGGGTACCGCCTGGAACGGAAGGAGGTGTCAATGAGTTATTGACCGTAACTGTCTCACTCCCCCCTGGAGTTTGACCAAATTGCATGTTGTTCATTGGAAGACCCTCGACGGGGTCGACTGGTTCCTCGTTAAGTGGCGCGTCAAGTTCCTCCTGCTCCTCTTCTTCCTCGTCAAAGTTCATACCCTCGTCGCCTGTTGGCATACTCAGATACGTGTCCAAAATTTCAGACATTGGCACAAGCTGCTCGATGATTTCACATATGTGGTGGACGAAACGCTTGTGAAGCTCCTTCTTTCTGTGCTCATCCGAGTGGTTCTTGTTGACGATGATATCAGGATCCTCGTAAATATCCTTGGCACACGCCTCGTAGACTCGCTGAACAAACACGTCATTTGCTGGGAGCTTGATTGAAATCTTCTTTGACTTTTTATCAGTGCGAATTGCACTCAAAATCTTGACGTGAATTACAAAGACGGCGGCGAGTAGCTTGGGAAACATGGGGTTGCCCTTGATGATAGACTCTGTATTTCGGTTTGAAATTGAAGAATTCCAAGTCTTGACATCACGGAGGAGTTGCTGGAAAACTTGTACGGTGTTTTTACCTTTTGACTCCTTCTGAGCTTCCAGCCAAATTTCCCAAAATGCTTCAATCATGGATGGGGTCATAGAATCACATAGTTTTTTGGTAAAACGACGCTCGGATTCACTGATAAGGTCCATAGTTATTAGATGTAAAGGACTTATTTTCAGCTTAAAAACAGCACCCGTGATTTGTTCAATGGGCTGGGGCGTTTGCTTCGGTCTCGACCAGAACGGTTACGTGTACTGTGCCGACGGGTGCAATTGGCGCTCACACGCAGGGGATTATGCCGATTACCCAGAGTGGCCTTCGGCGCGTCAGGCTGTCCTCGAGTACTTTCAAGGTGATGCGATCCGAGAGCTCGACATGGTCCGAGACGAATGCCCAGGAACTGCTGCGGGGCTGAAGGAGGCGTGCGAGGAGCACATGGTCGATGCCCTGCGTCAATACAGACGTCTGATCGACATGAAAAAGATTCGCCTGCACGAGGCGAAGATGACTGAGCTCGAGGGATATCTTGAGCACAACAAGATTGCGCTCGAGCGGAGCCTTGACGACTACAAGTTGGCAAAGGAGGCGTGGAAAAATTATCAGAAGAGCCCGCCCAAGGCGAAGGCGTCCAAGACGCGAGCTGACGAACTTCGGCAGTTTATGGCTCCGTACCGCATCGAGCTCGAGATGGAGGAGGCGGCGGAGGAGTGCGATCGGCTCAAGACGGCGAAGATTAGGGGGACGCGAATGCTCAACCGCGAGAAGAAGTTTTCACTTCTTTCGTAATTTACTCGCCATCTTCTGCAAATTCACGAGGCTGGGGAGTTCCACCTCCTCCACCTCCTCTGGAAGCATCTGGTGTATGGGAGGTTTCTTCCACCACACCTTTATGTCCAGGGGACCTATGAGATTTATAATGTACCCCAGACGATGAAGCTGTCGACACATGTACCGTACAGTCGTGGGGAGATCGTGTCTTGGAAAACCAATCAAAAATACAGGAACTGTCAGGACACACTCCTTCTGACCGAGCTGTACTGAAGTTTTAATTTTCCTACAAAATTGCTCGAGAAGAGCTTTATAAAACTCCTTTCGGGCACTTTTACGAGAATTCTCCATTTTCGCAATGTCTTGGGCAGACACTGACATCTAATTTTAGTTTAGAATTAGGAACGAGTCCCCAGGCGCATGTCAGTCACCACAGGCGTCTCTGGGCGAGTTGCCAAAAGTGCCTTCAGTTGAGCGGCGGAACTGTTATCGATATCTTTATAGGGTTTGTACTTGTCAGGCTGGTATCCAGTACTCAAGTCTTCTTTTGCAGACTCTGACATGTTTATGATTTCAACATTTCCATCTTCACCGATCTTTGATACGACATCGTACTGGGATCCAAGGAACTTGCGGGTATTGTAAAACATGAATCGGCTCGCATAAGAACCGTCAGCCTGGAGATTAACGAAAAGTGTCTCGAGGGGGTGCTCATCTGGTTTGGTCTGTTGGACCTTTTCGATGATTGCCTGAATCACATCAGGTGAGATGGGAGAATTTCCGTCAGCTGCCATTGGGGCAACGTACCCAGACAGATTGACACGGCTGTTCCATACCAGGAAGACCACAATAATCACAAGCAGTAGGATCATAATGTCTTTCATTATTAATAGACTGCGAAATTCTTCTGTTCAAAAAAAGTCAACTAATTCAAATGGCCTTGCTGGTCTATTCCGACAAGTGTAAATTTTCGAGTCAAATTATAGAATATATTAAGACTCAGCCTTCTCTGAATGAGATTATTCGGTACCATAATATAACAACCCTCGGTGTTCCATCGAAGAAGATTACTATGGTACCCACTATCGTGACCAACGAGGGGGTCATGAAAGTCGGTGGCGACATCAAGCCCTGGCTCGAGTCTATGATTCCGTTCGAGTTTGAATCATGGTATCCTAATTCAATCTCCTGTACAAATATAGACGGCACTGAAACGCCATCCCTTTTTGAATTTGATAAATTTGGGCAGCAGCTTCAACCAGAGATTACCCCTGAACTGGAAGCTAAAATTTCCACAGATATAGCAGATGCTATGCAAAAAATCAGAAGTTCAGCCACTTAGAGGAAAAAAACGCACACTTACTAATGCATCTAAAGACTATCCAAGCTTCGGCTCTCAAGTCAGTTTTTGAAGTGCTGAAGGATATCATCAATGATGTGAATGTGTATTTTACAGAAAAGGGTGTTCACGTTTTGACTCTTGACACTGCCCGAGTTACCCTTGTGCATATGGTCTTAGGGGCTGAGAATTTTGAGGAGTATGAATGTACTGGTGATATCATCGCAGGTTTGAACATGGCAAATGTTTATAAACTTCTCAAGGCTATCACGAGTCAGGACACATTGACCATGTCAATTACTGGTCGAGACTATATGGATATCACCATAGAAAACATAGCCAAGAAATCATTTACTAATTTTAAACTAAAATTGCTTGACATTAACGAGGACATACTGGATCTCCCGGATATTCATATGAACTTGGTGACAACCATGCCATCGATTGACTTTCAGAGATATACCCGGGATATGGGTAATCTTTCAAATGAAATTAAAATTTTCCGTCACGGACACAATCTGGAGTTGAGTTGTGTAGGAGATTTTGCAAATCAAAAAACTGATATCGAGTGCGCGGACAAGGGTCCTGACGAGCGAGTCGGTGGTTGCTTCAGTCTCAAGTACATCAACCTTTTTACAAAGGCGACAAACATGTGTTCCAGTATTCAAATTATGCAGGACTCAACGAACGATAATATGCCAATCGTTTTCAGGTATACAATAGCAAATCTCGGTGATTTGAAATTTTATTTGGCTCCAAAAATTGATTAGTTAAGAATTATTATAGTTTTTGATTTAATGGAAGCAAGGTACGATGAAAGGATACGAAATTGTAAAACCCAAGATGAGTTGGCAGAGTATTTACTCATGTGCGTTCCCGTTATCCGTGAATACACAGAGTCGAGCGTTATATCATTCACTACCAGGACTGTCGCAAACATGCAGATTGCGTCGAGAAAAGGTATACAGAGAAATGATATTTACAAGAAATATTTAAAGGAGGTTGAGGATCAAGATCAATGTCATGCGAAAAAGTGCGAGATAGACGTGGACCCGTGTAAAAACTGCGGAAAGACGTTTACAAAGATGCACGATGAACAACTAAGCGACATGATATGTACAGAGTGTGGATACACGGAATACTATCTATCAGAAGAGCTTGGGTTCAAGGAGGAACAGGAGATTGAGAAGAATGTCGTGTATTCCTACAAACGTGAGAATCATTTTAACGAATGGATTTCACAGTTTCAGGCGAAGGAATCTACGAGTGTTCCCGAGGATGTCATAGGGCAACTCAGGACTGAATTTAGGAAGATGAAGATTAAGAATTTAGATGAGATTACTCACGAAAAGGTGCGAGTCTTGTTGAAGAAGATTGACAAGAACAAGTACTATGAACACGCACCCTATATTGCAACAATCCTAGGCGGTATCACTCCTCCAACGATGGACCAACCACTTGAAGACAAGCTCCGTCTCATGTTTCACAAGATTCAAGCACCGTTCGAGAAGCATAAACCTGCGGCACGTAAAAACTTTTTGAGTTATTCATATGTTCTTTATAAAATGTGTGAATTGCTCGAGGAAGACAAATATCTTCCATGTTTCCCCTTGCTCAAGTCAAAGGAGAAACTGTATATTCAGGATCAGATATGGAAGAAAATATGCGATGAACTCGAGTGGGAGTTTATTAAGACAATTTAATTTAATTTTGGATCAAAATTGATTCAATTTCGGGAGTGCGCGCCAGCCCCAAGGGGAAGTTGATGAGTATCCCTTTTTGGATACCCAGGAGTTTCATGTAATTTTGAATTTGAGTTCGAAATTGATCAGTAAGGCGTGAGACTGACTTGAGTTCTATGACAGTGTCACCCACTATGAGGTCAGCCCTGACGTGACCCACATTTTGACCCTCATAAGATACGGGAATGATTCTTTCCGTCTCGTATGAAATGCCGCGCTTTCTCAGAGCCACCTCAAAGGCTGAGTGATACACAGACTCGCTGTACCCTGGACCAAGGGAAGACCATATGTCCTGGGCTGCAGAAAACACGATACGTCGTTGCTCCACAGATTCCATTAATAAATATAAAAATAATCTTTCTAAGTATTAAGGATGTCGGCAAGTCTCGGGAGGGCTTTACGATCGGTAACCAGAAGAACTGGATCAGCATCCGTACCTCGAACCTCTCTTAATAATGCCGAACGCGAAAAAATCAATGCAATCTTGTTGGCTATGATTCCAGAAAATGTGAAGAGGTATGGTATTGCAAATAGCCGTGGAGGTACTATTGGAAAGCGTAAAATTGTTAGATCTCGTCTTTCAAATATTTCCAATGAAGAAAAGAAACGTATATTGAATACTTACTATACACTTTCGCCTCTTAGACCTTCTAAAATTGCTCGAGCAGTCACCTATACTTTGAATAAGTTTAAAGTTTCTGCAGCTGCACCCGGACAAATGCTGAATGTGAAGCAGTTGGCTCAAATATTTTTGACAGAAGAACAAAAACCCGCCATCAAGAGACTTCTCGTTCAATCCGGGTACAGTAAGAATGAAGGAGAGGCAATAGCAAATGCAGCAAATAAAGTAATTTCAAATAAAGCTGGTAATAATAGACGTCAAGCTGCGACAAAACTTTCACATGTAGTTTTTGATTATTTGATGTTGCCCGGAAATTCAACTGCTCGAGGTGAAAATATTAAGGGGGGACTTTGGAATTTTGCAGTAGAAAAACTTGGAAATGAGAGATGGTTTAAAGTAGGTGTTAAATTTGCAAATGTGGCAAAGATGCATCCACGCAAGACAAAAGCAGGGGCGGCGTTGGCTGTGGCATATATAGGTCACGCAGTTGGAACAAAAGCCGTCGGGAATACGGTGCGTGTTGTCAAGGGTACAGCGCGCGCAACGAAACATGTTGTAACTCAACATCCACGAAAGATTGGTGCCGCAGTTGTACTTCTTATAGCACAAAAATTATGGAGTAAATTTAGAGGTCAACGCCGAAACAAAACCCCAAGCCCTGCACGTCCCAAGACCCCAAGCCCTACACGTCCCAAGACCCCAAGCCCTACACGTCCCAAGACCCCAAGCCCGAGCCCCCGGAGACTTTCACCTGTTCAATCATACTCATCTAATTCAAACTCTGGAAATTTGTTCCTTGCTCGCGCTCATTAGAGCATCAGCCTCAAAGTCGTAGCTCCGTAATTCACGAGCTTAGCAGGGGTCGAACGCTCGAGACCACGTACCCGCAGTTCCTCCCGGACAATACCAGCTACATTTTCAGCCGCGAAATAATTCAAGCTCGAAACGAGCCATGCAATCATGGTGATGATACCAGTCCTGACCATCTCTGCATTCGCCGAAGTTCTTCCAGATATACGTCCGAAACGAGAGTTGTTATATTTATGAATTTTGTTTATAAAATTAGAAGTGCGTGCCCCTCCTCGATAACTCACAGTGAATGCTACAGTTCCAACTGCCAGGTTTGCAACATTGGGACGCAAGGTGCCCGTCTGAAACTTACGGTGAAGAACAGCTACGATAGAGGAGGCTCCCGCCTCTATGACATCCTCATATCCTGCAAAGGATGACTGGACTATATTTTTGAATTTTAAAAAGGAATTAAGGGTCATCCGGCGCACCTTGAGTGCATCCCCGGCAGACATTCCCATGACATAGTTATTAAGATACAACAAAACCACAAGCGTGATAATCAGAGCAACAATACGGCGGACCTGCCCCTCACGAAGGCGAGGGCGCCCGTTGTTGTTCCGGTTGGGAGACCGGTTGGGGGACCGGTTCGGGGACCTATTCGGAGACCTCCGAGTGAGAGGTAGGGTGTTCATATACTATATACTTTGAAAAATTTTGGGACAGACCAATCATAAACATTTTCAGTTTATTCTCATTTGATGCATTAAAATCATATATGTCATCATCGGGAATATCTATGTCATGGGTTGGGACTGCATAGACGTGCCGCATTTTCATAGTAGAAAATAAAACACTGAGTGCGTAGCTCTTGAGATCCTTCACATCGGAGAGACGTCCCCACGCAATTCTGAGAGCTAACGTGTCTCTTCGGTCCACGAATGGACTTGCGGCAGTAGTTTCTACCGTCGCACCATCCACGTAATTATATCCATCACCGAGTTTTACGGGTGCGAATAAAAATGGAACAGCTATTGTGGCTGAAACAGCGTCGAGAACACTCATATTAGGTGTAGAATCTATATTAAAGTAAATGGTCTTCATGAAATCCACACAATATGCCGATATGTGAAGTTTCACTGGATTCAATTCGTAAAGTTCCTTGAATGTGAGGTCATCCTTTCCTGTAAATTTTTTACACATTTCTGCCAGAGCTTTTCGAATTTTTTTAGATGAAACAAGTCCGTAATTATTCAAAAGACTTTTAATATTTGGTTTCATTATGTCTCCGACTGGAACAGACAGTGAATAGTCGAGAATAGCTGGAATATTTCCATTTGAGAGTACGTAGGTAAAGGCTACCATACCACCTGCACTTGATCCTGAAATTTCCTCGAGACCCTCAAGTTGACCATCTTGTTTGAGTTTGGACAAGACTCCGAGGTACATGAAATACCCCATAGCCCCGGGACCTATAACGAGGTTTTTCACCATCTTCTATGAGTTCCGTTTAATAATATTCTGGAAACTGTCCGCGAAGTAATGCATAAAAAAGAGAAAATACAACGGCATGAATACCGACTGCGGTTTGTCCCGAAGTAATGCTTAAAATAACCCCTGGGGTCAGTGCCACAAACAGCACTCCTGGGACGATGATATCAGCGGTTGTCATATTGAATTTAAACACAAACTTGATAATCAGGTAATTAAATATGCAAAGAAGGAGGGCGTGCATGCACACCTGAACCAAAAGACCTGAACCGGGTGGGATTCCCACCAAGAGTCCAGGGCTTAAGATTGCAAACAAAAGTGCTGGTGTAAACACCTTTGGAGATGTAATATCAATCATTTATTATAGGTTTACATTAATATCGAACCACTTGTAGAAACTTTCAGGATCGACTCGTTCTTTTACAATTCGAACCCTCCTGAGTGATACCCATGCACGGATAGCATGTGGAGACGGATCTGCCGAGTAATAATGTTCTGGTTTCATCAAAAGTTCAACAAACTTTGTATAGTTGCAACTACTTTTGAGCATCAAATAGTTGTCAGCAACGTACTCGTTGAAGATGCTCCAACCGTCGTGAATCTCCTCTGAATACAAAGCTTCCCAATCTTCAGGGTCAAGTTCGTTGTCAAAATCATCTAAATCATCCGAATCCCACGACTGTTCAAAATTGTACGCATCGCGTGAGTATTCATCGTTGATACCCATTTCGTCTTATTGTAGTTACGTTCAGTCTCTCTAAGACAGGAGCTTACTGATACCAGATACGTTAACACCCGCAACTTCCTTGACGTCGACTGCGTCCTGGATGGCGTTGAAAGCTCCCTCGACCTGAACCTCGTTTCCACTAAAAAAGGTGGTCAAACCCCTCTTGATAACGTCTTTTGTGATACTACCCTTGACAGTTTTAAGCTTGAAATTAACCTTAACTTTGTCCTGGACATTCACGGTGTCAATTTTGTTCTCCCCCATGTGTTTAGTCACAAACTCGCGAAGCTCCTTTTCACGCTGATTGAGCGTTGAGAGATCTTTGCGAGCTGCGGCGAGCTGGGTCTTTATAGAGATCCACTCAGTCGTAGCATTTTTAAAGTCCATTTCTAATTAAAATGGTCTATTTTTTAAGCCTCTCGAAATTTACTGATATTCGCGCTCAATCTCAAACTTGGGGCGCATCACATCTGGGGGAATGGTGCTGAGGTTGAAGATGCTGACTGGGGTGCGGGGGTTCAGGGGCTCGCTGCGGAAGTCGCGGTTGGCGTTGCGCAGGACGCCGCCGATGGTCTCTGGGTAGCCGATCTGGCTGCGGGGGTCCAGGTAGTTCTGGTTACCCAGGATCTTGTCTGGGCTGAACTGACCAAAGTCCTCGGTGGCGACCACGTCGCGGGGGATCAGGCTGGCAGAGGACACTGAGCTGCCGCCGGCCGCACCTCCTGAGTAGGGAGAACCCATGCCGGTTTTAGATTGATTCTGAGCGGTGCCATCATTTATAGTGTTAAAGCCAAGTGGCTGAGCTGATGCATATGAGCTGGTGCGGCAAGTGGGGGCAAAAAGAAGCAGGAGGATGACTGCCGCCAGAACCATGATTGCCAGTCCCTTGCGATTCATTATTATAAGTTGGTGATATTTTTTTGGCTGGACTCAAAGTCTTTCAGTCCAGGTAGTCAGCTGGGTCCTCATCCTCCTCCTCGGCATCGTCGGCGAACAGGTACTCTTTGGGGAAAGTCGGCTTCGCGGCACCGCTGCGCACGCGCACCTGAACCACACGCCAGATGGGACCAAAGGACTTTTTCAGGAACCACAGACCTGAGAGCTCAAGAAGTACATCGCACTTTGAACCTGTCGCAACCTCCTGGAGATCGACCGAGTTCTTCTGGGTGTCGAAAGCCATGGTGACCACCTCACCCTTGACGGTTGCCAGTGATGCACTGAGGACGCCGTCCGTGACGCTCTCCTGGAAGGCGTTGGCGATCGTCTCGTCACTGAGCTCCTTGCCGAACCACTCAACCCGAGACTCCTTCGCCTGAGAGAGTAGCTCGTTATCAATAGTAGCAAACAATTTAGAGTCATCAATCTTGAAGTTGACTGACTTGGATGTCAGCAAGTCTTGTAGAATCACGCCATTCACCTGATGACGAGATCCATTAATCTTCAAAAAATAACGACCATCTGGAAGTTTTTGGGGCTTTCCGTACTCCATTGTATTATAAACAAAAATATTCTTTAATGTTAGATGAGCGCATGCAGTGCAGAATTTGTAAATTCAGGGTGTCAGTGTTTGACCGATCCCCTGGATATAACAACTTCAATTTGTGGGTACATAAACAGACAGAACGGTCTGGTGTATCCATGCAATCTCGGGTGCTGCATTCCCGCCTGTCAAAATGTCGGTCCGTACCCAATTTTCGGTGAAGACTTTCGTCCATCTGGGGGCGGCTCGTTGCCTCCAGGTTTCAATGTGAATTTACCACAGAGTGACAAACCTTCAGAAATAAAGGGGTCTGCGCCGTTTTTTAACCCACAGCCCGAAGACGAGAAGGTTTGGCAAATTTTTTTCAAAGGTTTCGTGATTTTGGTCATGATTCTACTCGCAGCAATAGCACTTAAAGCCCTGTCTCGTGTGTAGAGTATAAGATGGCTACCACCACCGATGCCCCCGTAACTCTCGACGCCCTGATGAAGGAGCTCAAGGCTGTGCGCAAGGAGATTCGCAAGATTCGCCAGCACATTGAGGACCCTACCGGTGAGAAGCAGGAGGCTCGCACCAAGAACAACGGTTTCAATAAGCCCCAGAAGGTGACGGATGCTCTGCGCACCTTCCTGAGCCTGGGTCCCGAGGATATGATCTCTCGCTCCCAGGTATCTAACCACATGAACAAGTACTTTGAGACGAACGGTCTGAAGGCGGGGCAGAAGATTAGCCTCGATGATAAGCTGAAGTCTCTGCTGGAGGTTCCAGAGGGTGTTCAGCTGACGTTCCTGAACCTGCAGCACTATCTGAGCAAGCACTACATCAAGGAGGAGATGGAGAAGAAGCCTCGTGCCAAGAAGGTTCCAGACACCCCAATCGTGGCAGCAACCTCAACCGATGCTGCCGCCCCAAAGGAGAAGAAGGTTCGCCCAAAGGTGGCAAAGCCGACGACTGCCTGAATCCGTTTGGCTTAAAACTAAACCTTGTGTGTAATATAACATAAACATGGAAACTATTCCCGGCTTGTCGCGTGAGATGCTAAATTCGCTCGTCGGAACAAAAATCAAAAATATGGAACTGTATCAACGGGCTTTCACTCACAAAAGCGCGTTGAAGCGGTACGCGGGTCTTACAGGTTCTTATGAAACTCTTGAATTTATGGGTGATTCTGTACTTGGATTCATCATAACAAAACACTTATTTGATCTTCACGAAAAGGAACAGGAGGGGTTCCTTACCAAGGCGCGAACCAAGATGGTCCGTGGTAAAACTCTTTGTGAAATTTCCAAAGTGCTTGGTCTTGATAAGCTTATTCTGATGGATGAAAAGGGTGAGCGAAATGGCTGGAACACGAATGAACACATCATGGAGGATGCATTTGAGGCAGTCGTGGGAGCCATCTACCTGGACCTCGGGATGATTCACGCCAAGAATTTCATCCTCAATTCATTCACAAAGGTTCAGACATCACTGGTTGATGATAACTACAAGGATCAACTTATGCGTTGGTGTCAGGCGCTCAAGTACGCCCTGCCTGATTACCGACTCGTGAGTCAGGTGAATGGGCAGTTTTTCATCACGGTGGTGGTGGATGGGATGGATTGTGGTTCTGGTTTCGCAACAACAAAAAAGCAAGCTGAGCAAAATGCTGCAGAGATTGTACTTAAGACTGATCCACGTTTTAAGAATAAGAAGATTCCCGTCAATGGACCGAGTACTGATTCGTGCGCGAGAACTCCTCGCGGCTGAGTACGCAGAACAAAGATCCCAGGAATGGTTAGATCTGCGTGATAATATGATTACGGCGAGTGATGTTGCGAGTGCAATTGGTGAAAACCATTATGAAAGTACTGATGCATTTATCAAAAAGAAAGTGCTTAAAACAAAATGGGCGGGAAATGCAGCCACGCAACACGGGACGCTCCTTGAGCCTTTTGTACGGGATTTGTACGATGAAATGACAGGGCGCAAGTCTCACGAAATTGGTCTCGTACAACACAGAACATATCCATGGCTTGGCGCATCACCTGACGGAGTCACAGAGGATGGTCTTCTCATAGAAATCAAGTGTCCTTTGACCCGTAAAATTGAGGCTAAAGTTCCTAAACATTACCTGCCCCAAGTTCAACTCCAACTGGAGATTACGGATCTGGAGGAGTGTGATTTCATTCAATTCAAGCCTCAAGTGGATGATAAACCCCAGGAGTTTGTCATCGTACGAGTCAAAAGGGATCGTGAGTGGTTTGCTACAAACCTCCCAGCAATGCAAAAAGCGTGGGACCGTATAGTTATTGGTCGGACCCACGGTCTGTGCGAGATTCGGGATGATGAACTACCTTCTCCGTGGGTTAGAGAAGAAATCTCCTATGATATTAAGGACGATGCCTTGCAAACACAAGAACAAGTTTCTGACGTGCAGGGATTGTAAGATGCAGTGCTGCGCTGGGTGCATCCGTTCGGAGGCTCACTCGTGTCCGATGTTGGAACAGCGCATTCTGGCTGCTCGGGAGGAACTCGCCAAGAAACTTCCCAAGGTGGAGGCTTTGAAAGTTGTGAAAATTTAATTATGTTCAAGTTGCGCAGCAACTTATTTCACGCTCCACGAGGACAAGTCAGACTTGGAACTATTTACTTGAGCTTCATCCGTCCAAAAAAATAAAACAGAATTACGGCAATCAAAAGAATCAAAAGAAGATTGATATCTTTTGAAGAGCCTGCCCCACCGACTGAGCACCCAGTTTCCCAACTCCATGGGAGCTGGGGGCGGCGCCACGTCACGCGTCCGTCCGAGTACTCAAACTTGCGCGCAGGAAATGGGTTATAAGGCGCAACACTGGGTGCTGCGGTCTTTAAGTACATATTTCCCGCTGTGTCCGTACTGTTCATGACTGGAATGACTGCATTCACCTGCATAGGGGTCTCATCGATGCCGGTAACGTATGAGCCATCCATAAAAAGGTCCTTTCGGAATCCATTTGAGTTGATTCCGAAATCACCAGTCCATGTAGTGGGATTGAACTTGTCAATCTGAAGACGGTCATCAATCATAAGAGTCGATGCCATTCTATTATTAAGTAGCTACATTTTCTTTGTAAGTTTTTGTTTTAATCTTCTGCCTGTGAAGTTCCCACATCTGATCCAGGTCGACGTTGAGCATATGAGCCAGCTGGAAGAGATAGCTGAAGACATCCCCCATTTCCATAGTAACGTCTGTACCCCTGTCCTTTTTGAGTCCGGTCTTTTTGTATATCCGCTGACTTTGTCTAATTGAAGATGCCAATTCTCCCATTTCTTCATTAAGCAACATCCAGACGACACTGACGTGCGCTTTGTCCCACCCTTTCTGTTTGCACATCGTAGCAGTTTCATCACGAAACCTATTCATTAATGATTTTATGCGTTGACTCTCTATCTGGTGTCCAGCTTCTGAAGAACCCCTCGAAACTTGAATACAATTAACACAGCAAAAAGCAGAAACCCAATTTCTGTACCAATCTTCCAGTTTTCAACCACATTGGGATTTTCAGTTCGTTTCTCCACCCATGGTTCTATGATTGCGTTGCTGAATAGACTGATACTGCGTTCAATTATAAAAAATATGAGAAAACCTATGATGATGTCATCAAGTGCGCGCATCTCTACTAAGTTTAAACATTATTCTTCATCGCCTGCATCATACGGTACACGGCATATATGCAAATTATACAATTAATAGTTCCTGAAATTCCGTTAAAAATCCACCCACACTTTGCCAGTTCTTCACCTACTGGCTTGTTTGCGCATGCTCCCATCTGTGAAACCCATGCTATGCACTGTACGATCCACTGCGCCACACACGAGGCGATGCAAATCATAAGAACATCAGAGAACGCCATTCCTAGAATATACCAAATTTAAAATTTGTTGGAAGCTTGTTACCATATGTACTTGTGTTGGTGGGTGCAGCCATAGGTACTGGGTTTGAGCTAATATCACGCAGATAGACGGCCTGTTGCAGCAAACCAGTTGAGATTGTGGGAAGTGCGCGCTTCACAACCTCGGCATTCATAGCGGAAACTTGCTGACGCACATTTGTGCTTGGATCTCTGACGAGATCTGTGTAAACCACACGCATCAGAGCTTGGAGGTCAGTATCATTTTGCTTGGAAATAGACAGCCCAGTCTTCGCCTTGATGCTCGAAATAATGTTCGAGTGGATTCCCCCTCGGTTAAACTCTGAAAAGAATGCATCACCCAGGGGCGTTCCGACCGAAAGACGGATTGGCTTGAGAGCATAAGTCTCCATTTACATATGCACATAAAAAAAACAAACGTGAAAATTACAATGAAGGTTGTCAAGCGTTCTGGTGATAATGTCGAGATGCTATTTGACAAAGTTACTCAGAGAATTTCAAAACTAAATCAAGCACCAGAATTCACACCTTTGAATGTCCAACCAGACAAGGTGGCTCAGAAGGTTTTCACGAGCATGTACGACGGCATCTCTACGAGTGAGATTGATAACCTCACAGCCGAGGTGGCAATCGGTATGATCACTGAGAACCCTGACTACGAGACTCTGGCGATGCGCGTGACCGTTTCAAACCTTCAGAAGACGTGCCCAAAGTCTTTCCAGGATTGTACTGATTTCCTGTACACCAAGGGTATCGTATCAGCCGAGTATTGTCAGAGTGTCCCACCCGACGTCGACTCGTGGATTGTTCCCGAGCGTGATTACCTCTTTGGATATTTCGGAATCAAGACCCTCCAAAAGGGCTACCTGAACACCAATGAAACTCCTCAATACCTTTTCATGCGCGTGTCCATCGGTATACACGGACTCGACTCCACCCGTGCCCGGGAGACGTATGACCTGATGAGCCAAAAGTTCTTCACGCACGCGACCCCGACTCTCTTCAACGCGGGGACGCCTCGCCCACAGATGTCAAGCTGTTTCCTAGTAGCCATGAAGGATGACTCGATTGAGGGCATCTACGACACGCTCAAGGAGTGCGCTCAAATTTCCAAGTGGTCTGGTGGTATCGGAATTCACTGCTCGAACATCCGAGCGAACGGTTCACCAATCAAGGGGACGAATGGCGTAGCTGACGGGATCGTGCCCATGCTTCGTGTGTTCAACAACACAGCCCGGTATGTGAATCAGGGTGGCGGGAAGCGAAAGGGATCCTTTGCAATCTACCTCGAGCCTTGGCACTCTGACATTATGGAGTTTCTGGAGTTGCGTTTGAATCAGGGGGACGATGAGATGCGCTGCCGAGACCTTTTCACGGCGATGTGGATCCCCGACCTCTTCATGCAAAAGGTTGAAAAGGACGAGGATTGGTATCTGATGTGCCCAAGCGAATCCCCTGGACTGCCTGATGTGTACGGCGAGGCTTTTAACGAATTGTACCGTATGTACGTGGCACAGGGGCGTTTCAAGCGACAAGTCAAGGCGCGCACAGTTTGGGACGCAATCCTGAAGAGCCAGGTGGAGACTGGAACCCCCTACATGTGCTACAAGGATGCCGCCAATGAAAAGTCAAACCAGAAGAATATCGGCGTCGTCAAGTCGAGCAATCTTTGTACCGAAATTATGGAAGTCAGTGGTCCAGATGAGACGGCTGTGTGCAACCTGGCGAGCATCTGCCTGCCTTCATTTGTGACGGGTCGTGAATTTGACTGTCAAAAACTCGCCCAAGTGACTCGAGTCATTACGCGTAACCTGAACCGGGTAATCGACAAGAATTATTATCCAAACGAGGCGGCTCGCAAGTCGAACATGCGTCACCGCCCTATCGGTATTGGGGTCCAAGGTCTCGCTGATGTTTTCATGATGCTCGGTCTTTCGTTCGATTCTGTCTCGGCTCGTGAGATTAACAAGGAAATCTTCTCCATCATATATTTTGCGGCTCTCGAAGAGTCGTGTCTGCTCGCAAAAGAGGAGGGACCTTATGAGACATTTAAGGGATCTCCCGCACACGACAAGAAGCTTCAGTTTGACCTGTGGGGCAAGACTGATCACGGTTTCGATGACCTCAAAGACCGTATTGTCAAGTGGGGTCTTCGCAACTCCCTGTTGATTGCGCCCATGCCTACCGCCTCAACAGCCCAGATTATGGGGAACAACGAGGCGTTTGAGCCGTACACGACCAACATCTACCTTCGCCGAACATTGGCAGGCGAGTTTGTCATGGTCAACAAGCACCTGGTCAGCGACTTGCAGAAGATTGGAAAGTGGGACAAGGACATCAAGACGGAGATTGTGCGCAACGGCGGATCTGTTCAAACGCTCGATATTCCCGACAACCTCAAAGAGATTTATCGCACCGTGTGGGAGATTTCTCAAAAGTCTATTATTGACATGAGCGCCGATCGAGGACCTTACATCGACCAGTCTCAATCGCTCAACATTTTCATGGAGAACCCCACACTGGCAAAGCTTTCGAGCATGCACATGTACGGCTGGAGTAAGGGGCTCAAGACGGGTATGTACTACCTGCGGACTCGCTCAAAGGCAAAGGCACAACAAGTGACGGTGCCCGTCGCGCAGAAGCCGACTCAGGAGCAGATCCTCGCGTGCTCGCGTGAAAACCCCGAGGCGTGTGTCATGTGCTCAGGTTAGACAGACTTGAAGTACCACGTCCCAAAAGGCATCATCTTGGCGCGGCGACCCTTGGAGGCCAAGATGCCCTTGCTACTACGGGAACCTGCCGGATAAAGCCTCATCTTTTTAGGCATCTTGCGCCTGCGGTTATATTCATTAATTAGGGCTCTTAAATGGGACTTTTGGTGAAGGGGCGTGGTTGATTTCTTTGCGATGATCTCGGCGGACCGAACCCATTCTTTCCCCAGACCTGCAGGAGTGGGACCTGGTGTCGGCAAGAGCAGGACCTTCATAAGGGTTACGGCTCCTCTGTAGGAAAATATCATGTTATTATTAACCAATACAAAATTATCACCGGTCAGGTGTTATTGGCAACTTAAAAATTAAAAAATTTAATTTAATATGTGGAAGAACCTTCCAACTGATCTTATTAGATGGATAATTGAACATTCAGAGCCGTCTATAGATGTTCAATTAGCATTCAAAATTCCTCCAAAAAAGATAAACGAGGCAAAGTCATTCCGTCTTTGGTGGCTCCTCAAATCTCATGATGGGATTATTTATAATATAGAATCAAAATCACTTCATATATTTCGCATCCCAGGGTTTCATATTATCCGGAGACCTATAGAACTCAGTTATCACACGGCAGGTCTACATGTATTTAACGATCGTGAAGAGGAGCACCTGTTGGAAATTACGGCTCCGTGTGGATGCTTCCAAGGAAAAACGTCAAGCCTTTCGTGGACTACAGAAATGCGCATCCTCCTGAGGGGCTCAAAACTTGCCTGATGCTGCCATTCGCATTAAATTATTGTATGCTTTTCTATTTTTTGATATAAATTCAGGTGTTCTTCCGGGTGATGGTCTTCTGGGAGAAGGTGTTTTATATTGTATTTCACTAATCCTGGGTTTCCCCCCAAGCCTGACGGCTATGCGTCCGCGCCATGAGTTGAACTTCCCCTCTTTATTGAAAACATTGGTTTCTTGCCTAAAATAATTATTCTTCTTTAATTCAATATTTGCAAGCACATTTTTCATAAATTTCGTCTTGTTATTTCTCTCCAAAATATTCATAATTTCATTTCTTAATTTAGAATACTTAGGCACTGACCCTGGTTTAAGGTAAAGTTTATTAGCCTGATTTATGAGAGATTTCAGGTGTGTATTGATGTTGACTGGTGGCTGGCGCCGCGCTACACTCTGACGCGCGACGCTCTGACGCACCCGCTGAATCTTGAGTTTCGCAGCTGCCCGACGAAGAGCCTCCCGCCCACGCCGAGCTGCATTAGCTTTTCTGGTAGCTCTGTGTCTCGCGAGAGTAGCAGGAGAATTGGGACCGCCTAGGGAAGCGAATAAAGATGCAACGCTTTCCAAACCAGATCGCATATTTACTTAAAAATATCAGACATTTTATTTATAATGGTATTCTGGAATGAAATTGATAGGATGAATATAGACTGGTCACAATTCGGGAAGGAGGAGGGGCGCTGGAAGTACAACCTCGGTTCGGGACCTATGCGTTTTCAGATACCACGCGGTAAGTGTACATGGGGAGTATCTGCTTACAAGTCTTTTCAGATTGATATTTCTGATCCAAAATTCATTGAGTGGTGGAAAGACCTCGAGTCTCAGATATGTCCCCAGGGTCCCTTCAATTCTAATATAAAATTGACAGATAACGGGGCGTCCCTACGCATCAAGGTGGATGATGCGACGTATATTTTTGATGAAAATTCAAAGCAGGTCACGCCCGTAGTTGAAGAGGGGCTCTTCAAGGGGCGTGATCTGTCCTGTTTGATTGATATCGAGTCTAATTATTTTTTCAGGGGATCTTGGGGACTTACCGTACGTGCTTATCAGGTGAAATATTACGGGGGACCTGAGGAGCCAAAACGAGAGGTTTTTGCTGAGGAGCCACCACTCAAAAAGGGAATCTGCGCATTTATTTAAACCCGCCGCCGACGACGGGGTGGGACGCGGTACCCACCCGACTTGGCTGCAACGTAACTAGTAGATGAACCGTAATAATAATTGGGTCTTACTGGAACAATACGCTTTCCGTTGTTCCTGTAGACTGCATTACGATTATTCACCGGTTTTAACCGGTTATTCATATTGTAAATAAAGAGAAGACCGCGGTTATTCTCGTAAATCCAGCGCTTATCGCGATTCAGTTTTTTAGTTTTAGTTACAGTTGAGTTTTTGGATTTTACTTTAAATAAAAGACGCAGTAAATTTTCTCTATTGCTCATTAATTTAAGGTGTGAAAATTATTTACTTGCTGTAGATTGCGCGCGCGCGAGTAAGCAGGGGTCCCTGGACCAGCGCAAAGCCCTTGATGCCCAGCTCCTTCTTCGCCTTCTGGACAGCCTTGATCCATGGGTTGGTCTTCGCATCCTTGGACTTTGCCTTGGACACAAGCTCACCTGACTTGCGGTCCTTCTTGAGGTCCTTCTTGGTAAGACCGCCTGCAGTCTCGGTAGCGTTTCCGTGGTACACTTGAGCGCGCGTGCCGACAGTCATTTTACTAAGTAATGATATTTTATTTACACAGCGAAAATCTTCTTCAAAGTTTGTACGTTAATCTTCGTCTTGGGGATGTTGGGGATGACAGTTTCGAGCCGCGGGTCGTTCAAAATCTCCGCGCAAATCTTCGCCTTGCCGTCCTGCAGATTCATGATGCTCATCTCGACGCTCGGGAGGCTGTCGTCGCCCGTGTACACCAGTCTCCGCACGATGACCGGCTTGAGCTGCCCAGTGCGATGCGCCCGCCCGATAGCCTGCAACTCCGTCGCAGGATTCCAGCTCGGGGTCGTGATATAGACGCGCGTCGCTTCTTGGAGGTTAAGACCCACACCGCCCGCCTTGATCTGGATAAGCAGAACTGAGTTTGACAAACCCGTCTTGAATTCAGCAATCCGCTTCTCCCGGTTTTCACCAGTTACCGAGCCGTCGATACGCATGACCGGCAGCTCGATATCACACAGCCTCTTGTGAATCTCATTCATCTCTCCGGTAAACTGGCAAAAGATGAGCGCCTTTTCCTTGGGATGGGTCTGGATAAGCTCCATGAGAGTCTCCATCTTTTTGGAGCGTCCTTCCCACAGGACCGGATCCGACTCTTCTTTGCGCGCCATGCCGTCCAGGTAAAGCTGCGGAAAGCACAGCACTTGCCGCACACGCAAAAGTGCCTCCAGAAGCTCCATCTGGCGGTAGTTCACATTCGCCATCCCTATGACGGACCGGACCACATCTTGACCGTAGCCAAACACCTCGGAATAAAGATCACGTTCCTCAGGGTACATCTCGAGCTCCAAATTCTCAAAGTCGCACTTGGGCAACTCCAGACGCTTATTGTGCTGAGCCAAATCCACCTTGGTGCGCCGCATAACATACTTCTTGCGGATATCCTCAGTGTAGCCCTGCACATAATCACGTGGAATTCCCAGCCAAGCCGCCAGCGTCACAAAGTCGCGCATAGAATTGAAGACGGGTGTGCCGGTCAAGATCCAGCGAATATCAGACTGCAAAATCTTGCAGACGATGTAGGTCTTACTCTTGGGGTTGCGAATCTCGTGACCTTCATCAAGGATAACGCGGTCCCATTTCACTCGCGTCAGAGGACAGATCTCCCGAGGGAGTACCGAATAAGGAGCCACAATGATATTAGGAAACGGCTTAGAGGAGTCAGGCATTTCCCGCTTGTTACCGTTGTACGTATAGACAGTCAGGCTCGGCGCGAAGCGCTGAATTTCAGAAACCCACTGACCGACGATTGACTTTGGCACCACGATAAGAGTCTTTGGGCGGAGATTGATGAGCATTGTGGCGATAATTTGGACCGTCTTTCCCAGACCCATCTCATCGCACAAAAAGCCGCCAGGATAATCAGGCGCAGTCTCGCGCGCCGTCATCCACTTGACTCCATCGTGCTGGTAAGGCGAAATCAGACGAGTTTTGAGCAGTTTGGACATTTTGGTTGTTTGATTCTCTGGGGTGGGCTCGAACCCAGCTGACGACATGACACGAAATTTTCCGGGGTCTCCAAATTTTGTCTTGGTCTGTAATAGTAATGAGCGTGAGGAGACACAATTTGTGGACTCAGGCTTTATCATCGGCTGGACCATCCAGAAGAAATGCTCTCGCGAATCAGGTGGCTCTCGCAGCTGCATCAAATCAGCAAGCAGCAAAACTTGCGTCTGAAATGGAAGCGACAAAACTTGCACAGGCAATCATGGGTCTCATCAAAAAGGGCATCAAGCCAAGTGAACAAGTGACCGAGGCTGCAATAACCACCCTTTCGCAGTCTAACAACAAGAGCGCAGTGGTTCAAAAAGTGCTTGATATCTTGGCTCAGTCTCTCAAGGGACCGCCGCGCTTTGTCAGTAAGGAGTCAGGTGGTAACAAAAATGTACCGATGACTACCCTTGCACCCAAGTACTTGAACAAGAAACTTTCAAACTCTATTTTGGCAATTATCAAGGGTCAGGTGCACCCAAAGACTGTGAATGATATTTTAACAAAGTCTCCACAGAATAAAATAACTTCTGCAGTTGAAGCCGTTGGTGCCGCTGCTGCCGCTGGTCACGCACCCAACAAGATTAACGCAGTTGTTCAGGATTCATCATCAAGAAATTTAGTAAACAAATTGGTGGCTCTCATCACCACGCCTATCACCACTGGACCTTTGAAGCCAGGAAACACCACTGAACCTTTGAAGCCAGCAAACACCACTGGACCTTTGATGCAGGCAGAGGGACGCGCAGGTTTTGGAGGGTTTTTCAGCAAACTCTTTGGGGGTCGCCTTAAATTCCCAGTACTTGGATCATTCGTGCTTGATCCATCCAGTTACCTTCCTCAGTTTATCAACGGTGTCGCTGTTCAGTATTCATCTGCCAAGGGATATTTCATAGATGTTCGTGGAAAAATTGTACGTGTTTTCCATCGCGGAAACAAGCTCGTCTCGCAAGAAGGTGAGGTGGCTGAACCAGCATCTGCAAATCAAAATGCAAAGAACAAAATTGCTCAACTTTTACAAGCACTCAGTGCGCTTTCAGAGGCGACAAAGAAGGCGGCAGCTGATTATTTGAAGGCGGTTCGTGAGGCTCAGTCGGCTTCGAACGCAAACAAGGCGAACAAGGCGGCTGCTGCTGCCAAGGCGCGTCTCGAAGCTATTGAGGCTGAGAAAAAGGCTATTGCAGCTTTCGCCGAACTCACGGCACTTTACAAGACTTTGTTCAAGGTGAATGGAACTCAATCAAATGTCAACATAAACTCGAATGAAGTTTTCAATGAGCTTTATTCGACCAGATTTTCGAAGATGTCTTCAACTGCTCGGACACGCAAATTGGCTGAACTTTTGAAAAAGTATCCACCAGGGTCCAAGGCGCGTGACATTGTAAAGACTCGTACACTCGAGGAGATTCGGAATGCTGGGCAGAACCGTAATGCTGCCGTGGCACAGCGTCGTCTTCAGAATTTGCGCACAAATATTCGACCTGCCCTGAGTCTGTTGTACAACCGGAACCTCACGCGTGCTCTGGGAGTCGAGGGGAATCGCGCTGTTCAAAACTTGCGAGTAAACAATAGAACTCCCCGAAGCGAGTACGGTCGGCGTGGGAACGAGTACGGTCGGCGAGGGAACGAGTACGGTCGGCGTGGGAAGTACGGGAACGAGTACGGTCGGCGTGGGATGTACAGGAACGAGGGACGACGGAGCTACGGGAACGAGTACGGTCGGCGTGAGATGTACGGGAACGAGGGACGACGGTATAACGGGAACGAGGGGGTGCGTCGGAGGCGCCCAGAGGGACCTTCTGAGTACTCTAACGCAGCTGCAGCCGCTCTCCCAATGAACCAGAAGAATGCCATCACAAACGCAGGAGGTGTAAGAACAGCCATGAATACCGTTGCAAGTGTGCCTGGTGGGGCGACTGAGGTTGCAAAGGCGGCAGAGGCACTTAATGAGACGAATGGAAATGCCACTAAAGCCGTGAATATCAAGGGTGCAAGTCCTACCGCAGTTCAGGCTGTTCAGAAACTCGGTGGTCCAAATAACGCCGTGTATGTTCTTCACGGACTGAATACACTGTCCCAGAAGCCCTCCACTATCCGACGCAAAGCGGCAGCTCCTGCCTCTCAAAAGAGAAGAAAGCCTCTCAAGATTCGGGTCGCAGAGCTGAACCGTGTGATTAACGCAGTCAAGAAACAGAAACTGATTTCTCTGGTGGCACACAACGTTACCAAGACGCACAATATCCACCCCAACGACGAGAAGAAGAAAAAGTATTACAGGAAGATTATCAAGGCTAATATTCTCAGAACAAAGTTTGCCAAGATTGTGAAGAAAGCTGCTAAGAAATAAATTAAAGTACTATATTAATGGGCTCTGGATCTTCCGGACCTGTTGGACCTATTGGACCCCCCGGACCTGCTGGACCTGCTGGACTCGCAGGAATTGCCGGTGCAATCGGACCTCCAGGAACTGCTGGTCCTCCCGGACCTCCAGGAACTGCTGGTCCTCCCGGACCTCCCGGAACTGCTGGTCCTCCCGGACCTCCCGGAACTGCTGGTCCTCCCGGACCCCAAGGATATTCATCTGGATCTGCGGGATCTTCTATTAGCACCCAATCATCAATGTCAGAGGGACCATCTCAAAACGTAAGAAATATAACAGCTGCATTCGGAGGTATGGACATTTATGAACAAGCCGGACCCAACTGTGTAAAAGCTTTTACTATCTTGGTTCGTCAAATAGACGAAATGGGTCTCAAGGTTGTCCCAGAAAGTCAGCAGTGTCCTTCAGGGACTTATATGCCCGGTCCTGCTTTAAATGGATATAATGGGTGTTTTCCAAATGGCGTCAATGAGAGGCAATTTATGGAAAAAATTATGCCAGCTATGCAAAATGTTCAAAATTGTTCTAATCAAGGAGATAGGAGGTCTTACTTTACATCAAATCGCCCGGCAGCGTTTGCGCCCGAACCGTACGATCGGTGGCGTTAAAATTTTCGTGTCATGTCAAAGTTAGGGTTAAGGTTGAGTACACATAAACAAGACAACTACTATGGACACTTTCGACTACATTCGTTCTCTTTCAGAGATTCACAAGGGACTCACTGGACGGTCGGACGGTCTTCCAGATCCGTCATGGGTCCGGATCACGACAATCACCATGTGTTCTAAATTTCTGGAAGATATCGATCTTCCCAAGTTTCGCGAGAATTTCAAGAAACTTGAGACGGTTACTGTTCGGCGCAAGGGGTCCAAGTTTGGGGGATTTGAGTGGCGTATGTCTGACACTGCATTTTACAACCAAGTGACCATCGGGTACCGCGACGCATATTCTCGCAAGTCTATCAAGATATTCCCGAACGGGTCTATCCAGGTAGCTGGGTGCTCGGATCTCCTTGACTGTCGTAGAATATTGGGTCAGCTGTCCTTTATTTTGAAGGTTGTTCTCGGTCGTGATCATGACATCCCGGTGGATGAGGTATCAGTCAAGATGATCAACACTAATTTTTCTCTCAATTCTTCTGTCAACTTGAACAAGATTATCCATAAGCTGTCGCACCCTCCTTTTCGCGTCACCTACGACCCCGACCGGTACAGCGCAGTCAAGGTGAAGTTTGTTCCAGGACCAGATATGAAGCAGGTGACCGCCAGCATCTTCAGCACGGGCAAGATTATCGTGACCGGGGCGCAGACTCTACAGGAGATTGCTCAGGCATTTTCAATTTTAAACCAAAATTTGAGAGACCCAGACATCTATGTCAAGACGGTGAATGTGGCGGAGACTTTCGACACCATCCTGGGAGCCAAGTTCGAGGACTGGGTAGCAGTACTGGAGCGCACACAGGGAAATAAAATATAATGTAATCTCAAATGTCTACCCGTATTGGTATGGCTGATGGCCGTTGTCTCACGTCCTTCGACTCGACTAACATTGTAAATGATATCATCATGGCTAAGAATGGTATCGCGTACCAGGATAACTATGCGTACCGTCAGTTCCTCCAGGCTAAGGGTCCCGAGGCTTTTAACCTGCCCCTCCAGAACGCCGCGTGCCGCACAGGAAAGGTGGTTGTTCTCGTTGAGAATGAATAGTTAAGTCAGTTCCGTAGGAACTGTTCCGTGGGACGTACAGTCGCTGCGCGACTGGTTTAGTTAAGAACTTGGAAAGTAATATAAATATGAGCCGCATCGTCATAGATGGTAATATCGGTTCTGGCAAAACGACTCAACTCGATTTGCTAGAAAAGAAGGGATGGATAATCCAGAAGGAACCTTTGGACAAGTGGCCTCTCAAGGAGTTTTATGAAGATCAGAAACGGTGGGCATTTTACTTTCACATGGTTCTTCTCCAGACGCTCCAACCTATCGAGACGTCCAATCACGTCATTTACGAGCGATCTCTCTTGAGTTCCCGGTATGTGTTTTGGCCGGTCCTCATGAAAAACGGTACAGCGACTCGCATGGAAGACGACACATATTCCAAATTTTATGATAAATACGAATGGTTCCCAGACCTCTATATATTTTTGACTAAAACCCCCGAAAAATGCTACAAGCATATTCAGGCGAGGTGCCAGGCAGGCGACACGGGCGTCACTCTCCAGTATCTCAAAGACCTTCACGTTGAATATATGAATTTGATTAGAAATGCACCGTGTAAAGTCATTATTATCAACGCAGAGCGCTCTGTGGAAGAAATTCATGAGGAAATTTGTAAGCACCTATCAGTAAATGAATTGTTCGTCAATAACTCTTTCGGGAAAAAAGTGTATGAAAAAGGCTGTCGAGGACGGGAAGTGCACTGCACACCTTTCGCAAACATGTGCCGTCTGTCTTGAGGCGACCAAGCGGTCAGACAAAAAACTGAAATGCAAACATGTATTTCATTCGAAATGTATTATTAAATGGTTTGAGACGAGTATCGAGTGTCCCCAGTGTCGCATGGAACAGGATGATGATCCCATGATAGTATTTCGCAAAAATGTCGAGGATAATATGCGTGAGAAGTACCGTGACGCCATAAAGTCTCTTGAAGCCGAAGTTGCTCGGGCGAGGCGGCGTTAAGTTTCACACAGTTTAATACTTTGTTAAAATTAATGGCACGATGTGGGGCACAAACTTTATCAGGAGGGGAATGTCGACAAATTGTCAAGGAAGATGGGGTGCGATGCTTTCAGCACAGCGGACCCCAGTGTTCCGTGTGTCTCTCGTGTATGAGTAATCGACACAATATTCGCAAATTGGGGTGTGGTCATGAATTTCACACGAGGTGCCTCGAACGCTGGAAGTCCAGCTGCCGAGGTCCAGACCCAACATGTCCCATGTGCCGAGTACCCTTTGATGTGCCAACCTATAGATGCAGGCTCATCATCGAAAAAACGGGAGACGGAGCTCTTTCAATAACTGAATTTTTGAGTCAAAATGTAAATTCAATTATGGAAGGGTTTGGTTTAGATTTTCGTTCAATTTTACCAAATAATACTGGACGAATGTTAACTGATATTCATTTTGATATTGACCCCACTGAAGATCTCAGAACAATCTTAACAGAGCTTGGGTTGCCGACACCTTACCAAGACGATTAGCGTTGTTACCCGTCGTTGCCATTCCCCTCTTGACTATATACGCCGCACAAAACTTGGTATAATGAAAACCAGGTTTATAATTACGGTCGGCTTTACGAGGATCTGTTATTGTTTTTCCAGACGCATCAACAATCAGAGGTCCCCCAGCCCATCCCGTCTTGTGACTCCAGAGAGCCACTGGGAAATCCAAAACCTTGTCTTGAGGCAAACGCTCGGTTTTGTTATTTTTAACTTGTTTGTTCAAAACACGCAATTCTTCTTCGTCATTGGCAACGCGCCCGTCATTCTTATTAGAGCTAGTGGTCGCCTTTGTTAGCGCTGTCCGTATGACTGCCGGTGTGACGTGGAAAAACTTGGCAAGGGCTGGAAGCGTATCCCCAGGACGGGTTCTGTACCGAATCCCGCTAATCTCTTTGTACCAATGGAAATCACCCGTAGAGTTTCCAAAATTGTTCGATGGGGCTACGAAACACATCACCTTGTAGTATCCGGGGGGTGCCTTTGCATTTGGGTTTTTCAGTAATTTGACAGTGTCGGGGTTATCAGCCAGGACGCGTTTTGATATACCTTCACACGTTGTAAATTTCATATTATTTGAAGATATTTTCGCTTTTATACCAGGAACGCTCTTCTCAGTTCTCTTATCGGAGTATGATCCAAGAGCATAATCGTAACAGTTGTCGTGAACGACTCCCTTGGTTCCCCAGGGAGCCCACGTGTATTTGGGAGCAGAAGGGTTGCGTTTGCCTTTTCGGGTAACGTTCTTGACGGTGTCGTACCTTGGCAAGGCGGGCCAGTTAATCATAGGTATCCCATTCTTCAGCATGGCTTGTCGAATTTTTAAAATTCTTATTCCCTTCTCCAGCTTGGACTCTACCATCTTATTATTAGTTTCTTTTTTTTCTACATCTAATATAAGATGCTTTCTATCCTTGGTTCCAAGACTCGTGAGGAGCTCATCTATAACCTTATCGCCATCTCAGTGTGGATCGTGCTGATCACCTTCCTGCTGCGTTATCTGTGGAACGAGTCCCTGGTCAAGTACATCAGCATCCTCAAGCCAGTGGACACTCTGTGGCACACTTTCGTGCTCTCAGTTGCCCTGGCTATGTACAAGTTCTAAGTCTCAAGGCAATTGAGTTTTAGCAGGCGCGGGATAGCTGAGGTCAGGACCAAGCTCAGTGTATCCGTTCATAACCTGATTATTCAAAAGTAAAGTTGGAAAACCATCCACGAAATTAGGACACTGAGTCTTGGTGCAATCAACAAAATTATAAGGCATTCCTATCTTTGTCAAGTAGTCCTCCTGCTTGACACACCAGGGACACGTCTTTGATCCGTACACGATCAAGTTTCCTTTATCAGCAACTGCGCGATTATCTCCGCCAAACAATGACTGATTTTTCATCAGCAAAAGAACCAAAATCACAACAAGGAAAACAACGATCAATAGCTTCATTAGTATTACACTCTAAAAATTTTAGAGACGAGCGCCCTCTTGTTACTGATACCTGACACGTTGACTCGGCGCCGTCTCGCCAACTCTAAGAGGTAACTTATAGTTATAGCTGAGCCATTTGCATAAACCATGCGTCCACTGGGACCCTGAATCTTCAGTCGTCCTGATGCGGGACTTTTTTCGTAATTACTATTCAATTTTACGGGTGATATCCGACGATTCACCCTGACTATGGGTCGTGGAGGGGGTGCAGTGCGTTTCGCGACTACGACTGGTAAAAGCTTGCGTGGTTTGAAGAGTTTTTTACCGGTTGCAAGCCGACTGGGTGCGCTACCGCCCCGGAGTTTAGGAGTCGCCTTGCGTTTTTTAAGCGTCAGGCTTCTCACTCGGACCGGTGAAATTGTCTTGCGTTTAATGACTCTCATCTTGCGTAACCGGCTGCGAGCATTCATCAAATTGAGTTGTGTTATAGGATGCGATGTTATGTATCTATTGTGCAAAAGTTTGAAAAGTGAAGGAAGACCAGGATAGGTTTTGCCATATATGAGTCGCGATTCATTCACATATGCACTTTTTTCACCTCGGTATCCATCTGGCAAGGCTGCGTTCAAAAATGCCATGGTTTTTGGAAAGCGAGTTTGACCCTTATTATCCTTTATCCACATGAGCATATTATTCAGAAAAAGATGCTGGTCGTACCTAATGTCAGTTCTGGGACCAACACCCCAATATGACGCAGTTTTTGTTCTATTTGCCGTGTTGACGGCTGGATTGGTCCCGTTCTCTAAAAGGCGAGACCACCCAAAATCTCCAATTAGGAAACCTCTGTCCGCGACGAAAACATTTTTAATATGTAAATCATTGTGACGAAAATATGGATACTTTTTCTGAATCTTGTATAATGTTCTGAGAATGCTTGAAATAATATGACGCATGACACCATCATTCAGGGTTCTTTTCTTTGAGAGCCAGTCTGTAAGATCTCCACCGGAACAATACTCCATGTAAATTACAGACTGCTTTGATTTATTATAACTTCTTGAATTTTGTACATTAGGCATGTTAATCATATCAGAATTTATAAAATTTTTACATTTTATAAGCTTCATAATATTGACAACTCCATTGCGTGCAGCGTTGTAAGCAGCTTTTTGATTATTAAATTCAACTTCGGATGGCTGAGGTTCCCTGCGACTATTAGCTGCTAAATCAAATGGGACAATTTTCATAGCAAAAGGGTGAGAACCATTTGAACGTTCTGAAACGACAAAGACTATGCCTTGGCGACCCTTCCCGATGGGTCGGAGTTGCCTGGTTTTAAAACGCGCGTTGTAAAATTTTGTTCGATTGTTGCAATTGTTCATATCTATTACACTATTGAGATTTTATTTGTCTCTTGTTGAGTCCTACGGACTCGATGAGTAGTCTACTCGTCGTCAGTCTCGTACTCAACCTCGCCGTCGTCGGAGGCTGGGGGGTCGGCAGTCACCACGGGCTCGTCGGCAGATGGCAGGAAAGCGCAGGGCTTCAGCTTGGTCGTGGGGGCGAGCATCACCTGCATGACGCGGATAGATACGCCTACACCCAGAGGGCTTGCCCAAATGGAGCCGATATCGATGATTGCACTGACCGTCTGACCCTTTGCCAGATCAGTCAGAGGAACTACGGTGCGCTCGGCGTTGTACGCCTCGGTACCGAAAGAACCGTCGAAATTCGTCAGAACCTTGAGGTTCAGGGACGGCGAGTACCCCTCCTTGGCAGGCTTGATGATAGGCTTGTACTTGTCACCCTCAATCAGGACGGCACGGGACATCTTCTTGCCCAGGAGAGCCTCGGAATTCTTCTCGATGAAATCCAGAGCCTTCTCGTCAATCGCCTTGAACGCCGCGACAATCTCGGGCTTGTCCAGACTCAGGGGGAGGGACCAAGACTGAATCTCACCCTGCTTATTCTTGAAGGGACTCAGCCCGACAAATGCGCGAAGCTGAGGCAGCTGGAAAATCAGCTTGCCACCGCCAGCCGCGTTCAGGTAGACCGTCTTGCCACCGCTCTTGTTGGTGCGGATGTCGCCGAAAGTAACGTCGGAAGCATTGAAAGTCGTGAACATGCGGAGAGCCATTTGTACTTCTTCTACTATACCCACGCGCCCGGGCTTTAACCCATGTTTGGGCGAGACCCGAATTTTCCAAACTTCCAAATTTTTTCCCTCAACCTAAAGTAAGAAATGTCTCTGAGTTGGTTAGATCGCTTAAAAAGTTTTTTTAGCCGCGGTCAGGCTGAGAACGGTTTAAATAAAGCGACCACGGCAGTTCTTCAAAGTGCTTTGACAAACTACATCAAGGCAGTAAACAATCTGCCTACAAAGAACAGTGCGCATATTTACGGAGTTCTTATGCAGAAGAAAAACGGAACAAATGTGAGCTATAAGAATCGTATTGTGAATGCAGTGGCAAATGCGGTCGTTAAAGCACGGAAGGCGAATGTCATGATGAAAGCTGCAAACGCTGGTGCCGTCTCGGAGACTGCGGCTGCTGTAGTTGTTCAGAAAGCGACGACCGCTGTGAAAAATTTGAATGCCATAAATTGGCAAAACGCGTCGGGACCTAACGGTACTCATTTGAGAGTTCACAAAAATAAGAATGGCAAGTGGCAGTTTCACCCAAACAATAGCAATTTCGCCACAAAAGGTGGATGGACAATAAGCAACAACGGTATTAGTCTCATGAAAGCTGCTCCCGCTATGACAAATGTTCTTACTAATTTAACAACTGTTGGTGTTAACGGAACGAATGTGAAATATGGTAAGAATAAGAATGGCAAGTGGCAGTTCAACAAGAATACTCCAAACAATATTCGGTCCGCGTGGACAATAAGCAACAACGGTTCATTGGTTAAAAAACTTGCTGAGGCTACCCAGAGCCCAGCTACCCAGCGCCAGGCTCCTCCCAGCAACGGAGCGGGTGGCAACAAAAATATGGCTCTTGTAAACAGAGCAATTGCTACTAAGGAGTTGACCGAACTTAATTCTGCCAAACTTCTCAATGCCGCTGCCAATAAACTGAAGAATTCTAATAACAAGAATTTGAAGAGCAATTTTGTAATTTTTGCAAAGAAACAAATAAATAAAATGAACAACGAGAATAACAAAAAGACAGTTAGAAATGCTATTATGAAGGTATCACCCGAAAACAATATGTTCAAACAGGCTAATACTGCCGCTAACAATGCGAAGAGGAACGCACTGCAGCAGGGAAAAACTGAGCAGACGGCGAACAACAATGCGGCGAAAGCTGCCGCGGCGGCAGCAGTTGCGGCTGCTCCACCCGGAGCCAATGCCAATGCAGTTAGGCAGGCGGCAAATGCGGCAACACTCGCTGCCGGTGCAACTCCCACGGCGGCTAACACAGCCTCACAAATGGTTACACAAAAATTGAAGGAGGAGAAAAAAAACTAACTGGGTCCGCCGCCACTCGTCAAACTTCGGCGGATCAGATTAACAATGCAAACCCAGCAGGGACCCCCATTTCTCAACCTAAACGCATAAACACCAACTTTCCAGAAACAATGAATGTGATTGTCCCAGGCACCACTCATCAGGTGCACATCGAGCGCAACAACAAGAACACCGAGTGGAGATTTTATAACTCCAATAATGCAAAGAAATACGAACTCCTCAATAGGAACACTGAAACTCCACGTATACGTAATATAAACAACGTCGGCTCCGTAAATATTTTTAAGCAAACCACGGCGGGTCCAACCAAGACAATCTACGAGGAATATCCTCTTCTGAAGCGCGTAGAGACTGTTCTAAATTCAGTCGAAAATAACGAGAACTCTACAGGTCGCGCTCAGTACAATATTCTCCAGACCCCACAGGGAACTGGTAAGAGGGCGCATTTTGGTAAATTTATGAACCAGTTCAACTGGTCAAAACTCAAGAACGATCAGCGGCTATCCGCTGCCCAGAAAAAGACGGTCAACAAGATTCTGATTTCTCTCAAGGTTCCGGCGCGCGACAAGTTTAAAAACCGACCGGCAATCATGTTCGATCCGACCGGTATGTCTGACGCACAGATCAACAAAAAGGTCAGGGATTCTATCGCCACACGGCCCGCCGCACAGCGCTCACCCAACGCGAACATCTTCTATAATGCCAAACAGACGTTCAACAACCCTACTTTTGAAAAAAGTAACAACGCAGCACAGCAGGCGCGGCGTCAATACCTTGAGACACGGTAATTAAACCAGTCGCGCAGCGACTGTGCGTCCCACGGAACAGTTCCTACGGAACTGACTTAATTAAACTCTTGGCAACTATTAAATGTCCGCCACTCTCATTCCCATGGCAACCTATGTTCTGGTTGCCAACCCAGCAACATACAAATGCGTCCGGAGCATTCTGGGCAACTGGGTCGCAAGCGCCGATGGCGTCGCTACCCTTGCCGGTCTGGTCCTCCACTCACTTGTATATGTTCTCCTGACTGGTCTGATCCTCATGATGATCATGCCACGTGGGTCAGGCTATGCCCCAGGTCCCTCCAACAGCCCCGCCCCCGCCCCTGTGGGTATGGTGCAGCAGGCACAGGCTGGTATGGCAAGCGGACTTCAGGGCTTGGCATCCATGGTCGCCCCTAAGTAAAGAGACAAGTTGCGTAGCAACTTAGACCGAGGGGGACAGGTCCTTCGGACCTGGACTAAATTCTAAACCAATATTAAGATGGCACTCGTAAACTACTTGATTCCTCTTATCGCGTTTATGGTGCTTGCAAATCCCGCCACCTTCAAGGCGGTTCGGGGCGTCGCAGGCAACTGGGTCGCAAACAACACCGGGCTTGCCAGCAACACTGGTCTGCTTCTCCATGCACTCATCTTCGTGATTGTCGTTGGATTTATCATGACCCAGTTTGGGAAATCGAGTTATATGACCGAAGGCGGCATGACCTTTAAGACGCGTGACGATGCGGATGATTCCGATAATAAGCATTTTCAGGAAAACCGCATCGTCTACGCTGTAACCAATTAATTTCTTTGCAAATATAAAATGTCCCAGCTTATTGTTCCAGGTGTTGCTTTCGCCATCGCTTCCAGCCCAGAGACCTTCAAGCTGATGCGCTCCGTCGCAGGCAACTGGGTGTCCAGCGCCGAGGGCGTGGCAACCCCAGCAGGTCTGTTCCTGCACACCCTGTTCTTCCTGCTTGTCCTGTTTCTGACCGGCAAGTACCTGCCCAAGCTCCTGCCAATGGCATCCGGCTACACACACATGAAGCCCATGGATCAGTCTCCTATGATGTAAAATTTTAGAACTCTTCACCCCCGAAGATTCTTTTAGAACTCTTCGTCAAACCGAATAGAATCTCCCTCTGTAACCATATGTTTTGAATAGTCCCCGACCCTCTTCTCAAAGAAGTTGGTCTTCCCTTCCAACGAGATGTTCTCCATCCAGTCGAAAGGGTTCTTTGCTCCGTAAATAGGTTGTTCCCCAAACTGGGTCATCAAGCGGTCAGCCACAAACTGAATGTACTGGGTCATTTCTTGAGCATCCATACCGATCAACTTGCATGGAAGTGCCTGGGTGATAAACTCGCTCTCCACCTCACAAGCCCATTGAACAATCTTGTGAATATCCTTGGAAGGGCATTTCTCCACAAGATGTGAATAGAGCGTCACTGCAAACTCCTGGTGGAGCCCCTCGTCCCTGGAAATCAGCTCGTTGGAAAAACTGAGTCCAGGCATAAGTCCTCGCTTTTTCAGCCAAAATATAGCACAGAATGAACCCGAGAAGAAGATGCCTTCCACGCAGGCGAAGGCTATCAGCCGCTGCGCAAAAGGCGAGTCCTGACTCATCCATGACATTGCCCATTCTGCCTTTTGTTTAACTGCGGGGGAAGTCTCTATGGCTCTAAACAAACTTTCTTTCTCCGTAGGATCTTTCACCAGCTTTTCAATCATCAGCGAGTACGTCTCCGAGTGAATCGACTCGTTAAACGCCTGATATGCATAGAAAGACCGAGCCTCTGCAATTTGAATATCTTTTGAAAAATTTAGGTCAATATTCTCCATAACGATACCGTCACTCGCTGCGAAAAATGCGAGAACCATCTTGATGAAATGGCGCTCGTCGTCATTGAGTTTGTCCCAGTCCTTGATATCAGAGCCAAGATCAATTTCCTCGACGGTCCAAAATGAACCAATTGCTTTCTTATACAATGCCCAAAGATCCGGATACCGTATAGGAAAGGTTGTGAAACGAGAATTTGAAGGAACGAGAAGGGGGTCCTCCATTGTTAACATTACGCGTCATTTTTTTAAGCTCGGTCTACGGGCGCTGGAGTTGCACCGGTGCTTACGTAGGGAATAGGTGGGGTAGCGATTAGTGCTGGGGTGTACTGTGCTTTTGTCGTATAATCTGGTGTAGCGCTATTTGTCATTCCATAAGGAGGAATTCCCATCGGACTCTTTGAACGACAGTCTCCGTTGGAATCCGTACCATTCGTTGAACAACAGTCTGAACCGTATGTTCCGGTGCTCGGCGAGCCGTCGGGTGTACACTGTTCAGGATTTGTTGTAGTTTGTATGGATGACGTGAATCTCCACCACCACATGAACGCTACACACACACCCAAAAGTAATAATATAGTAAAAAACAAGTCCCATGAAAAGCGGGGCTTTGGTTGAATAGGAATTCCTGGTAATGAAACCAAGGGATTATCAATTGGCAAGGTGAAGGTCACCTGTGCCATCTATAATACATAAAGATATTTTTGGTAGTTGGTAATATGGAGGATACAGTCAAACGTATCGCGCTTCGGCTCAAGTTGCGCCACGTGTCTGGAAGTGTCGTACATCATGTGGCTCTTTTGAAGAAAACTCTTGATCAACAGGGAATTGCTTGTGAAATGATCAAGGGTTTTTGTGTAATTACTGAATCCAAGGAGGCGTGCGAACATTATTGGATCCGTCATAAACAGACTGGGTTAAACTTTGACGTAGCCTTTGAAGTTGCCAAGCTCAGGAGCCCCGAGCTGCAATCTCTAAATCCGGTTCTTCTGGAGTCGTGCCCCCCCGGGTTGAACCATTCAGACGAGAAGGAGACGATGATCCGCGAGGAGAATTTCCGTTTGTTTGAACTTTACCAACAAGACCCCAAAGCATTTTGGCGCGAGGCTCCCCGAGACGTGACAAGTTTTCATTACTAAAATCAGTCACTGACTTCCTGGGCGACCCGGTCACGGCTGCTGCCGCCATATTAAGCAAGTTGAATCTTTCCTTCTTTGGTATTTCAGTAAATGCTAAATGATTAGCAATTCTCTTTTCAATAGGATTTCCTTGTTCGAGAGCAGTGTTGAACTCACCGAAACAATCTGTCAAGAAAGCCTGACCGTCTGTAACCCGATTTGCAGGTTCAATACTGAGTTCCTTTGAAATCTTGAGAGCCAGGCGCTTCATGAGGATCGCGGCGCGCAGAGCATTTGTCATCTTCTCAGTAATTTTCATATACAATTGAATCGACCCGAGGACACCAGTCCCGGCTGATAATATAGCATTGAGAACACTCACAAACTCCTGTCTAATAAAGGAATTTAATCCAACTGCTGTTAAAGCATTAATAGAAGAAACAATTAGAATAGGTATATTGAATTTTGTTGAAAGCTGTTGATAATACATGTGATCTTTGCTGTGATGATCATAATATGTATTGCACTGTTGCTCAAGTTTCGTAAGAAACTCCTGTTCGTCAGGGTGCCACCTCATCTCATCAATCGTCATAACATTTGATGACATTATTTTTGTACAATCAATTTTGTTTCAAAATTAAACGCACCCACGGAACAGTTCCTACGGAACTGACTTAAAAAAACTTTGAGTTGCTCTCAACTTCGATAATTTCACTCATTCTCCCAGGGAGTCGACCTCTAATCGACTTGTACACCATATTGAAAATAGGATTGGCGTTTGTGATTCGAATCTTCTCGACGATATTCTTGTCAGGGCGAATATGAGTCAACAGCTCCAGAAGATGGAGTGCCGTATCTGAATTTAGTTTTGAAATTGGTACACCCTTGAGGTTCAACTCAATAATCTCCTTCAGGTTGTGCTGAATAACATAATCATCAAGCTGTTGAATGACTGGGCGAATTTCAGACATGAATTGAACCGTCTCAGCAGGAGTCTTTGGCTGGCGCTGAATATATTTCATACCCAAAAATTCAATGTTTAGGTACTTGCCATTTGGATAAAAGACAAGTAGATCAGACATTTGCTTGAGTTTTTTACGTTCAACTTTTTTAAGACAATCTGGTAATGATTGAAGAGCTTTCTGTAATCACGGGTGCATATCTATTATATGTATTATTTAGTGATTTTCAATTGGTTGGACGTATTTTGTATATTATTTTAGCCTTTTCTATCCTCAAATTCTTCCCAGCCAAAACCAGACTCCTTCTCCAAGCCACCCTTGCTTGGAATGTGTTTGAACTCACAGACGCGTTCCTAAAATTAACAAATTATGATGACGAAGATTATAAATGCACATATACTGCATCAACCTCGAAAAGCGAGAAGACAGACGAAAAACTGCTGGAGTTGAATTCTCCAGAGAAGATCTCGATGTCGAATTCTTCAATGCTACAGATGGACGAATTGACACACCAAGAGGACTCTATGTCAGCCCCTCAGAGTACGGATGTGCAATGAGTCACTCGAGGATATGGAGGGACATAGTTGATAAAGGGTATGAATCAGCTATAGTTTTTGAAGATGACGTGTGCCTAATTACTAATTTTAGATCAAAATTGCTTGAGGTCATGGAGGATGCTCAAGGGTTCAAGTGGGATATTATCCACCTGGGACCTATAATGCCCATATCGAAAGAGAAATGTGTAGATGGACTTACACTTTATGAAGGAAAGTCACTCGGGACTCACGCATATATAATAACTCTCGAGTGTGCTCGTAAGATTTCAGTATTTGACCCAGAACTTCTTCAGGTTCCAGTTGATTTTCAACTCAATAGATTTCCTTTAAAAGTGCTATGTACAGGGGAAGCACTTGCAAAGCAAGAGTCTATGGATAGCGAACCTCTTGTTGGACTCTGGAAGTCAACCTGGAATGGTGATATAGGTATTGATCGGACTTTTGATTTAAATTACCTCATCAGATTCTGTACCAAGCGATTCAGAACACTCATCGTATTCTTCACCGCCATCTTCGTCTGGTTTTTCACTCGGGGTTAGCGTGATCATCTTTCTCATAAAAGGCGGGAGGAATCCCTTGACAGCCTCGATGAATGCAAATACAATAGGGCTATTTGTGTTTGAAATATTGAAGCCATCAAGCAAGATGCAATTCTTTGTGTGCTGGTATACATTCCATGCAATTTTTAAGAATACATGAGGTTTCACGTGTTGAATCTGAACTCCGTCAAGGTTTGTGCTACATACTTGCCTGAGTCCTTTTGTAAGACAAAGTTCCTGAATCTTGTCAATAATTGGATAAAAGTCATCACAAAACTTGTCAGCTTCCTTCAGGTTTCTTGGTTGACACTCTATGAGCTTTTGAATAAAAATTTCTGCATAGAGTATATTGTTATCAAAATCTGGCTTGAATAAGAGCCAAGAACATTCCATCTTCAATTTTCCTATATTATAAAAATACGATAATGTCGCGAAAATATTTGGGAATGGCAAAACTTATGGGCTGATACAACATCCTGAATACAAATCCTGTATTCACGAATTGAACCTGCCGAAGAATATTATCGTCCCGTGTGTATTCAATAACCTCGGTGACTATTTTCATGATGAGTCTGAATCGCTCTATTCTCACGATACCCGCACCTGCTAAATCAGCCTTGATAATCATACCTGCAGATTTCTCACGAATTTCATGAATCATAGGTTTAACATCATCCAGATCTATCCCGTATTCTGGATAATCTTTAACAAAGAGCGTTACATGTGCAATGTTGTCAGAGTCCCAAATACATTTTATAAACTCCATATAACTATATTCAAGGTTTTTGAGTAACAAAAATAACGTATCCACAACCAAATAACACAATTCCTAAAAACATATTTGTAATTACAAATCGTTGTGGACTCGCCGGTCTCTGTTCTATAATAGCGACAGGAACAGGTACGACTGTATGAATAGGTCTGGGAACTGGAAGTTCTGCTCTGCATAAAGGACATTTTGGAAGATAGCACTGTATGTGCAATTGGTTATTACAACATCCCAATTGCACAATAGTTCCCGTGAGAGGTTCCAAACACACTGGACACTCCATTATTATTTATTAATTATTAAAATGCATCAGATGGGGCTCGAACCCATGCGCTCATATGAGCAGCAGATCTTAAGTCTGCCTCCTTAACCAACTCGGACACTGATGCGTAGCGACTCTGGTGGGGTTTGAACCCACAATCTCGGGATGGCATCGGGTGAAACAAAGTTTCTCCCTAGAAGTCCCACGCGATATCCAATTTCGCCACAGAGCCCATGAAACGTGTCCCTGGCGGGGTTCGAACCCGCGGCGTCCAGCTCACCTTTGTCGGAGCGAAACTTGTTCGCTCCTCCGACATAAGACTGGCACTCTAACCAACTGAGTTACAGGGACGTTTGGGGGCTTCCCCCATCTGAACCACCGTTTTTTTCTTTAAGAAGAGTAAGCAATGATTCAACTCGTTAGACTTTCGGCAGTTGCATATGTAGGTTTTCTGAGTTTCGTCTTTGCGTTTTTGCTTTCTCACTGGCTTGACAAGATTACATCAAATCTCGACAAGACAAAAACCAAATGGCGTACGTTCATAGAGGTGGCACTCCAGTTTGCCTTGATAGGTGCACTCATCTACCTTTCCCGTGGGCTCATCAAGAAGATTCCCTTCCCACTCGATGGCGTTTCCGGGTACAACCATAAAACTCTCGGAGAGCTCAAAGCTCTCCCACTCATCGTATTCATCTTTATGTTTTTCCAAGAGAGGACCCAAGACAAGATGAAGTTCCTTATTTCTTCACAGAGCGTCATTCCGACGAAGTTTTCGAGTACTTGAAGCACTCCCATAAGTGATTATGTGTGCGAGGTTTTGAAAGAGCTGAAAACTCGTCGATCGTGTATTCATCGCCCATAGACGTGTTACACTTTGCGCAAATAGGGCGCAAATTGTTAATATCGGTTGCACCTCCTTTACTTTCTGGTACGTTGTGTCCTACATGAAAATTAAAGGGATCCATGACGTTCTCGCACCAGGTCACAAGGCACTTGTGCTTGAACATACGGTCTCCACAATAAAGAAGCCATACCTGCTCACGCAACGCACCTGGAATTTTAGTCTTCATTATTTTAATAAATTTTTAAACCTTTAAGACTTTGAAAAACACATTATGAGTCGTCGCATGAATGTTTTTGGCTCGAGGTTCAGACTGCCCAGCTTCTCATGAAACTCTTGATTTTCACCCTTCCCTTGTATTTTTGAATTTTGATTCAAAATTGCTTCCACCTCAAGACGACTTAGTGTTATGGACCCGAGACGGAAGTCCTCGAATGCCTCGCAGGTCACAGGACACAGGGGCTTGATGAGTTCATATACCTGATTTGCCAGATCCCGAATCTCCTTCTGGGCGTGGTCTTCCATACGAAGCTCCAAAAAGTGAAGAAGGTTATGAAGGTTAATTTTCCAATAAAATTCAGTAAAGGTGCTCTGGGGCAAGTGGGTCCGAGCCAGTTCACGGGAGACTCCCTTCTTGATCATCTCGTCATATGTATGGAAAGCCAGGTCGCACGAAGCCTTTTGCTTGAGCAGCAGCAGTTCTCCCCCCTCGTACGGCTCCTCTCCTCCTTGCCCGCGATTCGTAGACTGCTGACGGAGCTCTTCGGGCAAAAAGTACTCTTCCGGTACGACAGAGTACCGAGCTGACATCTCGTTGACAGAGGCTGTGCGATGACGAAGCCACTGACGCGCTACGAAGATTGGAGCCCGAATATGAAACTTGAATTCAACCATCTCAAACGGCGTCGTGTGCTTGTGGCGCATGAGATAGCGGATGAGCGCGCGGTCATCACTCACGGACTTGGTTCCGGGACCGTACGACACGCGTGCAGCCTGGACGATGGCGGCATCATTCCCCATCGAGTCTACGAGTCGGACCGCCATTTATTTTACTACGTTTCATCTCTTTATAGTCGCGACCAGGAACGCGCCTTGTTTATAGCATATCCCTGGTTTAAAAGTTTTTTAAACTTTTTTTCTATATTGATAGCTCGTTTAGTCGATGGACTGGGGCTCTTCTTTTTTGGGCTTTTCTTCTTCTTGATTGTGAAAAAGACTTTCACACCTTTGAACATTATATAATTAGACGCGATTTTTTCAAATGTGATGCATTTGAAAAAAACGCCCCGAACAGGGATCGAACCTGTGACATTCAGATGAGCTTCGCTTTTCTAACAGTCTGACGCTCTACCGACTGAGCTATCGGGGCAGAGTGAAAGGAAGGTGGCGAGCCTTTCGGGATGCTCGTATGATGCCAGTCATATTTGCAGCCCCCTTTCGAATCTGACCTGCCGGAATCGAACCAGCGACCTAAGGATAATTGACAACCGACTACAGTCCTTCGCTCTACCAATTGAGCTAAGGTCAGGTGAGCAGTTTAGGGAGGTGCTCGGCTCCAGGGAAGGTTCCAGGGAGGATCGAACTCCCATTTCGAGATGCACCCGCTCTCAGAGTCTCATGTACTGACCATTATACTATGGAACCATTACATATTATAGATTTTCTTCACACCCAGAAGATGTCCGCGACATCCGGGACAATTGTCTCTGTCCCGGATTTTTCTCCAACATGGCTCGCATATAGTGTGTCCACAGGGGTCAAAAAATAAGTCAATATTTCGTTCCATACATATAAAACACGTAAATTTTGCGTACCGCTCTGCTTCTGTATTCTCCAACACCTTCTTCATCGCTTCAAACTGCCCCTTGAGTTCCCCACATTGTTTAGTCAGGGCATAGATTCCCTCTTCGGACTCGTAATTGTCTACTACTTCAAGGATTTTCGCCTTTAAGTCGTCAGACGGAATATTGTCTATGAAAACTTTTGCAATTTGCGAACTTTTGTGAATTTTCTCGAGTTCAGCTGTTTTGATTCCCAGGTCTCTCTTGACTTTTGCCAATTTTCGTTTAAAATTACCAAGATTCTGTTCAAACTCTTTCCAGGAGTCGTCAAGTTCACACTCTTCAGCCTGAATATGAAGGGGGGAATCCTGTGGAATTGGTGTAAAATTTCCAAGAGCAAGTTCTAAAAAAGATGTGGCTGGATCAAGGTATGCAAACGATGACATGTCTTTAATAAAAAAAATATCCTTAATTAGTAAATGTTGGGAGATTCCATCCTCGTACTGATTGGTATGCTTCTTATTGTTATGGGTGTCCAGCCCATGTTGGAGACTTCGACTCGTAAAAACTCGGTAGCCATCGTGAACTCGATGATCCTCGTCTTGATGGGAATCTTCATTGTGTTTTACTGGAACAGCATAGTACCCTCTTGAACCAGGACACCTTGGCTTTCTTCAAGAATTTTAAAACAGAATTAAAAAGCTCAGAGTGTATGAATTTTAAAACGTCTGTTCGCAGCTCTTCAGGAAAGGATGCGTCGTCGATTACCATACACAAAATCTTCATCATATTTTCATCAGACAAGTCGTGTGTTAAAAGATATTCAATCAGGTGAAGAACTGTATCATACTCGTCATGCTTAATGGTCTTGAACACACGTTCATTAAGTATTTCATTTGTTCTGTCAAGTATACTCGATACGTTTGAACCGGGCATAGATACAGACACCGCCTTGACGAGCTCAGGACCAGACAGATTCTCCATTTTTATATCTGTACATTATAAATGTCTGCAATTGACACAACTTTCATGGTTCTCCTTCTTATGCTGTTAATCGCCCTGTCAGCTACCAATTTCGCACAGGCTCGGACCAACATGAAGACTCAGTATCAGAACTACTTTGGTCTCATTTACCTAATCTCTGTTGTATTTTTGCTTATTTCAGGATATCGGAGTTTTTCCTCAAAGTATTAAAAACAAAATCAGTTGAATAGAAAATGTCACTCATAGGACATATCGATGGTGTCTGGATTTCTAAAGCAGAACATCTCGAACAAATTATGATTCGAATCGCTGAAAGGTGTGGGTTCACAGTTGTGTCCCGAGCTTTTCACCAATTTGAGCCTCACGGTGCCAGCGGAGTTCTCTTACTTAACAAGAGTCATTTTAGCGCTCACACGTATCCTGACCAAAACAGAGTCTACATAGATGTCTTTTGCTCTTCAGACTTTTGTTCATATGTCATCGAGGAGGAATTTTCGGCACTTAACGGGACTTGGAAAGTAATTTCAAGAGTCACGTAATTTAAACTTTAAATAAGCAACCACAAATACAGCCAATATCGACCACCCCACGATGTGATCGAGTTTATTCATAGCTTCAATTTTCTCCGGAGGAAGCTCGTTAAATTCCTGTTTGTAACCCCGGGGTTTGAAAGGCAGCCAAATGTATCGCCCGAATGGGATTATAGTTGGCTGCAGTTTATCTTGACAGTTGTAGGTCCAATCGTACCATGCAAGTGCGATATATGGGAACCAGAGCAGAAAAGCGAGGACCCATAGATTTTTAGGGGGAAGGTACCAGTACCCTCCAGCTAAAACTGCCGTGAAGATGATGCACTTTATGTTAAAACGAAAAGGACGTCCTGGTGAGAACTCACTTGCCATATATTATTAGTTACTATTAATTTCGATTCCAGGAACCTTGATAGTTCTTGGGACCGAAGTCCGCCCTGTCGGGCTATTTTTAATTTTAATATAAAATTGCTACTACGTACTTGGTCCGTTTAATTGGAGAAGGCGAGGCCACCCATACCAGACTGGATGCGCAGGATGTTGTAGTTGATGGCGAACATCTTCTGCAGAGGGGTGGTGTAGCCGCTCTTCATGTTGATAGCCACCTGGGCGTTATCAATACGAGAGAAGTTGCAGGTGCCGGTGGGCTGGTGCTCCTCTGGCTGCAGAGCGAAGGAGTAGGCGTAGATGCCGGGGTAGGGGACGCCGGTGTGGTACACGAATGGCTGATACTGGTTGAAGTACTTACCGGTCTGCTCCTTGAAGCGGTCCTGACCGTTGAGCACCAGCTTGAAGTTGTACAGGGGACCAACCTCCACAGCGGAGATGCCGGTGGCAATAGCGCCGGCAGCCACGTTGGAAGAACCCTCCTCGATCCAGTACAGGTTGGAGGTGTAGGCAGCTGCGGTCAGAGCGGTCGTGCCGTTTGCCAGGATGTTGGAGAACAGGCGTGGGCAAGCAGCTGCGTGGGGCAGCACACCTGGGGTGTACAGAGGGCTGGATGCGCAGGTCACGTTCACGTTGGCGCAAGAGGTGGAGAAGTTCCACATGCTGTTGAAGGCAGTGGCGGTGGTGTTGGTGTAGCACCAGATCAGCTCCTTCACTGGGTGGTTGAAGGACAGGCGGACGGTCTGGGCGCCGGGGTTGCCGCTGGCGGTGATGGAGTCACCACCGGTGTGCTGCACCTGCTCGATCAGGTACTCGTGACCCTTCTGGGCGAAGCGGCGACGCTCCTCAGTGTCCAGGTACACGTAGTTGGCCCACACCTCGAACACCTGGGCGGAGGCGCCGAAGTAGTTGGTGAAGTAGGAGGTCAGGTCGAAGTCGAGGCGGACCTCGTGGTACTGCAGGGCAATCAGAGGCAGGTACAGACCGGGGTTGCGGTTGAAGAAGAACAGCAGGGGCAGGTACACGCTGTTCACGTTGGTGGCATCAGCGGTAGGGACGGGGCTGGATGCCATCTTGCCATAGTTGATCTTGTCGCTCTCGCCCAGGAAGGTCTCGGCGTACAGGCGGAACCAGGTCTGGTAGTGCTTGTCGATGCGCTGACCACCGATGGTCAACTCAACGGCTGCGATGGCACGCTCAGCCACCCAGCACATGTCAATGTTGGTGTTGGTGGAGGTCAGGTTAGAGGTGTTCAGCTGCGTGGGCTGCAGGCGAACGTACATGTTGCCGACCAGATCGCCGTTGCGGGCAATGGTCACGGACACACGACCGGAGTTGGAGGGGGTACCGTTCACCGTCTGCTGGATGTTCTCCATAGCAAAGTTGGTGTGGCGCTTGTACACAGCCTGGAAAAAGGTCACCACGGGCTGACCAGTCAGATACACATCCTGAGCACCGTAAGCAACGAGCTGCATAAGTCCACCGGCCATTTTGTACTATATTACAAGAAAAAAATTTAGACCAATTTAATTTGCAAAAGCGAGACCACCCATTCCAGATGCAATTCTCAGGATGTTGTAATTGACGGCAAACATTTGCTGAACCAGACCGTTGGGCATTCCCGTCTTGAGGCTGACCGCCACTTGCGCCATGTCTATGCGGCTGAAATTGCAAGCGCCACTTGGCTGAAGCTCCTCAGGCTTGAGGGCAAATGAGTATACGTAGATACCTGGATAGGGGTGACCGGTGTGGTACTGGTAAGACTGGTACTGATTGTACCATTTGCCAAACTGCTCGGCAGCACGATCGGTGCCGTTCAGAATCAACTTGAACTTGTGCAGAGGACCCACCTCCTGCCCGTACGTTACGTTGGCAGTGCCGTACTGTGGCAGACCTGCCTCGACCCAGAGAACGTTGCCTGTGAGCACGTTGGACTGAGCAAAAATAGTTCCGTTCTGGGCAACGGAACCAGCTGCGGTCGAATAAAGTGGAGCCGAAAGAACGGATGGGATATACAGCATTGGAGACCCGGTATTGTGGGGCTGTGTAAGAGCACCAGACTGAGCCAAATTGTTAGTATTAATGGTCACATTCACGTTTGCCACGTTAGACGAAAAGTTCCACATGGCGTTGGGGTTTGAGTTGGGTGCCGAGTTCTGGTAAACCCAAATGAGCTCCTTTACTGGGTGGTTGTACTGCATGCGGATGACGCTTGGCGTGTTCTCGCTGGAACTTCCGACTGGGTCGCCGTTCACGTACTGGACCTGCTCGATGAGGTACTCCTGGTTCTTGGTGGCAAACTTGTCACGCTCCTCCTTCTCCAGGTACATGTAGTTTGCCCATACAGTTGGTGGGTTAGTGCCGAAGTAATTGGCATAGTTGGCGCTAATTGTGAAATCGATGCGCACCTCGTGGTACTGCAGTGCAATCAGTGGCAGGTACAGACCGGGGTTGCGGTTGAAGAAGAACATCAAAGGCAGGTAGACATAACCGGTCGAAGTCTGGTTCACGTTGTTGGGGACGGGCAGGGAAGTGAGCTTTCCGTAATTGCACTTCTTTGAATCATCCAGGAAGCACTCTGCGTACAGGCGGAACCATAGCTGGTAGTGCTTGTCAATCGACTGACCACCGATAAAGAGTTCGATAGAGTTGAAAGCACGCTCGGCAACCCAGCACATGTCAGCGACGGAATTGTTGGATGTCAGCTGACCTGAAGATGTGGGGGTAGGCTGGAGAACGACCCACATGTCACCAATCAGGTCGCCCGTGCGAGCAAGCGTCACGGAGACGAGACCGCCGGGGTTGGGCTGCCCAGAAAGAGTCTGGGGAATTGCCTCAATTGCAAAGTTGGTATGGCGCTTGTACACCGACTGAAAAAAAGTGACTGTTGGCTTGCCAGTCAGATACACATCCTGAGCACCGTAAGCGACGAGTTGAAGCAGTGCTCCACCAGGCATTTTAGTATTACTCGCGATTTTAATTGAGACCTATTTTCTACATCATTAGTACAAATGTCTCAGCGTCGCTCACTGCCCCCAAAGACCCCAATGCCACCACCCCCAGAGGAGGAGGAGGAGGATGAGTTCGACGAGGAGGAGTTCGAGGATGGACCCGATATGTTCGAGGCGCTCGCGAGTCTGCTCGCCACTGAGGAAGGCGATACAATTGCGACCATTCTGTCGGGAACCAAGGATGCGACCGAGAAGATTGCTCTCCAGCTCGAGATGCAGAACAAGATTTTGGTCAAGATTGCGGCTTCATTGAGCAAGATGGTTCCCGTGACGCCAGTTGGAATTCCCGCTCCCGCCTAAAAACCAGTCTCTCGACAATTTCGGTTCAAGTTTAATAAGAGCCTATTGAGCCTTAAAAAAGTCTCGCGTCATTTTATCAATGGCAAGCACTCGAAAGGTCCACACAATTCAAAAAGATGTAACACCCGAACACGAAGAAGAAATTAGAATCGCAAATCAAACAAATGAAATCAATACATGGACAGTCGAGGAGCTTGAAACTTGCATCTCAAAAGCAGAAAAGGATGCGGGGTTTGACATTCGTGGGAATACACTCGCTTCTGAAAAGATGTGGGCATTTGTTCTCTTCCCTGAGAATCAGCAGAGGGATCAGGACAAATATCCTGAAAATTATGAACATGAACACATCAAAATTAGAAAGGATCGGTTTGTTAACAGTTGTAGAACCCTTCTGACTCGCATAGAGTCTCTTGGAGCAAACAAGACGCCGAGCAAAGACCTGAATGGAGACGAATTTACTCTTGAATTTCGAGTTCGGCGACTCATCGTGGACCGCAAGGAGATGTTCGACCAGTACCGCATATGGGAGCGCAGACACAACAGAATAAACAATCCTACCCTTGCAATTGACAATACTGACACGAGTCTGAAGGATGATGATGACATGTCCCCGTATCAAAAGATTCTTCTATATCTCCTTCATAGAGCGTACGACGAGGGATACCGCCGCTACAAGGGTCAGTGCTGTATCCAGATTCGCAATACACGAGCGTGGAGAATCGTCAAAGAGATCAAGGATTACATTTATGACGTCACGCAAAAGGAGGATGAGCCTGACATGTGGAAGAACTTGACAAGTCGTGGAAACCTGGTTTCTGATGTGGTCAAGCACTTGACAAACTGCAAGGATTTCCAGTTTCCAGAGATTAAGAAGGATCGTCACGTGTGGTCGTTTCAGAATGGGCTACTCATCGGTAAGGATTGGAATGAAACCGAGAAACAGTACAAAATTAAGTTTTATGATTACAATTCTCATGATTTCCGTGAGCTTGACCCGACCATTGTGAGCTGCAAGTACTTTGACGCGCCTTTTAGTCCTTACGACGAGCTTGAAGATTGGTGGGACATTCCAACACCTAACATGCAGCGCGTACTTGATTATCAGAAACTCGAGTCGGATGTTGCCAAGTGGATCTATGTGTTCATGGGGCGTCTGTGTTTCGACGTGAATGAGATTGACGGCTGGCAGGTGATTCCGTTCCTCAAGGGTATCGCGCGGTCGGGCAAGTCCACGCTCATCACCAAGGTGTGTCGCAAGTTTTACGAGACGGAGGATGTGTCCGTCCTTTCGAACAACATCGAAAAGAAGTTTGGGCTTTCGAGCATCTATAACGGCTTCATGTTCATCTCGCCAGAGGTCAAGGGTGATCTTCAGCTCGAACAGGCGGAGTTTCAGTCGCTCGTGTCCGGTGAGGATGTGAGCATCGCGCGCAAGTTTGACACGGCTCTGACGTTTCAGTGGAAGACGCCTGGTATCCTGGGTGGAAATGAGGTTCCAAACTGGAAGGACAACTCGGGGTCTATCCTACGTCGTTTGGTCACAATCAATTTTGGTCGTCAAATTGCAGACAATGATTCGGACCCGAATCTCGAAAAGAAACTTGATGTTGAAATTCCCACAATTTTGTGCAAGTGCCTGCGCGCATACCTTGATTATGCAAACAAATACAGCGACAAGGATATCTGGAACGTACTCCCCAAGTACTTCAAGACTATCCAGAGTCAGGTGGCATCGGTCACAAACTCACTTCAGCACTTTCTGGCATCCGAAAAGCTTCGGTTCGGATCGGATTTCTTTGTACCTCAAAAGGTTTTCATCACACACTACCAGCAGCACTGCAACCAAAATGCGCTTGGGGAGAAGCCCAGGTTCAACCAGGATATTTACGCAGGACCGTTCAGCTCGCGCGAACTCGAGGTTCGAACCGAGTCGCGCATCTACAACGGAGTTACCTATGCATTGCAGCCGTTCATCTTTGGACTTGACATTGTTTCAACTGAAAATTAAAATATAGTAAATAATATAGATGAGCTCTGCTCAACGGACCGCCGCCGCGAGAAAGATACAAAGCATCTTTCGCTCGAAGCGCGCTTTTCCTGAAAACTCAGGGATCATGACCAAGGGGGTGGTGAATGTGAGTAAAGTCAGGGAACGTTTAGAACGCGAATTAGGTGCGCGCAAACCAGGAATTTCCGCACCATTCGTCCCTGAACTTGACGAGATGATGACGCGTTTGAAAGGAAAACCTGTATATAAAACAAATTTCAGTGGAATATTCTTAAATGAGAATAATACTGTAACAAATGCAAATGTACAAAATGCGTTAAGATCAGAGGTGGCTCCTTTGAAGAGCTCGGGTATCCGCTTTTCCAAAACAAAATTGCTGTCCTTTGTAATTTCAATTCACACAAACGTGAATATTCACAAGATACTAACTGAAAAAGCACCTGAAGGAGGGTTTGGCTTTAAAGAAATTGTAGGATACACGCACATTGGGAAACCCCCTACTATTCAGTATTATAATAGAGAATGGATTGGAAGCCCGGTGGGAGTCAACTATATTTTCGCAAAAAGAACTAATCTCACACTGAGATTATCACGGGATGAAATTGTTATTTATGGTAGTGAGAATACCAAAGTTGAGTTTGCTCTTCAGAGATGCGTTTTGAACGGGTGGATATCTGTGAAAAACGCAGCAAATTTTCAATTTGACGTGAAAGTTGTTAACGGTGTATTCAAGGTGAATAAGAAGTTTAATCTCAAAAACTTGAATACGTTTCTTTATAATTCTCCACTTATCGAAGGTCATCCTTCTCTTCGCCAAGGCAAGGAGCAGATGATAGGGGGGGCATCTCCAAACAGGGGTTCGTCTCCTAAATCAGTTGGAAGTAATTCAAATTCGCCACTTTTGAACAGAGGCTGGCAGCCCGAGGTTATGTCAGAGAATCCTCGTTCTAATTTTCAATTGCGGAAGGAACTTGCAAAGGGGAGAAAAAATTACGGTGGTGGTGTAATCATCTCCACCTACGGTGGTCGGCATACAGCAGCTGAGAAAGCTGTAGTACATTTGTATCCAGAACCTGTGTCTCAGCCAGAACTAAAGAAGAAGCGTGCAAGAATGGCGAGAAAGACGCTCAAGTCCCTTGTATTCACACTCAAAAATCCCAAAATAACCTTTACGATATTTGAAAATGGAACAGTTACATTTATGGGTCTCAAGAAGATTGAAGACATTGATATTCCAAAGGAAATCTTCAAAAAGTTGTTCGAAGTTGCGGGAAGCGCAAATACCATGTTTGGTAGCCCCACGTCTAAGAGTGGCAAGACGAATTCTGAACGCCTCGCAGAGAGATACAAACTTGTAGCCGGAGGAAACTGGAATAAAACAAACAAATGGAGAATTCCAAATGGTTATTATATTCGTCCAGGAGTTGATGGAAAGCCACGTCTTTATAAATATGTTAAATTTTTAGAGGGTGGAGCTTTGAATAAAACTTTAAACTTGAAAGCCGTAGCTCCAAAGGTGAAAAAGGCATTTGAGAACATCGGACGGAAAATTCCCGAACATACACTCAAAGTGTTTAGAAATGCGGGAGCGCCGATACCTGTAGAAAATAAAAAGGTGGTTTATAAAAACCTGTCAAACCGTCGTGCCGGAAACTGGAATGCATTCAAGGCTGGACACTACGTAGTACCTGGACCTGGAAAACAGCCAATATTTAAAGAAATACCCAAAATACTTGGGGCGGCTGCTAAAACGGTTGTCAAAAAATACACCGAGGCTGGTGTAAATATCCCTAAACGTGTTCGCAACACATTTAGTATTCCTGCAAATGTCGTTACAGTGGGCAAAAAGACGCACAAACTCACAGTGTCAAACGGGGAACTGAAGATTAACGGTAAGCAAGCGAAACGCTTTACTCAATCTGAACTCCTATCAATAGCGCGCAACCTAAAAATAGCTGGAGCAACAAATTCGACGAATAAGAAGGGGCTCCTGAAGTTGTTAAATGCATTTCAATAGGTCAAACACCTTGTACAATAGCTTGAACAACTCATCCTTTGACTGAATCTTCCCCGGCTCTATAATCTCCATCTCCACCTGATAACTTGTGTCCTCGTCGCAGTCCTTGTCCTCCGGGTCCCCCTTGATCATAGTCAAGTCAATAGAGAGATTCTTGCGAACAAAAGACCAACGCTCCTTGGTCTTTTGCTTATTACTCGTCTCCTCACCGTCATACTCGAAGGGCTTTTCAGTTGAAATTCCGAGCCTGATATCAAAAGGGTGACCCTCAAGCGAAAAGTCATCCACCTTGACCCTCTGCTTGATGCACCCCACATGCTCTTCAGATTCATCGTCAACTGTCAGACGCTTCCCCCCGTCAAAATAATAGACAGTAGCGCTCGTATGCTTGGTCGTCTCCCAGCCTGTGTAGCCATTCAGACCGATAAGCAGCTTCTTGAACGTCTCCTGCCCTACATTCGTGTCAAAATTCTTCTGTGACTTGCGTCCAAATCTAAACTCAATTTCGATATTCTCCTTGTCCTTGTGAGAATTGATGATGCTTTCCCACTTGTCAAACAGACGGTGAGCCATCAAATTCATTTGCTTATTCTAACTCTTTTGTCTCTAAGACGTGACAAGACACGAAATCTCTTAGAGAGGAAAATCGTAATGAATACAAGTCGAAATGAGAGGTCTTTGGAATCTCGGAAATACATGCTATTTCAATACTGCGATTCAGTGTTTGGCACACGTTCCACCCTTGACGAATCACTTTTTTAAAGAAAATCTTGAAGGGTGCCCCTGTGACATTACTAAGGAGTACCAGAAGGTTGTGAAACAGTTATTTATCAAGGATGAAACCAAACCTGTAAGCCCGAGCGATCTCTTGGGAGCTTTTAGGATTCGATTCCCACGCTTCGATGCTGGTCGGCAGCATGATGCGCAGGAGGTTGTCCTTTTGATCATAGATGTTTTCGAAGAGTCACTCGGGAAGGAGTTCATCACAGATCTATTTAATGGGGAGGAGTCCCAGGAGACTTCATGGGAAGGGGGGTCTTCCACAATTACTAACCAATTTACGACACTTATTCTCGATGTGTCCGAGCCATCTCGTCTACAGGATTTAATTGGGGACAAACAAAAATCAATTTTGATCCAAAATTACAAGGATGAAGGAGGGACTGACCATGAAGAGGCTCGGGTGACCAGTACGGTGACCCGGTGGCCCAAGTTTATAAACTTTTCCTTCTCGATGTATGATTATAAATTCCCAGTAGAAATTCCTTTTGAGTTTGAGGGGCGCAAGCTCTTTGCGTGTATCCTACATATGGGACATAAGCAAGGAGGACACTATGCTTTACTCGTGAGACGATACGACAAATGGTATATTAAGGACGACGAGACGATTCATGAAGGTCCTGATATATTAAACATGAGAGGGGAGTTTTATCAAGCGTGGTACCGACCTATCAAAAGCCTGTAAGCTCACCAACTTGAATATCTTCCCTTAGATTGATCATAGTCCTGAAATAGGTGCGGCGATTATTTGCATACGTCTTGTCTGTACGCACCTTTTCCACAAAAAAACCCAAATCTCCATATCCACACTCCACAATGGTGCCGTCCGGTAAATCAAGTCTTTTGTTTTTGATGTGCAATTCCGCCTCCTTATAAGGGTTCCCACGATCCTGCACCCACAACTCGTACCCTTTTCTCAACTCGAAATCGATGGTTATTCTCCCCTTGGGTTTCCACTTGAACATAGTCTCGTGAGTTCCCATGCGAATAGGCTCGTTGATAGGTGTAAGAACGAGCCCGTCCGTCTCGTACTCATAAGTGTCCAGAGCGGGCAATCGTTCAGACCCCCACAGGTGCATATTCTTGACCCGAATTTCAAAGGGAGCTTGCGCCGTCTTGATGATCCCCTTGATCACCTTGCGCGCAGCATCCAGGCGATAGTTCAGGGGTTGGCTCGTGAGATTCTCCCCCTTGACGCGAACTGCATCGTGAACCACAAAAAAGCTCTTGCCCGCCTTGGTTTTCACGAGTTCGCCGTCCAATAAAGTGTCCTTGGGTACACGAATTTTTACCGGCTCAATAAAAAACGCGCGGTTTACCAAAAACACCCCCTCTTCAGTACTCGCAAGCAAGTGACGCACGCCATCTGTTTTTTCACAGACAAAATAAGGCTGCCTCTTGAGCAGGGGGAAGTGCCTACGCTCGATCGAGACGGGTTGGGGTCCTGGAAATCTGGTCCCGTCAGATTTCCACGACTCTTGGATGAAATTCAGAAGGGCTTCGCCCATCTGCGTTTCTTAACTATTAAGACGTTTGTTTGTTTAAGTCGATGACAAGACACGAAACCTTCTTCACTAGTTTAACTTAAACATTAGGAGCGTTTAATAATAAATGAGCAAGCCTGTATTGAAATGGGTTGGAGGTAAAACTCAAATTATGCACAAAGTTCTCTCGAATTTTCCAGATGAAATTCCGGGAGATTACTATGAACCTTTTATAGGTGGAGGTTCTGTTCTACTTTCCGTTATACCACGCGTCAAAGGTAAGATTTATGCTTCAGATTTGAACCCTCATCTCATTGAAATGTACAAAATGATTCAGAATGACCCAGAAGGTCTCATTACTGAACTTTCTATTCTTCAGAATGATATAACCGAAGAGACATATTATAATCGACGTAATCAGTATAATAGTTTTCAAACTCCCGCGTTGTTCATTTATCTCAATAAAGTTGGTTTTCGAGGATTGTATAGAGAAGGACCAAACGGGTTTAATGTTCCATATGGGCACATGAAGAACCCAACACTCATGGACCCTGATAATATTCGCAGAGTATCTCTTGCAATTCAGAATGTAGAATTTACATGTATGAGCTATGAAAAAGCACTGGATAAAACTACAACAAATGACTTTGTTTATATGGACCCCCCATATGTACCCGAGAATGCAACATCATTCACGGCATATACACGGAAAGAGTTCAATCATAAAGAATTTTTTGATAAAATTAAAACATTAGAATCACGGTGGGTAATGAGCAATTCGAGTGTTTTACTTGTACATGAAGCTTTCAAAGACTTTAAAATTGAAGAAATACCTGCAAGGCGCGCTATACACAGCAAGGACCCGTCAACGATGACAACTGAAGTTATAATTAAAAATTAAAAATCCATTTATTTATCTGCTCAAAATAATCCGGGTCTCCTCCAAAAAATATACGAGTTCCTTCCTCCTTGTGAAGTTTACGAGCCACCTGCCACTTCTTGTGACTTGAAAGATACTCTTCAGTTAACCATGGACCCAATACAAAAACATATTCAACTTTAAATTTGTTACCAAGTATATATTCATATTCACGAATGAACCAATTAGCAGCCCCGAGTTTTACATCAACACTACCAGAAACATTCTGATTCTTTTTTTCTATAATTTTCAGAGTGTATGTTTCTCCATTCTGAAAAAGATAAGCTTCATCTGGATGTCTAAATAATTCTATATCAAAAAATTCTTTGAAATATTTTTTAAGATTTATTTGCATCAAAAATACAGTTGAACCTTTTTGAAGATAATATTTCTTTTTTTCAAATCCCTGTGCGATTAGATTTTGTGTATTATCAGTAAGTTTCTCAAATGGAAGACCTGATGCATTTGTTTCAGAACCTCCTGGCATTTGATGTATATATGCATCAGTTTTTTAAGGTTCCAAACGAACACCTGACGCCTCGAGAATATTCCCGAAGCACTCGTGAACGAAATGGCACACGACAATCGCATCGGACATGACCCCAATTTTAATTCCAATTTTCTGAAGTGTCCCGAACATATTTTCGAGCGGACCCTCAAGTGGAAGCTTGATGGGCTCCTTACCGCCCCGGAGCTTCTTGTCAACTGGCTTGGTATCCATCACCCACACGCGCGCATTCGTCTTGGTGCACTCGTAGAGATTGTCCGCGAGCTTCTTACCCACCTCGGTATCAAATGTCAGACCGCGCTGCCCGGCAGGCTCGCTCGAACCCTCCTTGGTTTTCTTGGTAAACTGCTCCCAGTTAATCCCCTCCTTGACCGAGGGAAACACCACCACCTGAACACCCTTCTCGAAAGGGTCTACAACCTTGTAAAGAATCTCATTATTCAGATTGGTCCCGTAATCCATCCAGAAGAGGCGCTCGCCAGTCTTTATGAGCTTGGGGAGGGTCGACCGGTCATCGACAAAGTGAACCTCAAGGTGTTGACCTTTCTGCATGCACACCATATGGAGGTTCATCATGGTGTGTAGGGTTGTCGCACTAATTGATTTATTGCGAGTCACTGCACAAATATGAAGAACGGGCATTTTATTTAAACACCTTTTTAAACCTTAAGTATCTAATTCTGGTCAGCCTTCACCTCAAGCACCTGACTCACTTATAGAATTTAGGTATATATAATATATGTCTGACGCCACAGAAGTTCGTCAAGCAGGACTGGATAAGTTCTATACACTCCCAGCAATCTCTGAAAAATGTTTAAATTCGATTGGTTCTCATTATAAATGGAGCGTTTGGGGATTGGTTGTTGAACCAAGTGCAGGAAATGGAAGTTTCCTTACAAGAATTCCAACTGAAAAAAAACTTGGTATTGATATCTCCCCGGAACACAAAGATATTGTCAAGCAAGATTTTCTAACTTATTCACCCCCAAATAATATTGGAAAGGTTCTTGTAGTGGGCAATCCTCCATTTGGAAGAGTAAGTTCTCTTGCTATAAAATTCTTCAATCACGCTTCTGAATGGGCAGATGTAATAGCTTTCATTATTCCAAGAACATTTCGTCGTGTAAGCGTTCATAATAAATTAAATAAAAATTTTCATCTTGTATTGGATGAAGAAATCCCAACGGAACCCTGCTCGTTTAGTCCTCCTATGATGGCGAAATGTTGTTTCCAAATATGGGAAAAAAGAGTTGCGCAGCGCTTAATCGTTGAACTATCAACGACACACGAAGATTGGGATTTCTTGGGGTTTGGTCGAAAAGATGCAAATGGACAACCAACACCTCCAAATGGAGCGGACTTTGCTATTCGCGCCTATGGCGGGAAATGTGGTGGAATTATTGATACTGGTCTTGAAACATTACGTCCTAAAAGTTGGCACTGGATTAAAGCGAACATAAACAAAAATACATTAGTTGAAAGATTTACCACACTTGATTACGCTATAAGTCTTGATACAGCACGACAGAACTCTATTGGTAGAGGGGACCTTGTAAGACTGTATAGTGAAGCGTATGATTAAAGAGAAGTCTCTATAATTCTATGAAGCATTAATGCTTTCCAACATTCACTGTTAATAGTTGGACGAATAGCATATTCTTTGATATTTTTTTCATCATTCAACGACTCGGTCGTAATAAGACCGTGTTTTTTGATAGTTCCGTGCGCGTATCCACCATATGACACCACGATTTTCTTCATGTCCTCCTTCGGAATTTTGAAGACATACAACTCCCCCTCTGCATCAACATTTTCAGGTGATAGATGATATGCAGTAAGAATATACGAGTCGCAATCGTGAGATGGTCTTATCTGGACAAAGTTGAATTTTGAGTGAGTTGCTCCTCCCAAAGAAACCTTTACTTCGGAGTTCTTTCCATCTTTAGAACAATCTCCAGTACAATCTTCGGCTTTATTCTTAATATAATTGAACTTTGTCCTTATATACTTCTCCAACAGCGGACCATATTGATGTGATGAAACTCCATTAATAACGCAGTATATGTTTGCTTCTTTTAACGAAGGTAACTTCATAACCTGTTTTTCGTGATTAATATTACACAAGGCAAGGTGGTTTTTTAATCTATTTATAGACTCGGTCTTGTCCATATAATTTATACACTTACGGTCGCCTTAAGACGATCCTCGAGCTTTCCCTGGAACCTGATATTTCCCACGTGTCCCAGGACAGTCATGCAGTCGGCAAAAATCTGACCGCCCATCTGCTGCCAGCGCCGGCAAAAGGCATAGTCCTCTGAAAGGTACCGGCGCGTCTGGGGGTCAATCATGCAGTCAAACACCGCCACGTACTCGTCCAGGTCCTTATTCTGGTGGTCATTCACGCAATTGAGCTCGGGGTACTTGGCAAACATCTTGGTAAACACATCTCGCTTGATGAGCATGAAACCAGTAGGACCGTCCAGCACCTCGGCAAAGCCATCTTTGATCTGGGTCTGCTGGTACCGGAAGTTGAGCACGAGGGACGCGGCGACGCGTGCAAGGTCGCGCCCAGTCTCACCCGACTTTACATAGGTTTCCACTTGATCCCACATAACAGTCTTTTTAGGGTAAGCGGCGCACGAAACCTCATGACCAGACTTGATGAGACGCACGACCGACTCGGGGTCAAAGTGAACATCTGCGTCGATAAATAGAAAGTGGGTCGCTGCAGTCTTCTGATAGAAACGAGCGACGGCGAGATTACGCGCGCGATGGACGAGAGACTCGTTTTCTGTCGTATCCAGCATCATTTGGATGCCATTGGCTGCACACGTGCGCTGGAGACGAAGCATAGACTCGGCATACGCTTGGAGACAAATACCGCCGTAACAAGGTGTGCTTACAAATAACACGATTCCAGCCATTTCTATTTTAAGCAAGTTCTTTTTTAACTATCACCTCAATCTTACTTAGAGTCGGCTCGGAAACTTCACAAATTCTGCAAATCTCCTTCTTGTTTGGCTTGAGTTCGAGCTTGCTCAACACGATGTAGATGACCGCGCACGCAATCGCCTTGGGTGTTCTTCCCATCAACTCGACACAATCCTCGAGTGATTTGCACACCTTGACAATCTTGCACTTGACACGTCCTCGGTCGTTCTCTGCGACGCAGATGATACTGTTCATGAAACGAGGAATGAGATCAGCAGGTTGCGTCACGTGAACCGTCTTTTCTGGATTCTGCTCCTGAAAAATATCAGATGTTCTCGAAATATCTTTTGAAGGAATCTGGAAAGCGTCCGCAATCTCCTTGGTCGTTCGCGCCACCCCATTCTCTCGACACGCCTGAAACACACAGTTCGCCTTGATGCCGTTGCGCACAGCCCCCCTCGTCAGTACTGCAGCATTAAATTTATGATATTTGATATTTGCATCGTAGACTACATTATCAGTCAACTTGAGAACATCTTTGCATATTCTGGTAATCTCTGCATAGGCATGAAAAAGAGCTCGATCCTTGTGATTCATTGAGGCGTGCATGTTTATTCTCGCCATCTTAGATTTACCAGTAATCATAGTATTCATACCCCAAGCAGCTGAAAAGAGGTCAGTCTTGACAGGAGCGCCTACGCGTGTAGGGTCTGCTTCTGTTGTATCATTATTCGCTCCAGACCGCCATTCAGGTTCATCGGAGATGAAGGACCCATCTTGAACTCCGCATTCCATACATGTTGGTAAATCAATCTCAACCCCGTCAAAAGTTTTGGGACCGCCACAGAACCGACACATATACTGTTCTACGTTCGAAGTCGTCTCTATCGAAGTTTCAGCCTGACCCCGAAGCAAATCAAAATCTGCCCATGCGCGATGAATATCCATTGTGTCTTACTTGACAAGGGGTGCGGCGCCACAGCCAGGAAAAAACACGAATTCTTAGTAATGCAGTCCGCAGTTCCAGTCGTTGATCACGTAAAACGCGCAGCTCTCGGTGAGATAAAGGCGGGTGGTCCCTTTAACATTTTTAACATTGTAGCAGTGATTGCCATTATTGTAATTGGTTATTTCCTGTACAAGAAGTTCACTGATAAGTTCCAGAAGGGTGCCATCAACATTCCTCAGGTGAGTGCCCTCACCAAGGGTCCCGTGAGCATCGTGGCACAGGCTGCCGAGGTGCCACCCCCAGAGGAGAATCACCAAACTGAATCTACTACGTAATATTTTACACACTTTTTAGAATTCATGCATATGTCGCGCCGCAGAATCTTTTTTAGTTTTTTTTCAGGAATATCAGTCTCCCGTGTGTAAATTTCGCGAAAACGATCCATAAATTGTTCGAGGTTCTCCATTTGATCTTTGTAGTCCTCAAACTTTCCCCAAGATCCGTCCATATTTAGCTGATGAATCAGTATGTACGAATTCTCGGTCATGTGCCGACGGTGACCGCCCAGTAGAATGAAGGTGGCGGCACTTGCACACATTCCATCAGCGATAGTTCGAACCTTTACCCTATCCATGGATGCAATTGCATCCATGGCACTCAGACCCGAGTGCATATCACCACCATCACTCCTAATCCAAATACGGATCTCAGGCTTGTAGGTGATTCCAAGATCCAGGTACTTGTGAAGTAGCTCCTTCTCGAGCTTACGGAGCTTCATAATAAGCTCGAGAACAGTTTGCTCACAAACTTCGCAGTAAAAATACACGTCAGACCCATCCACCTTGACGTATTCATCCTCTACTACGGGCTGGCAGACGCAGCCAGACATTTTTTTAGATAACCCACAGTCTTCGCTTTTATCTTGCGAAATGGACTGAGATGGTTCAAAACATCAATGTCCTGAGGTTGAAGTTTGTATTCTTTCAGTATCTCTATATTTTCACGTTCAGCATATTCCCTCAGAGCGAGGAGTTCGTCATGAACTAAATTCTTACCTGGTTTTCTATTTGACATGGCATCTATTCTTTTCGCACGCATACATGAATTTTGATATTTTGTCCATGTTGATCCAGCTCTAAGTTTAGCCCCGAGTGTGTGATCAATTTCTATAGACGGTAAAATACAACCCCATAAATTGAAATAGTGAAGAAGTTCCCAGTCACCGGCATATACCCTGGACTCGATGATATCAGCCTGACTCAACATATCTATGATAGTAGCGTGGTCCCCTTTACTATCAGGGTAATTTTCATGTAAAATTGAAGCTATATTGCCAGGTTCTTGAACAGGGTGACCTATATAATGAATCGGATTCACAGTTGAATTTTTTGATACAAGTGAAATTAAAAAATCACGAGGACCCTGAAAATCGTCACGCAAATCAGACTTGAACTCGAGGCTCTGAGCCACCACTCGGAGGTCGCCTGCACATGTTGCAATAATGGTAGCGTCAGCCTTTGGAAAAATGTTATTAATTTCTTCGGAATTTTTCACAGGCATATGGTACACGTTAATTTCAAAATCAAATTTCACGGGAACCTGTGACACTATAATAAAAAGACCTTTTGTTGGAGGTTCCGTAATCTCACGCATACCTATGAGATCTGATACGCACTCGTACTCGTCAAGAACCACCGGTAGCTCAGAATTTTTAATTTTAGTTAAAAATTCAATTGTATCCTGCTTGCTCCTCAAGATGTCCGGGGTTAACTCGAGAAACCTTTCTAACTCGTGATGAACAAGCCACGTTTTCCCGGTACCTGTTTTCCCAAGAATACACACGGTAGGTCCCAGTGTCGTGAATTCGTGAGTATTTTTTTGTACCGGTTTAGGAAGATAGCGATCCATGGCGTCAAGTGAAGATGGAGAGGAGGACTCTCTTACCAAGCAGGTATTAAATATGATTTTAGAAAATAACGCACTACGGGATACGGCGTTCCCTTATATTACAGGCTATATAACCTTTAACATCATAATTTTGGTTCTTTTGATTTATATCTCAATAAGAATTAGTATAAAATGACTGTGAAGCTCTACAAGTCCGATAATAAAATTCATAAATTCATGGCAGTTTTCCCGAATGGTAAGGTGGTGAGGTTCGGACGTAAAGGGTACTCGGACTATACGATCCACAAAGACAAGGAGCGTATGGGGCGGTATCTCGCCAGGCACGAGAAGCGTGAATCTTGGGGACGCAACGGGAAATACACGGCGGGTTTCTGGTCCAGACATGTTTTATGGAGCAAACCCTCCTTCCAGGCAGCCTTGCGTCAGACGCAGAGTGTGCTCGGTGAGAAAATAGTCTATGCAAAGTAATAGAATGGGAATCGAGGAAAACCTTGCAAAGAAAGCAGCCACCAAACTTGCAGCATATGCCATCCCAGGCGCGGGTGAGCTTCTCATGGCAAAGAACGCCGCTCAGGGGACAGCCAAGATTGTTTCGTACGGGTTCGCTGCGTGCGCCTTCATCATGTTTGCAATTTTCATTGGAACTATGGCTGGCTGGATTCAGCAGAAGAATAAGGGCGACAAGGCTGACAATACCAAGAAGCAAAATCTCAAGAATTCATGGATCGCATTTTTGGTATTGTTCGTGTGTTGTCTCATAATGTTCTTTGTTGCCAAGGGGGGGTCAGAGTATAAAATTGCTGGAATCGTATAAAATATATTGAGTGATAATAATAATGGGTCTCAAAGAGGCTATGGTCCCAGGAGCCTTTATTGTCGTAGCCGTTTTAGGTATTGCCCTTGCATCGATGAACATAAACACGTACATGAAGTTGGCGGATGACAAGAGAGATAAGAATTCCATGAATAATTTCAATTTTTCCATCTTTATACTCGTGGCTTCAATTTTGGCTCTTGGTGTCGCAGGCTATTTCACCTTCAAGGGGTTCACGAGTGCAGCACCTGAAGAGGCAGCTGCAGCCATTGAGGAAGCCGTTGCTATTGCAAAGAGTCTTCCAAACTTTAGCACAGCTGAGGAAGCCGTGCCCACTACTGAGCAAGTTCAGGCTTTAATGACGCCCAACAATGTGCGTCACGCTCAGGGAGCTATGGATGCCGAACTTAACAAGCTCATTTCAGGTCTTGGGGAAACGAAGCAGATGAAGAATGCTCAGCTCCAGGCGCGTCTCCAGGGGTTGATTGCGGCAATTGGGGCAGCTCAGGCTGCAGCAGCCGCAGCATCCTAGAAAGTTGCTCCAGGGGGTGTCATGGGTTTTGCATTTTGAATCTTAATTGGTGTTGGGGTGGGGGGAGCGCCAGTAATTTTAGTTTGAAGACCAGCTGCGGTTCTGGCAACGCGCGCGTTCAGTCCAGCTTTTGCTGCACCCGCGAGTTGTGAACCGTAACCTCCTATAGCTTTTTTGAGAACATTTGGGGTGAATCCTAGGGACGCGCCAGCCTTGGTGATACTGTTGAGAGAAAAGCTTTTCTTCTGACCAAACATTTACTATTACACTGTATTATTTTTACTGGGTGGCACGCTGGCTGACAGTCTGGCTCAGAGCGCGGAATGCCTCGGGAGTCTTGCTGACGTCGTAATTTACCGCGCATCCTGGTGCAATTCCTAGAGACCCAGCCTCAGCAAAAGCATCCTGGTTTGCGCCCAGGTACATAAACGTCCAGCCATCCTTGGTCTTCTGCTCGATGAGGTCCTTGATGTGCGCCTTAGTATATTTACAGCTTGCATTCTCTTGACCGTCAGTCAGGATAATGACGAGTGGATTGGAACTCTTCTCAGACTTGATTGTCGTGCCGATCGCATCGAGAAGTGCCGTTGACCCGCGAGGCTCGAACGTCTCGGTGGTCAAAGGCTTGATATTCTTGAGATCCACGTCACTATAACTGATCAAAATCTCATGATCAAATTGAATCAAAGTGAGCTTGCCTCCGAGAGCCGCCTGATCCTTGACGAATGAATTGAATCCGCCAATTGTGTCGTCGCGACACGTCTCCATGGATCCCGAGCGGTCGAGCAGGAAAATGAGGGATCGGTCAGCCATCTGGTTAAGCTTTGCTTTTACACCTGCGAGGGCAAATCTTGGCGGGGACATGACACGAATTTGCTTTACGCCCGTACACTGATTTGCCATTTACGCGGATAATATAAGTTCCTTTAAGAGTCACATAGAATGGGCGCCCCTTGGTGTTTTTGTACCCTGTGATCATATAAGGAATTGGTCCAATAATTTTCATAAGAGCCTCGCGCCTGGTGGGACCTTTGGTCGCCTTCAGGAGGGCGTTCCGGCGTGAAACTTTGGGAGACCCCTGCTTGACGTATTTTAAAAGTAAATTGCTTCTGCTTGGCATTACTATAAGATTCTAAATTATTTATAAAGTACATAATATGTGCTGGAGTGCGGATGGATCTCTCGCTACGTGGGCAGCTGCCATGACTCTTGCCGGAATAACACATGGGTATGATCCCAAATTATGGGTATTTGCGGCTATATTTACACATATGCAACTTGTAGAATACTTTTTATGGAAAAACTTGCAAGTACCTCGCCTCAATACATTTTGGTCACAAATTGGTTTCCTTATCGTCTTAATCGAACCTGTTGCAGCTATATACTTGATTGAAAATGAGTCTTTACGAAACAAGTTACTTGCAGGTTATGCCATGTATGTTGCAGTACTGCTGTCGACTCAAAAGTTCGATTTCAGAACAGTCGTTGGTGGTAATGGACATCTTGAATGGAAGTGGATTCCTTCGTTATTTAAACTTATACCCTGGTTTGTATTCTTTCTCGCACCTATATGGATTGCCGGGTACCATGAAATTTTTATAGGAGCCTGTTTGACTTTACTTGCAAGTATTTACTTTTATGGGAAATACGGTACATTTTCAACAATGTGGTGTTGGATAGCGGTATCCATGTGGGTTTACTTTTTCATAGATAAAAATAAAATCTTTGGAACAAGTACCACTTGATGGTCGGCTTCGGGAGCTCACACGCTCCCTCGGATTCCTTTTATACCCTCGATCTCTCATTACTTAAGCGCGTGTATGACGAGTGGACCGAAGCTCTTCCCAATATTAAACCATATTATGCAGTCAAATGTAACCCAAATACCAAGATCATCGAAGCCCTAGCCAAGATGGGATCGAACTTTGACTGTGCAAGTCCAGCCGAGATTAAACAAGTGCTGGACTTGGGGGTTGAGCCAGAGCGAATTCTTTATGCAAATCCGTGTAAACGTGTGGAGGAGATTTTGTATGCAAAATCGCGTAAAATTTTGCGGACCACGTTTGATAGCGTGTGCGAGCTCAAAAAGATTGCTTCTGTATTTCCTGAGTGTAAGCTCCTTTTGAGAATCCGTGCTGATGACCCATCAGCGCGGTGTAACCTCGGCGTCAAGTATGGCGCTGAGGAAAATGATTGGGACGTTCTGTTGTTTACAGCCCGGACGCTCGGTCTCGACGTGATTGGAGTTTCCTTCCACGTCGGATCGTTTGCGTCCAGTTCTAAGGTTTTCGAGGAGGCGGTGCGGACCGCTGAGAGAGCTGTGGACTTGGCACGCGAACACGGGTACGACCCTCGCATCATCGATATTGGTGGGGGATTTTCCTCCGCCTCTGGATTGCCTAAAACCATCAGTGCTCCAAAAGACATTACACTCATTGCCGAACCCGGGCGTTACTTTGTCGAACAAATCATGACACTGTACACACCCGTCATTGGGACAAAAGGTTCCGGTATAACCATCAGTGAAAGTCTGTATGGCGCATTCAACTGCATACTCTTTGACCACGCCCAACCACAGGTCAAGGAGGTTCTAGATCAATTTTGGAATAAAATTAGTGGAGAGGAGGCTCCACTGACAATTTTCGGTTCAACCTGCGACGGGGGTGACATCATTTACAAAGAACTCAATTTACCCGTGAATATTAAGGATGATGACTGGATCGTCTGGGACAATATGGGAGCCTATACATCTGCAGCAACAACCCAGTTTAACGGTATTCCTTTCAATGATCGCCCCATCTTTTATATTGGTCATTATTAAGTAATGCCCAAAGAACAGAAGTTACCCTCTTTGAAGATTGGGTCGAAAAAGTTTCCATCCAGTCTCAATAGAATCATGAACATGCTTTCACCCCCATTAGGGAAAAGACCAAATAGTATGCTCAAAAGATGGCTCCGACTTAATTAACTTAAAAGTTATATGTGTATGAAACACATGGTGAAGCTCGGGTGGACAGACAATTTTGAATCAAAATTCAAAAAATGTTATGGGGAGTTCCCTGAACTCGATTCATGGGTAAACAACTTGTACCAGGACAAGACATTCCCGACCCAGTCTGAATTTAACGCAGCTTTTGACGAGTATTGCACCACAAATGGTGCGACCCGTGAGAAGCTCCACCGGTGCAACAAGGTGGTCATCCTGACACCAGATGACCTCGCGAAATTTGAGTATGAAGTCTCCCAAGAAGAGTTTGAGGAGGACTACACTAAATTTATCAAAAAACTCAAGTCACTTTTCGAGTGCGAAAAAATTGTTTTCTTTTATTAAGAATGAACCTTGTCATTATCGTTCTGCTTGTGGCTATCCTCGCCGTCCTGGTTCTTCGCCGCCCCGCCCCCAAGCTGATAAAGAAGTGCCCTCTGGGGTACTACTACGCACCTTGGGCAGCCTCAGGCACAGAGTGCATGCCCATCGGCGAGGCATCCTCAGAGGCTGGCATCTCAACCGATTCCAAGGTTCCAGAGATGTATTCGCCCAAGATGTCCCCAGCATCGGAGGCGAACGCTGTCTTCTACAAGCACCTGATGGATCCTTCCTATTAAATTAATATTTGCGAATACAAATGAACACTGTTTTTATTGTGATTATGGCGATACTGGCGCTTGTCGTTCTCTTGAACATGTTCAAACCCAGCCGTCCATCTCCCAAGTTTGACAGCATGTGCTCTCCAGGCTACATGCCCACAGGCAGCGGGTGCGTCCCAACCAACGAGGACATCGGCATGGGACCTAGACCTTGAAAATAATAACAGACAGAATTAGGATGCGGCGTACAAGACACATCCAGGTGAGACTCACCTGGCCTGAAAGGTACTTCTCGGGTCTGAGTAAATCTATGAAACTCATACGCGAAAAGGAACTGCTTAAACGGAGGAAACTCCCATACTCGAAATTGTCCCTCGGGCGCTCCAACGCAGGCGGGACGCGCAAAAAGTCCAGGTGGACCTTGTTGTTTCACAAAACCTACCCAGACCTCAAGTTTAATAAGAATGCCATTTCCAGACAAACAGGCATATCCAGATCTACCCTCAATACTGTGTATAACCGCGGACTCAAGGCGTGGAAGACCGGTGGGAGCCGCGTTGGAGCCACCCCGCAGCAGTGGGCAATTGCCCGTGTATATAAATACGTTCTTGTAACCAAGAAAAAGGCACCCAAGGAGTGGTACATAGGAAAATCGGACCCAGATAATAGTCTGCGTTAAGAATCCTCACATCTTTCCAAAAAATAATTGGCAATTGGTTCCACAAGTCTCTTGCCCTCTCCGGATAGTTGTAAAAGTCCTTTTTTTGTAATTCCTATATCCTTCAACGGGTCAAATGAATTCTTGGTCAAAATATCCCAACGCTCACGATACTTGCGATTCTCCAAGGATCCGTGCCAATAATGAACAATAGTTCCCGAGACCCATGAAAGAGATAGTTTATTCACTTGTTTTTCGTAATCGAGTAAAAGTTTTTTATAATTTTCATGTATATTTCCAGGATAGCTGTCAGCAACCTTTCCTATGAGCGCCATAGCCATGTGTCTGTCACCTGATCCTAAAATAGCCCAATCTACAAGCCCACCCATCGTTTCGAACGCTTTGCGGGTGCACGCCCATGCATACCCTGGATGCCAAAACCCGTACTTGTCATTTTTCAAGTAAGGTTTACCGCTTCCACAAGCCATATATCCGAAACTCTTATCAGTCTTGACATGTTCGCCGTTCGGTCCGAGATTTACTACAGAGTGAAACATTTGTACAATGTTGGAGGCATCTAAAGCTTGGATGGTATCTCCCACCCAATTTTGGTTTAAAAATGAAATATCAGCGTCAACCCATGCTACATATTTCCAGTTTTGAGGCAAGTCACTGACTGCAATATTAATCATACTTTCCTTTATCCATAAAGAGTGTTCTGTTTCGACTTTTATGTGTTTCCAGACTCCCGGGAGTTTTCCAAGGGGTGTAAGTCCTGAGCACTCGGCAACAATTATTCGTATTCCTGAAGTATTTTGAATTCTATTTACAAATTCAACAAATAATTGTTTTCGTCTCGTGAATCCACAAAAGTTGAAATAGGGTAAAATTATATAAAGCAAGTCTTGATTGCGAATGCACTGCATCTACTGATAGTCTGTATTATTTACTTCTTCCATGGCGCGCAGCTTGCACGCATAGTGAACCCTGCTGCAGTGCAAGCACCTCACTTCCTGATAAGGTACAGAATCTCGTAGACGGTCCCCACATCCGAATCGCGACCAGCGAACCGTTTATACTCTTTTTTCACTTTGTTATACTCGTATGGCTCGAGCATCTTTTTCCATTTGTTGGCGCTGATGATACCCTCGTCGTTATACGAGATGAGTACATACTTGGAAATCTTGAGCGAGTCCTGAATAAGCTCGGTCATAGCCTTGAGTGCTAGGTCCTCCTTGTTATAGTCCGACTGGTTCCTCTCTTCACGGGAGGGCATGTGCGTCACCTCCATCCAGTTCTTCGCTTTTTTATTAGTGATGATCACGTTCAGAAGGAAATACATGTGGCTGTACTCGTGCTGGTTATAGGGTGGGTCGTAGTAGATGAGGTCAAACGGGCCCTTGAGTTTCTTCACGAGCTCGTTGGTCGACTGGTTGTGGCACTCCACCTTGCAGGGCTCGGGCGACCAGATGGGGCACTCTAGTTTTATAGGTTTTGACACCCGGTTCCAATGGCTTTCCGTTTTGTGAAACGTGCCCACGTTATCCTTGTCTTTGAAGAAAGCCATGGTGTGACCCATAGAGTTGCAGTAGATGCTAGATTGAACTATGAGTGGTCCAAGGCACCAGTCAGTCAGCTCATTCTCAACCTTTTTCTCAATGTAATTGCGCATAGTATCTATAATCTTGGCATTCTCGCGGGTATAGAAACAAACCTCGCCCTCTTTGGGATTCTCCGTGCTTTTGGGTGCGTACCATTTGGTCATGATTCCCTCGACGTAGGGTCCCTTTTCAGCCAGCTCATTCATCTTATCGATGTGCTTGGCGATCTTTTCCTGCTGAGCTTTGGTCGGCTGCTTGACATAACAGTTAGTAGCGACATCGGCGTAGAGCTCTAGGTCATTCGTGTGGAGCTCGGATGAGTGCGTGGACAGCATACGCGACACGACCCCACTGCCACTGAAGCCGTCCATCGTAACGAGTTTGTCCTTCTTGAGCTTCTTCTTGACGTGATTGATCTGTTCTTCAATAAAGTCAAGGAGCTTGCGTTTGTTCCCGAGGTACGTGAACATAGGCTGATGGATGTACTCCTCAGTCATTTGAATTTACTTTTGAAATTAAGGGGGCTAAGAGAGCGCACGCTCACTTCTTCCATGGCGCGCAGCTTGCACGCATAGTGAACCCTTTGATGATTCCCATCATACACGCGAGCTTCGAGAATTTCCTCGGAAGACTAAAAACCTTTTTGTTCGATGTCCTGACGCACTTTTTGTTTTTTGGACCCGACTTGTTGCAACTCTTCATTAATTAATACCGAGAAATTCTCTGCCAATCTTGGAGCCGAGAAACATCGCAGACAGGGCGGTGATCGTAATGACCGCGTGACGTGTGCTCGTGCTGATCATCTGCAAGTGAATGATGAGCACAGTCAAAAAGCCGATCCAGAAGAGCAAAGTATAAAAGTCCATTTATATTAGGAAGAGGAATTAATTCTCACAGCCCCCGCGTAATCGATCCAGTCGTCCACTGTGAAGAAGCAAAAGTCATCAGGCAAGACCCAATCCTTGAACTTGAGTTGGATCTCGTTCTCGTAGAGCCAATTATCTGGGTTGGTCTCCGGGCGCCTCTGCCATTTCTTATTCTCGACGTCGCGCCTCATAATTTTCAAGAAGCTCTCCTCTGTGTGGATGCCGCTCGGGTCGGCACCCACGCCGGTGTATAAGATCATTGTTGAGTTTATAAACTTTTTCTCTATTAAGTATAAAAATGAACCGCGCCCAGATTGAAATCCAAGTTTTTAAGGCTATTACTATGATGAAGCGCAAAGAGGCGCGGAATATGAAAACAGGACCCAAGAAGACTGCCCTTCTCAAGAAGATCGCCAGAGCGCAGAAGTTGCAGAAGTGGCTCACCATGATGGTCGGACGGAAGTAGGATCTCACAACCTCCACGTCCCTCTCGGGTACATAGAATTAAGTATGTCCTCGATATCCTTTGCCTCGACCATCTGCTGCTTCTGACGCACTTTGTATTCGACGAGTCGAACAGCCTTTGACTGGTATTTTACCTGGTCTCCCGTGTTGTTCTGTTTGGTCTGTGCGATTCTCAGAGCGTTCGCGATGTGCGCGTCAGTGACGACCGGTCTGTAAATCATAGAGGCTTGGATTCCCATTGCAGTACACGTGACCGAATTCTTAAAGTGTGTCTATGAAGGATTGAAAAAAAAATATAAATAGATTATAAAATGCAGACTCCAGTGATATCTTATAGTGTTGAAACTTACGCAGGACCAGTACCTAAGACGACTATTGGAGAGATACCGTGCCCTTGGCGTCAGGACGTTGTTGAGACCATGGTACCCTTGTTGTCAAATCTGAATTCCGATTCAACTTTCCTTGATATTGGTTCTTTGGAGACGTCTATGTCTTACTTGGCGAGTTCATTTTCGAATGGCGCTACTATTTATAGCCACAATAGCTGGCCTGTAACTGGAGAACCTGAAGGATTTCCTTCAGATGATCTTCCTGCTACATATTGGAACTTTTGGAAATCTGTGAAGGCACTTGGAATACAGCGAAAAATCACCCCTATGAGAGGAATGGTGCAGTACACACTTGGGTGCCACGATTTAGCATCAGTCGATCTCGCCTTTATTTCAATGAACTTGTTAGGAATGGACTACATAAAATTGGATGTAAAGATTCTCATGACGAGAATGAAACCAGGTGGAACAATCATTTTAGTTGAAAATTTTACAAACAATCCAGTTTTTGACGAAATTTTACAAACAATTCCAAACTCTATGCAAATCACAACGCCAGCTACAACAACTCAGCCTTCTAGAATTATTCGTTTCATGTCTATTAAATGTTAAAAATATCTTTAGTTCTCTTAATGAGTTTTCGGGGTGAAGCGTCCCAAGTTTTCACACAACAAGAATGTGAATATATAATTTCGTTGACAAATCACATTGAATCTTTTGAATATAATTTAGATTTATCAAACGTAACGACACGAGATACGGTTCGTCTTACAAAATCTTTCAGAGAAGCTCCTCAGCTTGTTAAAAACGATATAAAAGTGATTAGACAGAAAATTCTAGGTATAGTTGAAAAGTATATACACGAAAAGATATATATAGAATATTCAAATATGTGTTTCAGACATAAAGGATCCGCGCATCCTATACATGTTGACAATAGGGTATATGACCATAATACAAATACTTATAAAATAGTAGAAGGAAAAAATAACGCAGAAAGACATTATTCAGCTATTTTGTACTTAAACAAATGCGAAGGAGGTGAATTTTGTTTTCATAATAAAGATACTCGCAAAGAAGAAGAAGTTTTCACAATTGAAACAGGAAAGCTACTTTTTTTTAGCTCAGGGGTGGAAAATTTACATTCTTCAAGAATAACAAACGCCGACCGATGGTCGTTTGTTATGTTTTTTACACGAAATAAAAATGCGGAAGAAAATATAGAATAAAATGGGAGTTTGTAAAGAAAGTTTTGGTCTGTACTTTTGGGGTACTTTACACATAACTTGTTTAGGAACAAAATATGTGTCAAATATTGTGAATTTTATTAATACATTTAAAAATATAATTCCATGTGGAGAATGTAGAAAAGATTTTATTAAACTCATTGACGACCACCCTATTCCCGAAACTGACTCGCAAGATATATTTGAATGGACAGTTGACATGCACAACATAGTAAACGAAAGAATTGGAAAACCAGTGATTGATTACAAAACAGCCCTTGATACATGGTCAGCGGGTTGCGAAGGAAAAAATTTATGTTTGAAAGTACTGGAATCAAAATATTCTACACAAATGAAGGACCCGTTGCCCAAAGAACAAGACTTCTCCTAATTCCTTTTGTAATTGGTGTTACACGATGAACAATAAAACTCGGAAATATGACGACTGTTCCTTTTTCTTTTGGAGCAGTCTTGTGGTCACTTCCGATTGTATATTGAAGTTCACACCCCTCGTATTCACTTGGATCCGATAGTTGAACAACAATACTGAGTTTTCGCGTTGCAGACTCGGCTCCTAGATCAGTGTGCCATGTATAATGTCCTTTATAATTTTCATCATACTCTGTAAATTGAACGTCTTCGCTTAAACCTGTAAGATGAAAGTTGTATAATTCTTCATTACAAGTTTGAATCATTTTAAACAATATATCATATATGTATCCAAAATCAGATCTTTGGAGAAATGTGACGCGTGATTTTCTAATGTTTGGTGGAGCTCCTTCTGGTGCGTCGCCCACGCCTCCAAACTTAAGAGTCAGTTTTTGAGCATCTTCAACCAGTTTATCTATAATTTTATTATCTATAGAATTCAGTTGTTGTATATTCATTACAAACTTGTTGCTTATTGGTTTGAAATTGAAATTTAGAGAAGAAAAAGTTCGTTCATCTATTCGACATGTTTCATCATTATAATCTGAACCATCAGCGGCTTTTATACAACACGCTGCATTTTTAACTTGTATTTTACTATTGTCTGTTAAGTTTGTTATATAAGGTGCGTATACTTCATCTATACTCGATGATCCAACAAATATTTCACCAGACTTTGACATTGACAAACCTCTTAGGATAATGCGATGTTTCACTTTTGTAGGGTCGTCTAATTGCTGTACTTCTTCTATATTTTTCGTTATTGTACTGTATTTACAAATTACATTTGTAGCGTCACAGAATAGTATGTCTCTATGTACAACAACAAGGTCATGACAATAATACCGACCCGTGTCTATAGTTTCAATAAGTTTCCAATTTTCGTCAAAAACTCTTATAATTGATTTTGTATTACCATCTTGACTTGGCTCGCCTTCTAATATAAAATTTTTAAGAAAAGGACACATGATGTAAAATTTGTTATCAAATACAGTTATTGAGTTCATATGTTCATACTTTTCAGAAGATCCTTCATATTTGCTTTTAAGGTACCATGAACTAATTGCTTTATCAATTGGATAAATATATTCTTTTTCAGAAGGATTTGTAAGAGATATACGTAAAACTCGCTGGACACCAGTTTCTAGAACATAGAGATTATTTTTATAAATCATTATTTGATGTACCCCATTATCTAAACCTGTTGCAAACACGTGTGGATTTATTAATAGTCCATTTTCATCTATTTGAAATTTGAGAATATATCCTTCAAAACTTGGTGTATGTAAAGAGGTTAGAATTGGTGTACCAAACGCATACCAATCACGACCTTGATGCGTTAACCCATAAAACTTTCCGTCGTATACTTTTGTTGTAAAATCTACATATATTCCATCTCTACAAGTGTGAATATATCTCATTCTAATTCTTAATTATTTTTATTTCTCAGTTTCCACGCAACGGTTGTTCGTAGTTCTGATATAAAACGAGATGGTGCATTACCCCTGTGAAATTTGTTCGACTTGAAAAAAATAGCACTATTTGTTTCTGGAACAACCGACGTTATAGTTCCATCTTCATTTAGAAATTCGGTTTGTCCACCCCAGTTTTCTAATTCTGTTATTTCATTTATATATAATAAAAATGTATATGCTGAATCGTCTGGGTTGTCCTGATGCCACGACCCATCCATGCCATAGTACTGACCATTTGCATAGACTCTGTCAAGAACAAGCGGTATACCGGCTAATTTTTCTATAACAGGTAAAAATTTGTTTGTGAATAATTCTTTGTCTGAAAGATCCATGTGCAAAAAAGATACAGTGTTTGATTCATCTGATTTTCCTTTTGTTGTCCATGTACCTGAATCAATTGTTCGTTTTATAGAGTTAAAATCCATAACAGATAAGATATTTGTAAACCTCAAGAATTCACGAGAGACTGGAGGTGGAATTTGTGTCAAAAATTGAGAAATAGCCCACCGTCCTGAACCAGTGAGAGGTTTCACTTCATGTGTTGTCCATGAAGGAAACACGAGTAAACAATTGTTAGTTATGGGAACTTTAAAATTTCCAAAATAAAGGTCCCCACCTTCAAACGTTTTAGGTTCAGACCATGTGTAATAAATAGCCGTTAAAACCGATTCGTCTGTATGTGGTTTATAATGACCTGAATTTTCATAATAACTCGCAAGTGTTGTTTCATTATTCATGGAACGAAGAGCGCCAAAAAACCAGTTACGGCGCTCAAGATCAGATATCATAACACTATCACGATATTTACGGATAATCGTTGGCAATCCTGAATTTTGTTGTAAAAACAAACCTTTATTCTTCTTCTTTATGTCACCAAGAACGGTTCGTGCTGTTCCGGTTTCTTCTGGACCTTTCAACTGATGAAATAAACCCGACAGTTCTGTTTTAACCATTTCAAGTTCTTCTTTATTGCAAAAATTACGTAATATTGCGTGAATAACGGGGCTGTCATATACTTCGATTTCCAACTCCATAAAATATGTTCACTATAATAAACTCGATGGAAATTGCGCAACGTGTTATAGATTTTGGAGCTTTAGTAATTGCTGGATTTGTTCGCGACGTATACATCAGGAAAGAAGAACGTTTTAATGATATAGACATTATATGTGAAATTCATAAAAGAGATAATTTTTTAGAATATTTGAATGGCGAATTTGTGAGAACTACTATTCCAAACTCGTCAAACGTTCCTTTATGCAGACTCATAGACATAGTATATATTAGACGGACTAAATTAGAAATTATGTATTACGATACACTTGAAGACTGGAAATGTAAAGAATCAACAGTTGATTGTACACACTCACTATTTTATTTGTCAAAAAATGGGCTACATATTCAATATTTACCCGAAGGGTACACACAAGAAGAACTTTTAGATCTTATTTTACAAAAAAAATTTAAATATCTCGATGAACGTCTTACAACAAACGAAAAAATATTAAAAAATATAGAAAGATCTTACCATTTTCAAATGAGGGGGTGGAAACTCGTATTTTAAGTATACTGTAAAGTACCTTGTTGAACCACCATGCTTCCAATAGGACCAGCTTGCTGAATAGCACGAATAGATCCAGCGGTATTGGCTCCTTGTGCAGGTGTAAGACCTGCTGTGACTACAGTAATTTGCTGTGCCGAGGATTGTTGCGAAAGAATATATCCCTGACTATACACAAGAGGAGACGCGGGACCCTGGATGTTTGCTGCGACATTGGCAGGAGATGGTGCAAAGTTTGGATTGCCACCTGATTGCGGTACAGTAAAGAAGTTTGGATTACCGCCTGATGCCGGTACAGTATAGAAGTTTGGATTACCGCCTGATGCCGGATAAGATGGGTTGGTTCCTCCATTTGGGTAAGTTGTCGGATAATATGGGTTGGTTCCTCCATTTGGGTAAGTTGCCGGATAATATGGGTTGGTTCCTCCATTTGGGTAACTTGCCGGATAATATGGGTTGGTTCCTGAATTTTGGTTATATCCCGGATAATATGGGTTGAAGTTACCACAGCATAAAACGCAGTTATACTGACAGTTATTGCAACTGCCGCTGTAGTTTGAATACCCTGGATTGCAGTATGATGGTGATGGGCCTACATACGAGAAGTTTGGATTGCCACCTGATGCCGGTACAGTATAGAAGTTTGGATTGCCACCTGATGCCGGTACAGTATAGAAGTTTGGATTACCGCCTGATGCCGGTACAGTATAGAAGTTTGGATTACCACCTGATGCCGGATAATATGGGTTGGTTCCTCCATTTGGGTAACTTACCGGTATATATGGGTTGGTTCCTCCATTTGGGTAACTTACCGGTACAACTGGGTTGGTTCCTGTATTCGTAGGAGGGTTTGGATTCGAGGTGTTTGCTGAACCAGTTGAAATAGTTAAGGCTCCAGTTGATTGTGCTCTGTTCCATAAGGAGAAATATCCCTGTTGCTGTGCTTGACTTAGTAAAGTTTGAAGTGTAGGTGATGATAAAGCGCCTGTTCCAGTGAGAAAAGCTAGAGTACGAGTTCTTAACTTGTCACTTTGGATATTTCCTCCAGCGCTAACTGGACCAGTGTTCCCTAAAGGATCTCTATAAAATGCACTGGGTTGTGTACTTGTGTTTGTCATATTTCCAAGTTGAATATTTATACCAGCTGGGGCTCCGGAGAGGGTTCTTCCTATACCACCAATCTGTACAGTCTGCTGAATAGATACAGAACGCAACTGCGCCATTTTACTATTTATAAAACATAATATATTTTTATTATGGATTTAACCACATTTATACATGATACAAGATATTCCCGTATAAATACGCTCGATCCGGACCCGAGAGAGTTTCCCCTCTTTTACAAAGCGAAGAAGTATGAATATTATCTCAACTCAGGTGAGAGATTATTTATACCCAGAAATTGGTATCATTTTGTTGAATCTGAACCCGATCCTGATACAGGACTGAACGTTGCTGTGAATTTTTGGTTCGTGGAAGATACACATATGGGTGTTAGAGTAAAACGCCATACTATATCATGCAAAGACGTCTTTGAAGATATTGGACAACGACCCTTAAAATGCTCGAAAAGCCGTGATAATTGTTTCCTGTCGACGAACCAGGCTCACTGGTATCCGGATAAAACATTTGGATGGGAAACGTTTTCTTTAGATGATTTTTTAGAAATAAATAACCCACAATATTATGTAGTTCAGAATAAAATTGAAAATTCAAAGTTAAATATTGATGAAAATTTTCAGATAATCTCAACAAATATTTGGATAAATAGAGGAAATTGTAGAACATCCATGCATGAAGATGGTGAAGATAATTGGTTATGTCAAGTGAGTGGACGGAAACGGATTATTTTATTTCCACCTTCTGAAAGACCAAATTTATATACTTATAATCCTTATCCATCATATTTTATAGACTCTGTTAAAAATGCTTTTAACACAGTTCCCACGTTTTTTAACTTTGACCATCAAATATCAAATGAACTTGTGAATAAAATACAATCGTATGAAGGAAAGGTTATTTCCAGTCCCGAGTTGTCTGATATATATAGTAGAGCTCTTTTGAGATATCAATCGCATCTTAAAAAACAGGCATGTGAACTCACATATATATTAGATGTTCCTTCTGTTAATTTCAGAGTTGTTCGAGTTCATTGTTTATCAGAAATCGTACCATTGCCTAAAAATATGGATTACACATTCATATTTTGTTTATCAGATTGTAATGTAAATATAGGAAGATGTGCTCACAGACTCCTCAAAGGAAGTGTGCATGCTTCACCGGGGACTTTCGAGTGGCCTATTAAACTAGGTACAGGTGCGTATGTTTTACCAACAAAAGAAAATATTACAGAGATAGAAGATGGACCTGGTGTTTGATTTTTCAAACATGATATCACCAGAATTATGCAAAAAGATGATAATAAAATTCGACAATGAACCTCGAGTCAAGAAATATCAATCAGAAGACTGCCTGCATATTTCACAATTTTTAGAATGGGATGAAATTATGGATGAATTGAAACCAAAACTTGAAGAATTTATAGAAATGTTCAAAAAACACTGGTATTCTAAATGGCCCGGGGAAACGCCGGAGAATTCCTCCATATATTCGTACAATTTAAAAAATGGAGAAACTCTTGTTATACGTAAATTGAACACAGGTGGTGTATGGGAATGTCCTTTTCACGTAGAAGGCAACCTTGAGAGATTTTGTGCTTTTTATATTTGTTTGAGTGATGAAGGTGAAACTGATTTCATCCATAAAAAAATAAAGTCTAAAATTGGCAAACTTGTTATGTTTCCAGCAACATGGCACGATGTATATAGTCATATAAACTGTGAAGGACGATATATGCTTACAGGGTTTTTTCATAGAGCGTTGCCAACATGCTGAAAATAAAAAATTAAACCACTGTAATGGACTTGGTATTTTCTATACCCAACCATTTGGATAATGATTTTTGTAATGAAATTATTCAAAGATTTGAGGACGATCCACGCAAGGTCCCAGGACAAGCTGGTGGGGCTTTCAAACCACATGTTAAAATATCAGCCGACCTAGCACTTGCAGGTCTTGAAAACTGGGCAGACGTTGCATTAAAACTTCAAGAAAAACTGTTCGATGGTTATAAACAATATGATATTTTTCTAAAAGATAAATTTGCTGGTTATGATTTATCTAAATCTATCCAGCATACAGGCTGCCAAATTCAAAAAAGTGGGTCGTACAAATGGCACGAAGACTCCAATTTTATGGAAGGGTATATAAGAACGACAACTTTTATTTGGTATTTGAATGACAAACCAGTAGAAAGTGGAACTGGTTTTTATTACAAAACCGAAAAACCTGAAACTGGTAAACTAATCATATTTCCAGCTACATGGACTTATATTCATTGTGGCTTTCTGGCGGAGAGTAAATACATAATTACTGGCTGGACGTGGGTGAAAATTGATCAATAACAAGACCATTGGATAGTTGAGTAAATGTGATATTTGCATTCGACTGATGCACTGGGAAAGAATTACTCAATGAATTTGAGTATATTAAAAATACGTTTGAACATATATTAGCAACGCACAACGATGGATAAGCCCCTTCTAAATCGAGAACTTTAGGCAAATTATCAAAATGCAACAAATAAGAGACTGCAGGAAACGAAGAATCACGTTCTCTGCAGGTTTTACCCTTACGTATAAGTTTTTGGTAAGAAATCTTACCACATGCTCCGCATGAAGTTAAAGTACATGGCTCTACAGTTTTACCGTTTACTGTTATTGATCCGTTTGATATATCAAAATGAGTCATGTATATATATTCAAGATATTTCTTTTAGAACAAAACCGTATTTATTTGGTACTACAGTCAGCTGAGACGAACAATTTGATAGAATAATAGAGTTGCTTGCTGAATTAGAATATATAGTAAAAAGTTCATCTTTAGGAGTCAGAAATGAAATCTGTGGGTATGGACCATATGCTACATGCTGAAAAGGTAGGTTTGGTGGCATACTTCCGTGCTTAACAACAGAAGCTGGAAACCAGTCATCACGAGGGGTTACACCGTTACTGAGTTTAAAAAGATCTTCATATGAAATTTGACCACAAACATCGCATGTTTCTAAACAAAACATATTTGATGTTTGACCATTTACAGTTAATGTTCCATCTGTCATGTCCAAGTGAGCCATTAATTTTACGTGGGAAAAAAATCAAATCGCTAGCCCCCACGCCGTTCCTGAAGGCTCCCAAGGGTTTTCACGGGCGCGGGTCCACCTCGGATCCTTGGCGAATATTCCATTCGATTGTTCATTCGCATCGACCCATATGGGTTCTTTGACTTTTGAGAGAACCTTATTGACGAGTCGGGTCGCGAGACCCTTGCGTTTCTCGGCGACGCATAGATCCCCGAGGATCCATCCGTCCTTCCATTTTTGGAGCGTACACAAGGCGAGGACCCGTGACCCTTCGCGCAAGGTGTACAATCGGTCAAAACACTTGGGGTTCCACAGGCTTTCGCCCGGACCAAAGTTTTGACGGATGAGGTCGTCCATTTTACTTGGCTGTTCAACGCGCTCAAGCCTTATTAGGCTTATTACCAATGAACGTTACGAGCTTCACCTGGTTACGTCTCACAACAGAACGATTCAAAGGGTGGCGCTTGGTCGGGTGAATTGATGACTTGCTCGTTGGAGACATGTTCTTCCATTCGTTTGTAAAATATGTATTGAAATTTGCAGGATAAAAATATGTTTTGCGACCGTTTGTATTCACTTCAATTGCACGTTTTCCTTTCCAGTTTGATCGGTTATTTAGTGAAATTGGGTCTTTATTTTTGAAATTATTCCATGGGCGGTTTACAGGAGTGTTGGCCTTGGCACGCAGGTTCGCCTTGGACTGGACACTCAACACTGGGCGGTTCGAATTCGAATTCGATCCGATGCCTGCGCGGCGAAGAAAACGATTGTACCAAATATTGGAACGAGTGTACGAGTTCTCCACCGCCGCATTGATAGCCTCCCGGCGGTGCCCGCGGTTGTTGCGGTTCCCGCGGTTGGCATAATTTCTCACCGTATTTCCATTCGGTCCGCGCGCGTTTACATTCGCTCCAGCCATGATAAGCTGCTTCATAATACCAAGTGAATATGGGAGTTGGTGTGATCGAAGGACGGTTCTCATCAATGCGGTATATCCATTGTTCCCTCGCGCGTTTACATTCGCCCCGGCTGCTAGAAGGCGCTCGACTTCAGCGTCGTTGTTCATGTTGACTGCGTTGCGAAGGGGCGCCATCTTTACTCTAATCAAATACTTTAATCATTAAAAACTTGGCCTTCAAAACGCCAATCTCAACATCTGCGTACTTCTCGTACTTCATAAGAACGGCCAGGTTCGTCCTGGCCTCGGGGGAATATTGACAGTCTTGTGCCGTGTTCGCGATGACGTATCCGAGCGTTACGTCATCGCGTTGCGCGAACCCGTTATTTGCAAGAGCCTCAAAGAGATCGTCCATTTAGGTTTTTAGAGCTCTACGCCTTTAAGAAAATG